ATGACTGTTAAATGTTTAAGTGCATCCGAGAAATCAAAGATTGTAGCTACTTATAAAGCTAAACTGAAAACCCAGCAAGAACTGGCTGATGATTATGGTGTTTCACGTGATACGATTTATCGTGTTATCCGTGACCATAAAAATACTCCTGTTCAATTCGCATTTAAAGGCCCATCTCGTGATTCTAAAGGCCGTTTCATTTCTAAAGGTGAAATCACTGTAACTCCAACTCCAGTACAGGCCCCAATTAAAATCGAAGTTAAAGTTGCAGAACCATCATTTATCTGGAACGCGAACTCTAAGTTTATCTCCATTACTCAGGGTCGTGAAACTTGGAACGCAGATAAAGACCACCCCGGTTTTGCAGCGGCATTCGCATTCTTGAGTCAGTCTGTAGGTAAATCTTACGCTGAAGAACAAGAACTGGTTCGTAAGGCTCGTGACACCATTAACATCGAACGTGCTGTTAAAGAGTTCATTAAGGGTGATGTTCGTATTGCCGATGGTACTCTGTATTATCAGGACATCGAACTGCGCTCAGGCCTGGTTGATCGTATTCTTGATTCTATGAACAAAGGTGAGAACTTCGAGTTCTATCTGCCATTCCTGGAAAATCTGCTGGAAAACCCAAGCTCCAAGGCTGTAAGTCGTCTGTTCGACTTCCTGGTAGCGAACGATATCGAACTCACCGAAGACGGTCATTTCATTGGTTGGAAAGTTGTTCGTTCTGACTATAAAGACCACCACTCTGGTTCTTTCGATAATAGCGTAGGCCAGACCGTTAAAATGCCACGTTCTCGTGTAAACGATAATGATGAAGTAACTTGTTCTGCTGGTCTGCACGTTTGCTCTAAGAGCTACATCAAGCACTTCAGCTGCAGCACTTCTCGTGTAGTAGCAGTTAAAGTTCATCCACGTGATGTAGTTTCAATTCCAGTTGACTACGGTGATGCTAAAATGCGTGCCTGCCAATATGAAGTAATTGAAGACGTCACCGAGAAGTTCACTTCTGAAATTCGTGGTTATTCTTACTAATCTAAATTGAATGGGGCTTCGGCCCCTTATTGAGGCTTTATGACCGGTTTCCAATCTCGTGTTGTTGATGAACATTCTGAACTTTCCTTGAAAATTAATGCTCTTCGTGCATTCACTGTAGGCGCAGTGTTCAAAACTCTCGAAGATATTGATAAAGAACTGCTTCTGCGACAGCTTGATACAATGAGTGCATACCAACACATTCTTGAAAAACGTATCGCACGATTCTGAGGTAATTATGATAAACCCTATGAATGACCTGACACCAGGTATCAAACATTCTACATTGCACGGCAATCATCATGCACATAATGTTTATTGTAAAAGTGTAGAGATTAAGTACGGTGCAGGAATCCTGTATTGCAATGACCTTTATTATGGTGTAGATTTTGATACATTAGATAAAAGCAAACTGAACCATGATGATCGTTGTTATGAAGGAACGCTTTATGTCGAAGACATTTACATCAATGGTTCTCATTCACAGGGTTTAAATCCACCTAAGGTTGAAAATGATTCGGAACAGTGATACTTGGGCGCTCTTGCAGCGCCTTGAACCAACTAAAATGACTTCTAGGTACATGACTCCTCTGGCTAAAGAAAAAGCTCGTGAAACTTCTCATTATTCTTTAAGACAAGACCCATCTCAAAATGAGCAAGATGTTTTACGTCGTAATCTAGTGGCTATGATGGCCGAACAGATAGTAATGAATGCCGTTCATGGGTTCATGCCTACTGGTCGTGAGAACCATGAGAATCCTTGGTCTTTTGCTTATGATGTTGTAGGAAAAGATGGCGTAAGGATTGAAGTCAAAACCCATCAAACAGATTCAAAGTACATTACGGTGAACACTGGAATGTCTGGCGATTATCCGGCAACATCATGGGGAATCAACCTGGGGCCCTTCCTTGGGCACAAGCTTGCAGACTTAATAATCATATTCGACACTAAACAAGATGCAACAGGCGCCACCCTGTTTACTCCTAAGTATCTTGCTGGTCGTGATGCCTTCGTTAAAGACTCTGGCCTGGTTATCAAATCACAATACAACGATGGGTGGTACCTGTCGTCACGTCCTTATCACATGGAAGATTTTAACTTCCACCAGTTTACACAACAAATCTAGCATGATATAGTACTCCTACACCAACAAGTGAGGAGTAACTATAATGATTAAAGTAACTATTATGGTCTGGTTTGAACTGGAAAATGGTGAACCACGTTTTAAAGATTGGGACGACTGGATGTTCCCATGGCAAGCACAAGAAACGGCTAAAGAGCTGGCTGCACTGAACTACAATGGCTCTTGCAAAATCTTTGACTGCAAGACTTCAATGGTAATTGGAAGTGCCGGTTTTGAGTAAGTTCTGGTGTTTTGTGTGGATGTTAAGTATTCCTGCAATAATGATACTTGCAAGTGTTTACATCCACTTCGCATCATGATAAGATAAGTTCATACCAACAAAGGAGATGAACATGAAAAAATTACTGAAAGCAATCTGGAACATAATGGTATTGGCAATTGTCCTGGCTATCTTCCCAATTGTTCTTTTCATTGATGTGATTCGTGTTCATTTCGCTTACTTCTTCTGAGGAAAATATTATGGAATTCATCAAATACTTTGTTAATGGCTTGTTGTTTTCGTTAGTGTTTGTTTTAGGTTTTAATACACCATATTGGCTTGGGTTGAACGATGTTCATATCACTATTTCGAGTGAACGCAAATGACTATCAAACGCATCTACCACTGTTATGAATGTGGCAAGCCTATTGAAAATATTTTTTCGCCTGAAGTTTTCTCTTGGGACGACCTGAACTATTTTCATATCAAATGCTCTGAAGCCTTTAAGAAGGATGAATAATGAACTTCTATCAAATGCAAGCACGACACGATCGTTTCCGTAAATTTGTTACTGTTGTTATCGCTATTATCTTTGTGGCAGTTATTGCGATGTTCGGCTTCATGGGTTATGTCGCTGTAGAAGCTTTCGATATGATTAAAGCAGATGGCCTGAAATCCGTTATCGATACAATTTGGAACGGAACTGGTAAATAGGTTTACAAACTCATGAGGACAGAGTATAATGTCCTCCTTGGAGAAATAATTTTAACTTATTGAGGAAATTAATATGACTATTGATATGCGTAACTATATGACCCGTGCCGATCTTGATGCTGTAGGTGCAACTGTTGTTTGTACAGTTCATAACGGCAAAACTATCGGCTATGTCGACTCTGAAACCCTGGCCGAACCTGGATTTTATTTCATGGTTAAAGGTTCATCACCATGGCGCCAGGTTGCTGCACGCTTCTTCGTGGGTCGTCAGCGTTCTAAAACTGGCTTCTTGAATGTTCTGTCTCAGATTCGTCAGGGACGTAGCCAACTGGGACGTACTCTGTCTTCTAATGGCAATCTGTATGACGTATACTTTGTTCCTGCTCAGAAAATGAAACCTCTGACCACAGGCTTTGGCAAAGGTCAACTGTCTCTGATGTTCACTAAGAAACACAAAGATGAATATCAGAACTTCTCTGAAATGAACCGTATGTTGAACGACCACTTCAAGTTCATTCTGCAGAGCTACTAATGAATACGGTCAGGTGTATGGCCTATCTTTATCTGATAGGCATTATGTTTGTGGCAGGGACATTCTTGTTCTTAGGTCTTCCTGTCACACCTGAGATTGTAGGTTTAACCGCCTATGGTGTAGCTCTTATTGCATTAGAGCGTGTAGCTATTTTATGTGGGGTCATTAAATGATTCTTGTAATCTTTATTGAGTTGATTATTTCTATTGTATGTGCCGTATGTTTCTTTACTGGCGCATGGGTACCATCTGCAACATTCATGGGTTTTATGTTTATTGCCTGGATTATTTCTTGTGTTGTCGGTATTTGTCGTGAGGCTAATAGCTAATGAAAGCATTTTTATGTTGCGTTTGGTCCACTTTAACTATACTGTTCTTTACAGGTGTCCTGCCAGCAACAGCAATTTCGTCTGGGCTGATGGGCATTTTAATCCTATATTTCGTCATTTTTAAACTATGAAGAAATTTCTGATTGCGGTCCTAGTGGCCGCTATTTTGGCAATCGTTTTATATTACGGAGTTCTATACGGGCTCATTTCTGTTGTGCTGTTCATTTCTGATGTTATAGTACAAATCTCTTCAATAGCCTGGTAGGTATTATGCAATTAACAAATCGTGGTTTGAAAAGCATTATTGATAATGAAGCTCTTGCGTATGCAATGTATACTGTAGAGAATCGTGCGATTCCAAATATGATTGATGGGTTGAAACCTGTTCAACGTTTTGTTGTGGCACGTGCTCTTGAATTAGGTCGTGGCAATCGTGAGAAGTTTCATAAGTTGGCAAGCATTGCAGGTGGCGTAGCCGACTTAGGTTATCACCATGGTGAAGGTTCTGCTCAAGACGCAGGTGCGTTAATGGCGAACACATGGAACAACAACTATCCAATTCTGGATGGTCAAGGTAACTTCGGTTCTCGACTGGTCCAAGAAGCTGCGGCTTCACGTTATATCTTTGCCCGTGTAGGCAAAAACTTCTTTGATGTCTATAAGGACACTGAATATGCGCCGGTTCATAAAGATAAAGAACACACCCCTCCTGCTTATTATCTTCCTATTGTGCCTGTGGTTCTTCTCAATGGTATTTCGGGCATTGCTACCGGTTATGCTACTTCTATTCTGCCTCATGATATGGCCTCGGTCAAGAAAGCTGTTCGTCAAGCTTTGGAAGGCAAGAAAATTACTGAGCCTAAAGTTTCGTTCCCGGAATTCAAAGGTGATGTAATCGAAGTTGATGGACGTTGGGAACTTCATGGAAAATACAAGTTCACTTCAAGAACTCAAATGTTAATCACGGAAATACCGTACAAATATGACCGTGAAAAATATGTCAAAATTCTTGATGCATTAGAAGAAAAAGGTTTTATTACTTGGGACGATGATTGCGATGAAAGTGGCTTCGGCTTCAAGATTAAATTCCGTAAGGAATATGGTCTTGGTGAAACTGAAGAAGAACGTCATGCAAAAATCATGAAAGACTTTTCTCTTATTGAAAGGCGCTCGCAGAACATCACTGTTGTGACTCATGAAGGCAAACTGAAAGTTTATGAAACAGCTTCAGAGCTTATTAAAGACTTCGTAGAAGTTCGTCAGACGTTTGTTCAAAAACGAATCGATGGCAAACTGAAAGATACCGAAGACGCCTTTAAACTTGCCCTGGCTAAAGCCAGATTCATTAAAGATGTTATTGATGGTGTATGTGTCGTTCAAGGTAAAACACGTAAACAACTTGTTGATGAACTTGGACAGAATGCAGTATACGGTGAATTTGCAGAAAAACTTGTAGCAATGAACATCTTCCACATGACTTCTGATGAAGCCAAGAAGCTTGCACTTGAAGCTAAGGCCAAGAAAGAAGAACATGAATACTGGAAGACCACTGATGTGAAAACCGAATATCTCAAAGATTTAGAGGAACTGAAATGAGTGTTTTCGTAGGTCTAACTAATGCCGCTTTGTTTAGCGGCTTGGTACTGTTGGCAGGACAACCTGTGGCGGTAGCTTCTGGTATTGCATTGATTTCTTATGCGGTCACCAGACTTATCGTCTATCTTGTAAGCCTGGCCAAATGATGACGATATACGGTCTGTTTGTAGGAATGATTTTCTTCTTATGGATTATATACTTAGTCATTGAATACTTCTTTTAAGGGACCCGAAGGTCCCTTTTTTCGCATTCGGGGTTTACACATGCTTTAAAACAGGTTACTATACTTCTACACCAACATGGAGAACTTAATATGAACCTTATTGATCGCATCTTATCTAAAGCTTTTTACTTAGATGGTCATTTGTATCATTCAGTTGAATCCGCTAAAGGTTTCTTCGAAGGTAAATGTAAGCAACACGGTCTTGAAGGTTGGAGCTTCCATGTTGTGTCTTCTACTTCAAAACGCAACATTGGTTATTGCTCTGCATGGAGAAAGAAAATTGCTATTCAGGCACACTTCTTCTTTGCAATGACTGCTGCTCAGGTCGAAGAAACAATTCTTCATGAACTGGCTCATGCATTATGCCCAGGCGAAGGTCACTCAAAGATATGGCGTGCTAAAGCAATTGAGCTAGGCGATACACATGCTCGTGCTACTACACCAATCAAATCAGGCCCAGGTTTCAGAATTGAGTGGATGATTAACTCTGGCCATACTCGTCAAGAATCTGAATTTGATGTAGCTGCTTTCACTAATCATGAACTGCCACGTTCTAAGAAGCCTTCTTCACCAAACTTTGGTGGACCTCAGAAGCGTGTTGTTAAGCCTACTAAACTGGCTATCAGCATTTATCATGAGAAAGAAGTTAAAGATAACAACTGGTTATGGATGGATAACTTCAAGCGTGAATTCATGAACTGTGGCTATAACGAACGTTATGCTCTGGTTCAGTGGGACCTCTGCAAAAAAATGTTTGCATAAGTGTTTACAACGGTGTAGGAACATGGTATTATGCTTCTACACCAACAAAATGAAACAAACGGAGAAATAAAATGGAAAACATTCAAATCACTAACAAACTGGTTAACTCACTGATTAATCATGTTCTGAATGAAGGTGGTTGCTTAGAACATAATCAGTACATTGTTAAGTTCCATACTGGCTTAACGCCTAAAGTTAAAAACAACAAACAAATGGTTGAGTTTCTCAAAACTCTGTTAGTAGATTAAGCATTTTACCAGAGCTCTTGAAAAAGTTTTGAGAGCTCAAAATAAAGTGTTTACAACAGCATTAAAACATGGTATTATCTTCTCATACCAAACGAAATGAACAAAACATAATGGAGATTCAAAATGTCTAAAGTAACTTACATCATCAAAGCTTCTAACGATACTCTGAACGAAAAAACTGCAGCAATCCTGGTTCATGTTATCAAGAACAACTTCTGCACTTCAGCTGATGTTCGTGAAGCTCTGGCTGAAACACTGAATGCATCTTCAGTTAACAGCAACATCGGTGTTCTTCTGAAGAAAGGTCTCATCGAAAAATCTGGTGATGGTCTGATGGCTACTGGTGAAGCAATGGACATCGTCCAGGCTGCAGCGGTTCTTCATGCAGAAGAAAACAAACCTGAACTGCTGACCAAACGTAAGACTCGTTCAGCACGTGGTGTGACTTCTGAAATGACCGAGATGGCTGAACTGGTTAAATCTCTGATTGAAGATCGTATTGAAGTTAAAGAAATCGCTGAAAACCGTAGCAACCTGGAAGTTCGTCTGGCAAAACGTACTCTCGGTATTCGTCAGTTCGAAGTTCGTCGTGATGGCACTCTTCGTATCTTCGGTTACAACATGAAAGATGCTGATGCCAAAGTATTCACTTCACTGGGTTACGAAACTAAGTTCAAAGTAGGTGGCAAAAACACTTACATCGACTTCCCTAACGTAACCAAAGACATGATCACAATCATCGCTAACGCACTGTAAGGAACAACATGAAACGTAACTTGTATCTGATTAAGTTTTTGAAAAATGGTTCTGAACATGATTACCAGATTCCGGCCAAAAACGAATACGATGCTTGTGTTCGACTTGGCCAGATTTATGGTGATGATCGCGAATGTCGTGATGATGTTGAAATTGAAATCCAATCCGTAACTTTGAAAGTGAGAGGCTAATCATGAACAAGATTGAAATCCTGAACGAACTCCGTCGTTGTGTTGAACCAACCCAAGAAGGTTGGGATGTATGGTTCCACGGTGCTTATCTTGGTACTATAGTTAAGGTCAGAACTGGTTTCTATCAAATTGTTCGTACTGATACCTCTTGCCCATTTGGTGAACGTACAAACTTCATGGCTGCGATCTCTAGCTTCATTCCACAAGCTGTACAGATTGCTAAAGACGATTACAAAGAACTGCAAGAAAGCTATCCAGTGATTCGTACTCATGGTGTAACTAAAGCTGCTCAGAAATCCTTCTGGATGCGAGTTAAGATGTGGTTCAAATAATGACTACTTATAAATCGTCTTTAGATGCTCCGGTTCTCTCAAGAATCGAGACTGAACAGCAACGTTTGAACATTTGTTATAAGATTGCCGATTGGTGGGACGGTCGTCTGCTTCAACGTCGTATTGTATGTGCAGCGAACCGTTTTAAACTTAAGACAGGTGGTTATCTCGTAATTCCAGGCTCACGTCATTATTCAAAAGATATGGCTGAAGTTATTGACCAGGTTCGTGATAAAGTTGTTAGTGACCATGTCACCGGTCAGAACCAAGGTTTCATTGACCAGTGGGGTGAATACTTCACTCGCGAAGAAGCTCTTGTTATTGCTACACATGCAGGTCAAATTAATACAGTACGTCCTAAATCAGGACCGGCTGATGAACTTTTCAGTGAGGACCTTTATTAATGAGAGCACTTTATACTAAAAGTGACTATTTTAATAGTCTGAATCGTTCCGAAAAGGCTACAATAAAATACTTCATTGTTGAACTTGGTTATACCGATGTAAATATGCTTTCAGAGCATATCATTGAGTGTGGTGTAGCCAAACGTTTTAGTCTTACAGGTGGATGTTTAAGAGAGGTAATCAAGCATTATGAATAACCCAGTAGCAAAGCATGATTTCAACAAAGGTGGTGTTCACAAAGATCGTAAGAAGGCCGCCTCCGAATCTCAGCGTAAACAGAAACATAAAGGTAAAGACCATGATTACAGCTAAAGGCTCTATCCCGTTTATTGTTTGGTGGAACGTTAAGGTTGAAGAGTTCGAAAAGAAAATCCATCGCAATATTTCTAATGAAGTTATTGCTGGGATTCTTGAAGACGCCCAATATGGTATTCGTGAAGCAGCAGTAGAATATTTGTACGAAGGCCATTTTAAAATTGTAGCATTTAATGAGTCGACCGATCTTGAAGCTATTGGTGCTCAACTAAATGAAATTATCGAAGAATATGAACTCGAGGACTACTAATGAAAGCATTTGACTTCTCTGCCTGGAACGATGTAGTTCGCTCACAACGTGAAGCAGAATCTACGGCTTATCGCGAATTCATTGACCTCACTCAGGCTATCGTCTGTGAATATAAACTTGACTTGTGTGTCCGTTCTGAAGAATCCTGTGAAGATTCTGTAGCGCGTGGACGTTTTATTTCAGGCCTGATTGGATTATATCTGGATAAACGGCACGACGCCTGGCCAGACTTCCTGGCCAGACTTCCTGGCCACAGAAATGGATGTCTCTGAAGACAACCGTGGACTGTATCTGAAGGCTCCTAATAAAGGTGCAATTGTTGGTGTTGTGAACACTCTCAAAGAGTATGCTAAAGGTACTGGGTTTACATTCACATTGTAACATGTTACTATACACTCATACCAATAAAACATACCATTAAGCCGTAGGATGTAAAATGACTAAGTTTGAAATTATTTCTGAAATTGTAACCATCGCTTCAATTCTAATTAAAACTGATTGTGATGATATCATGTGGAAACGTGACCACTTCATTGCATTTTTGAACGAAGCAGGGATTCGTAATGAATCCGGAAAGGAATTAAACGGTGTGAGCTTTAATAAGCTGTTTGATTTGACTGAAGATGAACGTGAAAAACTAATTGAGCAATTCAATGAAGGTTATGAAGACGTACATCGCTTCCTTATGATGTACGGCTCCAGATTCTAGCGTGAACGTCCAATCATACGACCAGCTTGTCCGCAAATAGCTTGAAGTCGTTCGTAAGAATATTTAGGGCCGGTAGTAAACCAATAAAGTGCTATATTGCCGGCATAATTATTCTCTAGATTGAAGTAAGGACAAGAAAACATATAAGAGAATTCAGTTTTCTTTTTAGTAGGCAAAAAGATTGATTCATTTTTGGATTCGAAATATTCCCCATTCAAGTGATTAATATACTCGGTTGAAGTTTTATCGATTGGGTACCCACCTAAATTCAATTCATTAAGGGTCGGAGGCAAAGTGCCTTGATAAGCGACCATATCTACGAAAAAGTTCTTATTGACTGGTCTAAATGCATAGACCGCAGTGAAATCAGCTCCACTGGAGACATGTACTATCTGAACTTGTTCCTGAGCAGTTTTATCGAATTTTTCGTCAGCAGCTTTCTGCATCATTTCAGCATAAACTTCATAACGAGATTCCTTATAGATGGACATTAGCTCAGGGCCTTTGTACCATATTAGTCCCATAACAAATAAGACGATAACAGAAAGAATACGGGTGAAAGGAACACGACCCGTAGTGTCTCGGAATAGCCGGTCAAGAACGCCAAATACTAAGTCCACAATGGAAATACTTGGCGCCGCCATAGTTCCTCCTTTGTTACAATTATTTATCAACTAACAGTAAGTTGTCTTAAAACACCTGTTGATTTAAGCATATTAACAAATGCTGTAGAAGCCGAATACATAAAGTACTGGCTTGGGTTAGAACTATTAGCAATATATGAAGCAACTGCTGTTTGACCGCCATAGTTAACCGTAATATTACGTGCAGGACCACCTTGTAAGCCCATGGATGTTAATGATGGAATCAGAGATGTGCTGTTATTTTCTATATAAACTAATGTTGAATTCAATCCAACCATATTGGCGCCATTAATAGTACCATGAGCGGCTTCACCACTTGCTGTGGTATTAGCACCCCAAACTGTAGCAGCTTGTCGCATATATTGTGCAGTTGCAACCATACAGTTTGCACTTCTTCCGGCTAATGAACTCATCCAAAATGGCGTACTGAGACCTACTTTAGCCCCGGCTTGAGCCATCCATCTTTCACCTGTTTCGGATACGGCAGAAGCGCCGATCCATCCAGGTACACCAACTATTGCCATTGATTTAGCCTCTTTGAGGCCGGCGGCGAGTTGAAAACTTGTCGCGCGGCGAGTTGAAAACTTGTCGCGCGGCGATATAAATAAAAGTTTTTGCCAATTTGACAAAGACCGTCAAATTGGGCGATACCAGTATTTATAAAAGGATAAATTAATAACTTAGTTCTGTGGAATACATTCTAAACGTTGGTTAACACGAGCATTTAAGAAGTTAAACCAGCCGTTCACATCTGCGGGTCCCCAGGCTTCCCAAAGAACACCATTTATTGTTTGTGCTGTATAGTTAAATTGGAAATTTGTTCCGGCTACTTTTAAAATTAAATTTCTCTTAGGTAAATTAGGACCCATCATTTGTCCACCCGTGGAAACTTTAGAACGTGAAGCCATTAGAACAGTAATACCACCCCATACACCACCAGCATTTTCAAGTTTACCAATTTGAGTTCCATTATAACCAGAAGTACCACACCCAAGGTCAGTAGCATCACCAGCTAAAGGAGTAGTCCATACGTTGCGTCCTACGGTCAAGAAGAACGATCTTGATTTACCGGCTAGTGTTGACATCCAGAACGGCGTTCCTATGCCTAGAACACTTCCTGCTTGTGCCATCCATCGTTGTCCTGTTTCTACCGCAGCTGATTCGCCAATCCAACCCGGTACACCTACAATTGCCATAAGAAATCCTTATGGGGCCGAAGCCCCATTTATTATTTTGATTCAAGATATTCGACGCGAGCTTTAAGCTCTTTAATTGCATTAACCAACAGTGCAATAGTACCTGATGCTGATACATTCAGAACACCTTCATGTTCTGCTACGGCTTCCGGTAATACAGCCTGTAAGCTCTGTGCAATAATACCCGCTTCAGTTGTTTCGTATTCAGTGGATTCACGAGAGTTTTTCTTCTCATAAATCAAACCTTCAAGTTTATCAACTTTATCAAGCGCGTTTTCAATTGACTTGAAGTTACGTTTCAGAGTAATATCAGAACGAATGTAAACGTTATTAAAGTTTGCATCGCCATTACCATAAACAGTTTTGTTGAAATACAAATCACTTGGGCGAAGCTCAAGAGTTGTACCATTCAAATAACTATGGAATGTTGCATTATTACCTGAACCACCCATGCCAACATAGAATCCATTAGTACCAGCACGTTGTCCAAGAACATAAGTAGCGCCGCCGGCAGTAGCATTCATTGTAACCATGTTGCCTGACGTATTCGAAATAGTCAGTTTACCAGTCATGGTATCGCCAGCTTTAGATACGTTTTGGTTATGAACCCATTGTACAGCATCACCGGCCCATGTAGCACCACCAAATGAAGCCCAGCGAGTTCCTTTAAGGTTACCATCGTTGGCCAACGCGGCACGAGTCGCGGCATTACCCCATTCAATAGTACCACCGCCAACTGTTAAAGTATGACCAATGCTTACGTTACCATTAGCATTACTTATAGTCAGAGGACGAAGACCATTCCATGAGCCCATAGGATCGTTTTGGTTGGTTAACATGAAATACGTGCTACCACCATCGTTACGAATAAAGAAGCCATACGCGCCATTATTACTTACAGCACGGAATTGGTTCTGGCTCGGATCACGTGAAACAAACGGAGCAGCGACACCACTAGTAATATAATCTTCAGTGATAACCCGGTCCCATGGGCGCCATGCTTCAGAGCTATATTTCGCACGTAAGTATACACGAGTACTGTTATAAACGTGATAACGCTGTTGAACGCCGGCACCAGAACTAACTGTTAAATGTCCAGCTAAAGCTTCTGGATAATTCAAAGCTAAAGAGGTGTTAGCATTTGCATGCTGAGCCCATTCACCAATCTGACTATCTTGGACTAACGTATCAAGGTTTACGTTTGCGCCTAATTGGAACAAATTCTGATAACGTGAATCAAAGTTTGAATAACTACCTGGTGAAATATTTTTTGGAACAGTAAAATTACCATCTTCGCCGAATACAAATTCACCGGACGAATCCCCGTTAGGAGCTGAACAGTTTACACGAATACCTGGACGGCGCGGAGATGAAGAAGGTCCATCTTTATAAATGTAACCGTCTACAGCCGTAGCACCGCCACTATTAATATATTCCCAACGAATGTGGCGTGGTCCGGTATTTTTAAATGCTATGTCACCAAGAGCATCAAATCTTGAAGATGATACAGTACCATTTACAGTTAAAGCGTTAGTAAATGTCGAGTTGCCATTGACGGTTAAACCACCCTGGTCAATTCGGACACCTTTACCCATTGAGAATGCGGCTTCACCTTTACCACGGAAATAGTGATAATATTCGCCACCAGTAGTGTAATAACCAATTAAGGTTAGTCCATTACCGCCAGTATTGTTAGCATCACCTGAAGTATCAATTTGGAGCTGGGCATTATTTCCTGCCGGGTTTATAGCATTACCATTTGCATCTGAATGCTGGACTAATAGACGTTTATAAGAAACGTTAGCACCCATAACAGATGAAAGGCGTAAATGCATACCACCGGAAGTAATTAAGTCTAAGTTGCCAGTAGAAGTACGACGAATACCAGTATTCTTTTCACCTAATGCAATTGAGTTATCATTAAGTTCAGAAATGTCATTAATACCACCACCGATCATCATGGAACCGGAGAAACGTCCGTGTCCGTTACCACCTTGAGAAAATACAGAGAACATTTTCTGAGATGGGCCGGCACCAGTGTAAAGGGACCATTCCGGAGTAACACGTTCATCAAGCAGTTGGTGCCAAATGGTACCAGAAGCCATTGCACGCCCTTTATAGACATAGTTCAATGCTAAAGGACCGTTTTCGGCCGGCGTCCAGTTAACTATATCATTCCAACCATAAGATTCGTTTGCACCAAACTGGTTCCATGAACGATCACGAGTATAAAGACGACTCGTATTCATAGTGGGTGCTACAGATTCAATAGCTAAACGAGAACGTTGGCCAAGAAAATCGCGTTGGATATTGAAATCACCATCACCGCGGAAACTGAATAATGCTTGTCCTGCATCCGTAGCAGTACCATTCAATACACGAAGATTGATTGCACCAGCATTAACAGTTTGAGGCGGGGCGTATAGAACACCGCGTTCAAAGTTTTTAGCTGAACCAACTTCGATACCTTCAAACCACACATGAGAATTAGATGCCGCATTGGCGCGCGTCCGGATTACGCCTGAATTAGCACGGATATCACCCTGAGATTCTACACCAGAAGAAACTAAAAGAGTCTTAGCGGAAACATCACCGGTTGTAGTAAAGTTGCCAGTCTGATTAAAATTGCCGGTTTGGGTATAACTACCAACTTGAGTTATATCACCATCAACACGGCCGCCTTTAGCAAAACCTAAATCAACTACTTGACCTTGACGATCTTTTGTAAAAATTGTACGATCTGTCAAGTTAATAGCGAGTTCGCCTTCAACCAAATCGGTTGCCGCAGGTTTTTTGCCGGCAGTAACAGAACGTTTAAATTGGATTTGTTTAATATCTGCCATAAGTCCTTCTTAGAATTCACCAAAGTCTATGATTGTACCCTTAACGATTACTTGGTCTAAACGAGGGACATGACCTACGTTCGTAGCCGGTTGTAATGAGGTAAAGTTTGGAGCGGCCAATGGACCTGCCATCGTTTGCAATCCTGAGAAGGCTACCTTTACCTGGGCGTCGTTTGTTACATTGCCAAGTGAAACATCAGATGGAGTAGGAGGGTTCCCTGGTGAGAACACACGACCACTCTCGTCATTTATCTTTTGGCCTAAAATATCACCCATAACAGTAAGTCGCGGTGTACTTAATGCCGGGTTAAAAATAATGAATGGTTGACCAGCAGCATTTTCAAGAGCAAAGGCTGCGTTCAATCTCATTTTAGCGGTATATGCAAACATCGGGTCGGTATTGGTGTTTGCAGAAACATCTATAAGATATCCGCTTTTGTCTTTAATATTTAGTCCAACATCAAAAGTGATTTTTCCTAAATATGTACCACCTTGAGCTTTAGAGACGAAATCGTTATCTACAGCCTGAGGCTTATTGTATTCTGTGTAAATTTTAAACGTCTTATAGTAGACGTCATCACTAACAGACTTTAATGGAAAATTACCTTGGTGCCAAACAAGGGCTCCACCGACTGTAGTGCCTGCTTTTAAATCGGCCATAGTTGTCTCCTTAAAATATACGCGTATTTATAACAAAAAAGGAGCCCGTAGGCTCCTAATATTTTTCACGGAATTCTGCACCACGAACTCGTCCTCTATCATCCGTCTTAGTGTCATTAAGGATAAGGAGTTCATCGACCGTACCATCAATCATCGAATTCATTCTTATACCGTTAACACCAAATTCGGCTGAACGGAACAATGGCATTTCTTCACGTGGAACTTCAGTTATAACTACGTTTTGGACAGCACCATAGTCTTCAACATCGGTTTTAGCGAAATAAACAGTGAATCCATCTACACCTGAAGGAACAGGAATATATCGTTCAAATGTTTGCCACTGGTCTATAAATGCATCGCCAGTCATTATATTCGTAAACGAAACAAGGTCTTCGCCTAAGAACCATCGTATAGAACAACGAGTTGCTCCATTAGGAGAAGGTCCAGGACCAGAGCCAATTCCAGTTTTTAATTGGAACTTAATGTAGAACATATCGCCGGCAACAAGGTTATAATCACTTATCGGTGCTTGAAGCTCTTCAGTAGGAAGACGAATCAATTCTAACGGTTCACCACCTTGAGATTCTATAGTTCCATCTAAAACACCAATACGATTAGGAACACCTGTAGCGCCTATATCTTGATAGTAGTCAAAGACCACATCGAGATGTGGATTAATTGCTTCTACTTTTACACCATCATTATGAAGAATATGCTCTGAACTTATAGATGTGATATTAGTAATATAGAAAGCAGAATATGCTACATCGAAATGAGTTATATCCCAAACAGTAGGCCATGCCGTACTGTTACGTTTCTTAAACCAATCAACCAGTTCAATACATGTTCTCAACTTACCTTCTGAAACCATTATAACAACTTTATCACTTGGCAGCGAATCTACGTATGTCATAAAGGCTCGGTTTACAGCCGATGGGACAGATGTGAAGTCATAAGTTTTTATTTCAGTGACTCTTAAAGTTTGAGGGTCAAAAACTACAACGTTCATACCAGAAGAATAAGTTGCTGGACCAATATTTGTATCTTGTAATTTAACATAAGGCCGTACGGAAGACCGAGTACAGCTTCCTGCTATACTCAATCTGTATTTCACGGCATTATTTTCGGATAAAACGGCAGCTTGGACAAATCCCTGTCCAAACTCAGCCATATAATGTTCCATAGCACCTCTTACGGAATGTCAACCCAAGTGAATTTAACTGAACGAGTGTCTGGGTCCGGCTCGATACGCACTTGGCCAACTTGCAACCAATCACGAATAGTCAGGTTGTTAAATGCAGAACCTGAAGAAGACACAGCACCGATTTCAGCAGCAGTTGGTGGAGCCTGATTCGTATACACACGTCCCCATTCACCCCATTTATTACGAGCCAAGTCCCAAACAGAAATCCAAATGGTGTTAGCATTATGGTTATCTTGAACAGACTGAGGACGTGGAGTCCAAGTACGAGTCATACTGGTCAATGAAGTACCAGTACCAGTCATTACACCTGGAGCCTTAACGTAATCATAATGATCGACATGGCCTGTTGAAGAACCATCGATTATTTCCATCACAGGAACAGCATAACCTGGAAGCTTCTGATATTCGGTCGGAGTTGTTATATCCGCAGTCCAGAAACCGAAGTTATTCGTATTCAAAGGAGCCAATGCTTGCGCTTCAGTGATTTTAGGCAGAACAGGAGCATTGATGTTCAGTTTGCCACCCATCGTATCACCTTCTTTCTTGACGAAGTCACGGTCAACGATTTCTTTAGCATTCTTCTCGGTCAATACTTTATATGCACCACCGCCATTTGCAACGATATTACCGGCATCTAAAGTTTTCAGAACCAGGTTCTGAGCATTATCACCAACTGCCAATGTTGCATTAGGAGTTCCTGCTGTGGTCTCAATAACAGTTCGGCTATTCAGATTATACTTAGTGGTAGCGCTAACTTCAGCACCAGCAGAAAGGTTATTCTGAGCAGCAACGTTACCAGTCGCACTATTAATGGTCAGTACGTTAGCGGTATTACCGAAGGTTAAAGTAGTCCCATTATTGAGAGCTCTTATATTCCAACGGTTAGTCCCATTAAGAATAATAATAGGTCCTTCAGTTGCAATGTCTTTAGCACTCAGGGTACCAGCGAATGAAGCATAAGTGCTGGACGTCAGGGGCGCCGTCAGGATCGTTTCTTTAGTTAAAGTGAGTTTACCTTCAACCGATTGGTCGACGTCACGACGAATGAACTGAAGTGAATCCAGGCCATCCAATTTATCGGTGTCAACAGCTTTGGCATTTGCTGGTAAGAAATACTGAAGTGCACGGTTCATCTCATATGGAGATACGGCAAATCCATCTTTCATTAAACCATCAAGAGCCGGGAGGTTTGCACTTCCATCTGGCAATAAACGACCAGAACCATTAACCGCGTCACCTTTAAACGTCAAGGTATTTTCAGTTAATTTAACGAAACCACGACGAGCTGCAGTAGCTTCCCAAGTTTTTTCCGTCTGTGCAATATATTTCAAATGAACAGGTGGAACAGCTTTTAAGCCATTAGTCCCGGCAATAACTTCTGCCTGAGTAGCAACCTGAATAATACCTTCGGTACCTTCAGTGGCTTTTTTACGCTGTAACTTAAGTGGGGTAACAATTGTCGCATCATCTGTGCCAGTATCAACTTCGCCTTGTGTTGCAAGACGCGCAGTACCGCGTTGTGCTTCAGCAGAAGGTTTGATGTTGAAACTGATTTTGTCCCATACCGTACCGGTAACTTCAAGACCTGATGCAGCAGTTACTTCACGACGCGTAGTATCAGCGAAGTGGGTTTTAATTTTCAAAGGAGTAGAAATACGTACATCATCTGTGCCGCCATCTAGCTCCGCCTGGGTTGCAATTTCGGCAATACCCGTTAAAGTCTCAGAAGCCTTACGGTCATTCAGAGTTTTAGGAGTAACAGCTTTAGTGTAATCAGTACCAGCATCTACTTCAGCCTGTTTAGCAATTTGAATCAGACCAATACGAGAATCAGTAGAGGTTTTCTTATGAAGCATTTCAGGAGTAACAACACCGTTCGGGAAACCGTTGTTCATTACACCAGCGATGACTTCAGATTCAATTGCACCAATCCAAAGACCCTGTTCGGTATAAGTACCTTTTAATTGAGACAATGACATAGGAGTCACGATATCAATATTATTAGCACTGTTATACACATTAGTACCAAGAGTTGGACGATCTACACCTGGTGCAGTGCCTACAGTCGATACCAGCTTAGCGATACCTGTTAAAGTTTCAGATGCCTTGCGTGCTGTCAACTTCAGCGGCGTTATAATGGTACTATCATCTGTTCCTTGGTTGGTTTCAGTTTGAGTTGCAATTTCAGCTAAACCACGACGAGTTTCAGTAGCAGTACGTTCATTTAATTTCTTAGGAGAGATAATTAAATCGTCCTGGAAAGCAAATGTAGTATCTTGGTTAACTTGTGCCGTTGTAGCAATACGTGCAATACCACGACGAGACTCGGTCGCCACGCGATTAGCTAATGTTTCAGGAGTAATAGCTGATTCTTTAATAGGAGCATTTTCAAAATCGACGTTCGCTTCAGTCTGGCTTGCCAGTGAAATAACACCAAGACGTTTACGAGTGTTATTATCTTTAGAATCGACACGTTCGACGGTTGGAACGTTCTGTTGAACAATCCAAACACCTGCACCAGCCTCTTCCGTATAACTAAACTCGATTACCGGGGTGTAGTTAATATCACCATTAAATTCTAACTGAGATACAGTTACCCAAGTAGCATCAGGCGGATATTCAGAACGTTTAGGGAACTGAAGCAACTTAATATCAGTTGCAATCTTATCACCACCAGTCGTTTTCAGAATAACAGTCTGTTGTTTACGAAGATAGTTCAGAGCAATCTTGATTGTGTCACCGATAGAAACATCGGTAGGCAGTTCAATATTGATTGTCTGAGAAACCATATTATTGTCGCCGAATACCGTGATACTTTCATTAGGCATAAGCTTAACGTTATCACGAACAATACGAAGACGTGTACGAATATCACCGTCCCAAGTTTTCCAGACACGATCGGCTGCAACATAAGTAAGCAGTCCATCACCGCTCGTACGATATTCTTTCTGTAAAACACCAGGAGAATCGATACCGATGGTCGGGTCACTTGATTTGATAATCAGGTGGTACATCGGACCTAAGCCGTCAATATCAACAGACTTAATAATGTCGCCTTGGTTAGCGTATTTTGGCAGAAGAATAGTAACCGGGTTTGCTGAAGTATAACGACGGAAAATTGAATCACCGGCTTGAGCCTTGAATTCTACTAAAGGTTCTACACGAATACCACGTTCTTCTTGAGCAGTCTGGTAGAAGTTCCACAGACGATTACTAAAAATAAGAATATTATAGCTCAGTGGCTTGGTTAAAAGAGTTTCAGTTACTTGCTGACCAAAACGAACAATTGATTGGTTAGTCGCACGTACTTTCATTTCGTTATAACCGGCATTATTACCGATATCTTTAATAACGATGGTATCGCCATCCTGTGGAGACGATGGTAAAGACATATTGCACGGTGATTGTTCTGAGTTAACAGTTACATAATCACCTGATTTGAGTTGGTAAACAGGTTGTTTGATTTCGACCCATTTTGGATCGGTACGAACTGCTTTCCAACGAAGTTCTGCGAATGCGCCAGCAGGTGCAGGAATATCCTGGTTAGAGACCCAAACACGGTTATCATAGATAACTGCGAAGTTCTGGCGATAACCACGAGTCGAATCATACTGTTGAAGAGTGTTTTCTTCGATGAAAAAGTCAACGTTAACACCGTCAGTTAATGTACCGAAGTCGGCTTTGGCAACGTTGACAACCTTTTCGCCTGCTGCATCGAGACCAGACGTGGCACGGAATGCAGGTTTAAATTGATCGGCCATTGAAGTGTTCCCTTTGTTAGGTAGTAATAACATTATTTATGCTACTCAGAAATGTGATAAGATAGCTGAGTTGACTAATTGAACAGAGGTTCATATGGAATTAGATTTTTTACTCCCTGAAGAAGACAGGGAAAAGGAAGGCTTCGCCCTTCTGGACTTCAGCCAAATTATCATGGCTGCCGCTTTTACTGAATTCGGTGAAAATGCAAAGTTTCCTAAGGTAACTACTGCAATGCTTCGTCACTTGGTTCTGAACTCCATCAAGAAAAATATGAAGGACTTCAAGAAACAAGGTTATCCAAACATGATTATCTGCGTTGATAACTCTAAATCAGGGTATTGGCGTCGTGATTATTCTCATTATTACAAAAAGAACCGTAAAGTTGATCGTGAAGATTCTCCATTCGATTGGGAAGGTCTTTTCGAAGCGATGCATATTATTATCGAAGAACTCGAAAAATATATGCCTCACGTAGTAATGAACATCGATAAGATTGAGGCCGATGACCATATTGCTGTGCTCGTCAAACACCTGACGGCATTAGGACATCCTGTTGTTGTCGTATCTTCGGATGGTGACTTCACACAGCTTCACAAATATCCAGGCGTAAAACAATGGTCGCCAATGCATAAGAAATGGGTTAAAACCAAATCTGGTGATTCGCTTATGGATTGTGTTGTTAAAGTAGTTAAAGGCGATAAGAAAGATAACGTCGCATCAATTAAAGTTCGTGGTGACTTCTGGTTAACTCGAATTGATGGCGAACGTACTCCATCCACTAAACAAAGTGAACTAGATGCGATTGCATTGAATTATTATGACCATGATGAAGTTAAAAAACTTCTGACTGAAGAACAGTTCAAACGTTTCAAAGAAAACATTATCCTCATCGATATGGACCAGATTCCAGATGATATTGTTGCTTTAATCATGAAACGTTATAATGAATATAACAAACCGGCCAAATCACGTGTATATCCTTACTTCGTGAAGAGTGGTCTGTCTAAACTTACTGCACACGTTGCTGATTTCTATTAAGGTGAATATTATGGCTAAAGAAGCTAAAAAAGTGAAAGTTGAATTTTGTCCTGATACCCATGGTGAAGAACTCGCCAAACTGGTTAAATCAGCATCTGATGCAAAACTGAAAGCCGAAGGCTATATGGGTGAAGTCTCTGAACTTCGTACCAAAGCTAAAGATGAACTGGGCGTCGACGGTAAGATGTTTAATCAACTGTTCGCTTTATATCATAAAGGCACTCGTGAACGTTTTGAAGACGAAAAAACTGAAGTGGTAGAGCTGTATGACTCAGTCTTCGATAATTGATTTTGATGGAGCCCAAGTGGCTCCTACTGAACCCTTGAATATTCTGTTAGATAAACAACAGAACGCATTCACGATTGAAGCTATCGTCGCCCAGGGTGAAATGGGTTATCTTGAAGCTACGACTTCTTTCTTAGAAGAAAACTCCATTCCAGAAGGTCAATTTGCTCGTTATATTCCAGCCGGAATTATTGATAAAATTCGTAATGAAGCTATTGACGATAAACTGTTACGCCCTTCAATGGCTCGTACTCAGAAAACAAATACGTTGGACTTCTTGTTATGATTAAAATTCGCATGCCCGCTAACAACAATCGCATGGTCAACGGCAAGAGTGTCTACACTTTGTACTTGGCCATTAAACAGCACTTCAATGGGCGTTATGATGTTGTTAAGTACAATTGGGTTATGCGAGTGTCAGACGGTGCCTATCAAAAACGCCGTGACAAATATTTCTTCGAAAAATTAAGTGATAAATACACTTTGAAAGAGCTCACGCTCATTTTCATGTCTAACTTGGTTGCGAACCAAGACGCATGGATTGGCGACATCAGTGATGCTGACGCACTCGTTTTCTACCGTGAATATATAGGTCGGTTAAAACGTATAAAACAAGTATTCGAAGACGATATCAAAAACATCTATTACTTCAGTAAGAAAGTTGAAGTTAAAGCGCTGTCAGAGATATTTGAGTATAATACTAAAGTGAACTCGAGCTATATTTTCAAGCTCCTTCAATCGAATGTTATTTCATTCGAAACGTTTATTTTGCTTGACTCCTTCTTGGATATAATAAATAAACATGATGACCAAACAAATGATTTAGTCTGGTCTAAGTACTCGACAAAGTTAAATGCATATAAGAAAATTCTTATTATTGACCCTGTCGAAGCAAGAAAACTGTTCATTGAAACTGTTAAAAACTGTAAATTTTAAAAATAACTGTAAATAAGGTAATCAAATATGTTTAAGCGCAAAAACCCAGCAGAACTTCAGGCTCAACTGTCCGCAATGAAAGGTGGTAAAGGTTCTTATGACGATGATAAGAACGAGTGGAAACTGAAAGATACCGACGGTGTTGGTAGTGCTGTGATTCGCTTCCTGCCTTCTAAAAACGAAGCAAACCCATCTCCATTCCTGAAACTGGTTAACCACGGCTTCAAGAAAAATGGTAAATGGTATATTGAAAACTGTACTTCTACTCACGGTGATTTCGAATCTTGCCCAGTGTGTGCTCACCTGAACAAGCATGATTCATTCAACACCAACGAAGCAGAATACCGTTTGCTGAAACGTAAAACTTCTTTCTGGGCTAACATCCTGGTTGTTAAAGACCCTGCTGTTCCTGCTAATGAAGGTAAAGTATTCAAATATCGTTTCGGTCAGAAAATCATGGACAAAATTAACCAGATGGTTGAAGTCGATACCGAGATTGGTGAAACTCCAGTTGACGTGACTTGTGTCTATGAAGGTGCTAACTTCGCACTGAAATGCAAAATGGTCGGTGGCTTCAAAAACTACGACGACTCCAAATTCCTGAATCAGTCAGAAATCCCAGGTATCGATGACGAAGCAGTTCAGAAGAAACTGATGGAAGACATGGGTGACCTGCAGGAACTGGCTAAGTTCAAATCTCTGGAAGATAACCAGAAGAAATTTGCTCAGGTAATGGGTACGGCCGCTCTTGGTGGTGCTGCTTCTGTAGCGGCTTCTAAAGCTGATGCAATGGGTGCAGAACTGGACGGTTTCGATAAAGAAATGGCCGAGTTCACTAGCTCCAAACCAAGCACTCCAGATGTTGAAGATACCGGTGTAAAAGCTGGTGGTGACGACGATGGTCTGGATGACCTGTTAGCTGGTCTGTAATAATGAATGGGAACCCTAGTGGTTCCCATTTTTGTTAATGGCACATATAAGTTACATTATCCGCAAAAAGTGGGCTTAATGTAACTTATATGTGCCATTAGGGGGTTTTGCACAAAGGTGTTTACAACGACTTTAAAACAGGTTATTATGCTCCTACACCAACAAACTGGAGATACAAAAATGGCTCGTATTACTTTAAGCGTATGTGATTATGAATACTTCAACGAAACCTGCCTTGAGCGTTACAAACTGAAAGAAGTTGCTTGTGAACATGGTTGGATTGATTCTCAGGTCACAATCGAAGGTGACATCTGCACTATCGAAGATTATCTTCGTGCTGAGTACATGGTCGGTATGGACCCTGAAATGAAAGCTGAAACTCTTGAAAGCATCGAGGCTTAATATGCATAGCTCACATGAACTGTCTAAACTTCGTGCCAAACGTGGTAAAGCCATCGAAAAAGGCGTTCTTTTAAAAGATTACGCGTTCATGGAATCCATGATGTGGCATCTCGTAATTCTGGCCACTGGAAATGAGAATTCCACTTATGATGGAACTTATCCAGAAGGCGTAGGTAAGGCTCGTGACTTGCATCGCGAAAATATGAAAACTCTTGAAGCTAAAATTGTAGCTCTGTGCAACTGAGGAAACCGAAATGAAAGAAGGCAAAGTATACCGTTTAATCCCAACACTCCGCCAGCAATTCATTGATGAAAACAGTAACAATGAACACATGGTTAACCTGATTGAAGAAGGTGGAGGAACATTCACTGTTCTTGATACAAGCTTCTGTGATGGGTCTTTCGTGAACAAAATTCGCACTAAGAATGGCGAAATCTATCGTTCTGATGATAGTGGTGATGATTACTTCGAGCTTTGCTCAGAAGAATTCTGCTACTTTGAAGAAGTTGTAGAAGGTTCGGAAGTTTCAAATAACGGTGGTCTTATTTCAATGACTATCGAAGTCAACCAGAACAACTTTGAAGCTATGATTGATTTAATCAAAAAGAATTTCATTAAGTAGTTTACAACGGTGTAGAAACAGGTTATTATGCTTCTACACCAACATGGAGATATAAAATGAAAACTTTAGAAATCGTAGTGAACAATGTAGCTCGTGCAGAAGAAGTTGCTTCTCAGTACAACGTTAAGCTAGAAGTGAAAATGGTAGGTGAGGCCTATGCTAAGTTAGCAACTATCACTGGTCCTTCTGATAATCTGATCGACTTCATTGATGAATTCTATCTGAATTCTAAAGTTCGCCCTTTTTACATCAACGAAATTCTGGAGATGGCATGATTTACATCTTAGTTGAAGATTACGGTTATGACGGAAATTCAAACAAATGGGCTGGTACAAATGTTGTCCAATTGTTTGATATGGTCCATCAGCCTAAAATGATGTCTTTGGTTGAAGACAACTATTACGACCTCTGTGTGCAGGTCTTCGGGTTGGATGGTCAGATGACTAACAATGTGTATCTGGTACCAAGCGATACGGTTTCTCTTGAAAAATTTAAAGAAGCCTTAAAAAGATAGTGTACAACGGTGTAGGAGCATGTTACTATACTCTTACACCAACAAGGAGATTAAAATGAAACTTCAACGTGAAAGCATTAACTTAGGTTCTGAATATCGTGGCAAATGGCTGTTCTGTATTCATGATAAGAATCCAGAAGAACTCGAACGTGTTGAGGACATCCTATGTGCAATGGACACTGGCTTCTCAATCGGCGGTAAAGAGAAAACCTGGCATGACTACTGTGACCTTTGCCCTCTTTATGAAGAAGGTATGGGTTGCGGTTTCATGATTGACATCGACGATGTTCCTGCTTTCAAAGCCGCATTCAAACTTGCTAAGGCGAAGAAATAATGTCTAAAATTAGCGTAACAGGTTATCCACGTGTTAAGGTTCGTTGTCAATTTGAAACTATTCCAGGTGTGTCATATATCCATCTGGAATTTGACCCACATTCACGTGGTAATCAAGTTGCTGGCAAAGTAGAGTCATGTTATGGTGATATTCCGCTTGACGACCAGGTAATCCATGGTTGCATGCATGGACAGAAATGTGGTTCACTTTTTATTCTGACTAAAGCACCATTTGAAGAAATTTCTGAAGCTGTTAAAGCTGGAATGGAAACTCTTCGCCGAATGGTTAAGGCGAGTGGACATGTTTCGAATTCTTTCTGATTGGGAATGTAAGTACTGTGGTGCCCGCCTGATGTTTGCAGGTGGACGTTGTTTCCATTGTGGAATGAGGCAGGGTTGATGCAAATTATAATGAACAAAGAAGAGTTTGATAAAGCTCTTAAAGAAGCCGAAACTAAGGGACAAAAGGAAGCATTGTCAAAGCTTAATAAAGTTATGACTGTGACTTATGATGATATGACCAAAGGCATTTTCAGTCGATTAGGCCGCGAAGCTAATATCGAAATGACACGTCGTTTCATTAACATCATTCGTGATGAGCTGAGGAAATTATAATGGAACTCGAATATAAAGATATTCGTCTGGTTAAAATTGGACCTGATTTTTGTTTGGATACGCTTTATTCAAACGAAGCTTATGATGAACCATTCTTAATTGAAACTAAGTATGGCGTGATGCATACAGTTCAATTAGCCTGGTTCCAAGGTCGCGGTAATAACTATCGTTTCGTTATCGGTGACCCGTTTGATGAAGATGCAATGTACGTTACTCCGGCTTCAGTTGAATATATCGAGGTGCGATAATGATTACTGTAGTTGAATACAGAGATGACCAAGGCGAATATAACCTCCAAACGGCATTTAGTGTCAAATCAGCTGATATTGCTAAAGAACATTTTTCAACTGCTTTAGAAAATAGTTCTAACGAATGCCAATATCCGTGGATTGCTGTAACCATTTATGCTGATGATGGTATGACTTATATTGACGGTGATATCTTTAAAACAACATTAGCTGCATTTGAATGGTGGGAAGAACGATGCTCCAATTAGTATTTGCAACTTGTAATACGAAGACCGTCGACGGTCGAAATGAAATCGCTTTCGGACTGGGTGATGGACTCCCATGGGGACATATTCCTCAGGACATGAAAAACTTCAAGGCTCGTACTGATAATAGCATTTTGATTATGGGTGCTAAAACCTTTATGAGCTTCAGAAAGCCATTGCCAGGTCGTCGCCATGTTGTTGTCTGTAAATCTCTGAGCACTGCCCCACAAACTAAAGATGGCACATATGCATCCGAAATCATGTATGACGATGAGTTTGAACGCTTCTTGAATGGTGATGTTATTATCACTTCTACAGCCACCAAGGAATATCCCTGGGACACTACTGTAAGCCGGAATAATATGGCTGTAAGTATTATTGGCGGTAAGAAATTAATTCAACAGGCGCTTACCAGGGTTGACCAGGTGGTTCATACTAACATTATTAAAGACCATCGTGTTAACTCTGATGTTCAGATGCCTGAAGAGCTCATTTATACTATGCGAAACCAATATAAAATGGTTGAGAATCATTGGTACCAATGCGATGAAGTTACTCAAATCATTGAAACGGTTTATAAGGTGAAATAATGTATCAAGCTTATTTGATTGAAAAATTCCAGACCCAACCTAAATGGAAGGGTCCTCAGTTTGATAAAGGCATCTATGCTCTTCGTATTCGAATTGACGAAATTCGTAATTCATATCAGAGCAAAGACCCTGAATATATGACCGGCGAGTTTGGTCCGTTCAAACAATTTACTACTAACCTGAAACGTAACACTCGTTCCTGGCTTAAAGCGGCTTCAATTGGCAATATCACATTTGATGACCCGTACGTTACAATGATTGGTCAGTTCGAAAAGAATGGTTCAGATTTCTACTTCGTTCCTGAAACAGAGGTTCATTATGATTCGCCTTATTGATCGTGACGAAAAACAAAAGAACTGGGCTCTTGTAATTCAAGGTTCAGTTCCTACTATTGATGCATACAAACGCAATCCTCATTTGTTCAATACTATTCCTCACGGATTGTATGAAATAGATTGCAACATCAAGAATCTGCGTGACGCAGACAACGGTTTCCAGTGCTGGCCTGATGGTATTAGCAATGGTGCTATTCATGTTAAAGTTTTGACTGGTCATGTCAATCTCATGAAACAAATTGCTGCACAAACCTTATGGTATAATGAAGATATCGTTTCTATGAGAGGTAGATTCGATAAACGTGGCAGTGAGATTCTCTTTATATTAGGTGCAGAATGAAACAATACCAAGAACTAATTCATCATATTCTTACCACTGGTTATGAAACCGATGACCGTACTGGAACAGGAACAATTGCAGTATTCGGGACGAAGGCCCGTTGGGACTTGACTCAAGGATTCCCGGCCGTAACGACTAAGAAATTAGCATGGAAGGCTTGTATTGCTGAATTACTTTGGTTCTTGTCTGGTAGCACAAACGTTAATGAACTACGTCAACGTACTCATGGTTCATTAATTGAAGGTAAAACTATTTGGGACGAAAACTATGAAAATCAGGCTCAGGACCTTGGCTACTCTGGTGGCGAACTCGGTCCTGTGTATGGCAAGCAGTGGCGCGATTTTGGTGGTGTTGACCAAGTTGTAAAAATCATCGATCGTATTAAAGCATTGCCTAATGACCGTCGTCAGATTGTTTCTGCATGGAACCCGGCTGAAATTGATCAGATGGCTCTGCCTCCTTGTCATATGTTCTATCAGTTCAACGTACGTAATGGCCATCTTGACCTTCAATGGTATCAGCGTTCAGTGGACGTGTTCTTAGGATTGCCGTTTAATATCGCCTCCTACGCCGCTCTGTTGCATATTGTAGCGAAGATGTGTAATCTTATTCCAGGTGACCTCGTGTTCTCAGGCGGCAATACACACATCTATTCTAATCATATTGCACAATGTGAAGAAGTCCTTCGTCGTAAGCCTAAAGCACTGTGTCAATTAGAAATTGATTGGCCTGAAAACTTCAATGCCGAAGGCGTAACAACTGCTGGCCAGTTGAAGCATGTAACCGAAGTCATGACCCATAAAGACTTCAAATTGGTCGGTTACGAATCCCATCCAACAATTAAAGCGAAGATGGCCGTATGATTAAGAGAACAGACAGCAATAGTCCTGGTGATACGCTTCACCAGGTCAAAATAGAATTAGTGACAGATAAGCACTGGCAGAAAATTCAGGCTGTCTGTTATCCTAATTACGATAACACCATTCGTATTAAAATGAATACACCTGGCCTCGGGTTCGATATGGACCGAGACCATGCTCGTGACCTTATTGAAGTCCTTCAAGCAGCATTAAGAGCGTGTGAATGAGAGTCTGTCGGGTGGTGAATAAATACCAGTCCGACTTCGATGTGAACATTCAGCGTGGAACGATGTGGGGTAACCCATATAAAGACGGCAGCCGAGATGAAAATATCTCGGCTTTTAAGTCTGAATTCATCGAAAAGATTAGAACTGGAGTAATTACGAAAGCTCACTTAGAGACTCTTCGTGGTATGAGGCTTGGCTGCACATGTAAACCAAAGGATTGTCATGGTGATATAATAGCTCATATCGTTAACAAACTTTTTAAAGATACATTTTCACTAGAGGATTTATAATGCAAGTAGTAAAGTCCAGCGGTATTGCAACGCTGTTTGAACCACATAAAATTATCCAAGTATTGGATTGGGCAACCAAAAATACTAATATTGACCCATATGACTTGTACGAACGAGTGAAACCATATCTTCAGGACGGTATGAGCACCCGTGATATTCAAATCGCTATTATTAAAGTAGCGGCGAATGCCATCTCTGTTCAGGAGCCTGATTTCCAGTATGTTGCTTCTAATCTGGCTATGTTTGCGTTACGTAAGGACGTCTACGGACAGTTCGAACCGCCATCATTTATTGACCATATTTCTAGTGTTGTCAATGCGGGTCTTTATGATAAAGAAATTCTGCAGAAATGGTCTGCCGAAGAAATCGCTTATCTTGAATCTCGTATCGACCACGACCGTGACTTCGAACTCACGTACGCTGGAACAATGCAGCTGAAAGAAAAATACCTGGTCAAGAACCGTTCTAATGGTAAGGTATATGAGACTCCTCAATTCGCATTTATGCTGATTGGTATGTGCCTGCATCAAGATGAACCTGTTGATCGTATTAAGCACGCCGTTCGCTTCTATGATGCCGTAAGTAAACGTCAGATTTCACTGCCAACTCCAATTATGGCAGGTGTTCGTACTCCGACTCGTCAATTCTCGAGTTGTGTTGTTATTGAAGGTGGTGATTCACTGGATTCGATTAATACCACAAATGCTTCAATCATTAAGTACATCAGTAAACGAGCTGGTATTGGTGTTAACGCTGGTATGATTCGTGCAGAAGGTTCTAAGATTGGACATGGTGAAGTTAAGCACACAGGCGTGATTCCATTCTGGAAAACTATTCAAGCTTCTGTTAAATCATGTTCCCAAGGTGGTGTACGTGGTGGTGCAGCAACATTGTACTATCCAATTTGGCATTTAGAAGTCGAAAACCTTCTCGTTCTGAAAAACAATAAAGGTGTAGACGAGAACCGTATTCGTCACTTAGATTATGGCGTCCAGATTAATGACCTGATGTTAGAACGTCTTATTAAGAATGACTACATCACATTATTCAGCCCTGAAGTTTGTGGTGGACTGCTTTATGAAGATTACTTTAAAGACCCAGAAGCGTTCCGTAATCTTTATCAGACCTTAGAACGTGACCCAACTGTTCGTAAGAAACGTATTAAGGCTCTCGAACTGTTCGAAACCTTCTTTACCGAACGTTCTGGTACGGCACGAATTTATCCTTATTTCGTTGATAACGTCGGTGGCCATGGTCCATTTATTCGTGACATCGCAACGGTTAAACAAAGTAACCTGTGTTGTGAAATTGCCCTGCCTACTAAAGATGTCGGTGGTGATGACCCTGAAATCGCTCTGTGTACGCTAGCTGCATTCGTTCTGGATAGCTTTGATTACCAAGACCAGGACATGGTAAATGAACTAGCCGAAATCCAGGTACGTGCTCTTGACAACCTGCTTGATTATCAAGATTATCCTGTTAAAGAAGCTCTGAAAGCTAAAAAGCGTCGTGCATTAGGTGTTGGTGTAACGAACTATGCCGGGTTCTTGGCTAATAACTTCGCTACATACGATGACGCTAACGATTTGACTCACGAATTATTTGAAAGGTTACAGTATGGACTCATTACTGCCTCCGTCAAACTCGCCAAAGAAAAAGGCCGTTGCGAATATTATTCAGACACTCGTTGGTCTCGAGGCGAATTACCTATCGACTGGTACAATAAAAAGATTGACAATGTCGCAGCGCCAAACTATGTTTGTGACTGGTCGAAGCTGCGGGAAGACCTTGCAACATATGGCATTCGTAATAGCACCCTTTCTGCACTCATGCCCTGCGAATCCTCAAGTCAGGTCTCGAACTCAACTAATGGCATCGAGCCTCCTCGCGGCCCAGTAAGTGTTAAGGAAAGCAAAGAAGGAAGCTTTAACCAAGTAGTTCCGAAGGTTGAAGATAATATCGAGCTTTATGATTATCTGTGGCAGATGACTAAACGTGGTATGCGTGGTTACCTGACCCAGGCTGCAATTATGCAGAAATTCGTATGTCAGTCTATTTCTACGAACTTTGATTATGACCCTCAGAACTTCCCTAAAGGTAAGGTCGAGATGTCAACGATGATGCGTGATATGCTTTACTTCTGGTCGCTCGGCGGTAAGACGGCTTATTATCATAATACTCGTGATGGTTCTGGTACCGACGACTACGAAATTGAAATGCCAAAAGCTGACGATTGCGCTGCCTGTAAACTGTAATAGAATTGGCTCATGGACGAGCCCTTTGAGGAGAGTAAAATGAAACATATTAAAAAGACATACGATATCTACATGGTTATTGACGGTGATAAACGTTTGCTTACAAGGGCGAACTTAAGAGAAGTTCCTATCCAAGCAAAGCATCATACATCCTTATACAATCTTATGGAAGGTATTAAGATTGGTGTTGTGTTCTCTAATAAGAATTATAAGCATTTAGAGTTTGCATATGAGGAAGTTAAATGACGATTCAAGATTTAATTGCGTTATCACATGAAATAGTTTTGACTGATGAAGATAAAGAAAAGATTAAGGCAAGGCTAATGGCTTTAGACGAAGAATTTTGCCGTCAAGCTGAAGCAATGCGACCTACCCCAGAATTAATGAACAGGATGTATACCCTATGAGTACAGTTTTTAATACAGAACAAGTTGATATCATGAACGAACCGATGTTCTTTGGCTCAGGACTTGGTATTGCTCGTTATGATATTCAGCGTCACAAACAATTTGAAGACCTCACCGAAAAGCAATTGAGTTTCTTCTGGCGACCTGAAGAAGTTAACTTGATGACCGATAAGGCTCAATTCGACAAATTAGCCGATCACCAGCAAGACATCTTTATTTCTAATCTTAAATACCAAAGTCTGTTGGATTCTATTCAAGGTCGTGCGCCTGCAGCGGTCCTGATGGCTTTGATTTCCGATCCGGCATTAGACACATGGGTTGCTACTTGGACGTTCTCTGAGACTATCCATAGCCGTTCTTATACACATATCATGCGTAACCTGTTCGCGGACCCGGCTAAAATCTTCGACGAAATTATTCTCGATGAAGCCATTATGACTCGTGCAGAATCTATCGGCGTATTGTATGATGATGTTCTGGCTAAAACTCGTTATTGGCAGAATGCTGTTGCCGATGTAGAATTTTATGAAGGCACTGAACACGATGAAGAATTTATTCAAGATGCTCGTGACCATGCCGCAGATTGTAAACATGACCTGATGAAGGCCCTTTATCTGTGTCTGCATTCCGTCAATGCTCTTGAAGCAATTCGTTTCTATGTTTCGTTTGCTTGTACCTTTAACTTCCATAAGAACATGGAAATCATGGAAGGTAACAGCAAGATTATGAAGTTCATTGCACGTGATGAACAGCTTCACCTGAAATCTACCCAGTATATTATTCGTCAGCTTCAACTTGGAACCGATGGACAAGAATGGGTTGATATTGCTAAAGAATGTGAAGCCGAAGCAGTAAAAATCTTCATGGACGTGAACCGCCAAGAAAAAGAATGGGCAATTCACCTGTTCCGTAATGGTGGCCTTCCAGGTCTGAACGTTGAAGTTCTACATCAGTTCATTGATTACCTGACTGTAAGCAGAATGAAAGCTGCTGGCCTGCCATGTGATATTGTACTTGAATCAACACGGCATCCTATTCCTTGGATTCGTGAATATCTGAACTCTGACCTTGTACAGGCAGCACCACAAGAAGTAGAAATTTCTTCTTACTTGGTTGCTCAAATCGATAATGATGTCGATGCAGATGTGCTGAACGGTTTCAGAGTGTATCTTTAAGGACAGGGCTTCGGCCCTGATTTCATATGCAAGCTATAGCAAATGAATATTCGTTTATAAAGTATGTTACATTAGAGCTCAATGACGATTGCACAATCCAAACTCTTACGGTACCGAATAAGCAAAATGTTATTTACGCTATCGCCGTCGATGAAGAGTTAATGTACATCGGGAAAACTAAAAACTTACGTAAACGAATAAACTATTATAGAACAAGCATTAATCGGACAATGCAAAATAGTGATTCGATTAAATCTGCTGCAATATACGATGCGTTAATATCTGGTAAAAAGGTAGAGTTCTATGCACGTCAGTGTTTTAACCTATCAATGACAAACGAGCTTGGAACAATGTCAGTTTCTACTACTGACTTGGAAGAGCCAATGTTTATCAAGCTCTTCAATCCACCGTGGAATACACAACATAAGGTTAAGTGATGCAAAAATTATTCAATGAACTGATGGCTGTAACCGAACGCGATAAAACTAAGTTCTTCTTCAAAGATTTTAAATCGGCTCTTGATACTGATTTCCGTGTTTTCAGCTATCATTTAGCTTCTTACACAGATTGGCTTGAGCCTTCTGCTTTAGAATGCCGTGGCATCATGTTTGAAATAGATGGTGATAAACCAGTCCGTATCGCATCTCGCCCAATGGAAAAGTTCTTTAACCTTAATGAATGTCCTTTCACCATTGGGTTAGACCTGACTAAAGTTGTCTTGGCAATGGCTAAAGAAGATGGTTCTCTTATCTCTTCTTATATTGACAAAGGTCGTCTTGGCATGAAGTCAAAGACTTCTGTTTATAGCCAGCAGGCTGCAGAAGCTCTCCAATGGATTTCTGCTCCAAGCAATGACGCATTTAAAGAACGTGTAACAGAACTTGCTAAAAATGGTTTCACTTGTAACTTTGAGTATGTTGCTCCGACGAACCGAATCGTGCTTGATTATCAAGACCGAAATCTGATTCTGCTCAACGTTCGTGAAAATGATACCGGCGAATACGTTCCATACACAGAGCTTTTTAAAGACGGTGTTCTTCGTCCTTATCTGGTTCGTGGTTATGACTTTGATACGAGCAACGAAGACTTCATTGAAGAAATCCGAGCCCAAGAAGGTATCGAAGGGTTTATCTTTGAACTCGAATCAGGCCAGAAATTTAAACTGAAAACTAAATGGTACAGTGCACTACACCACACTAAAGATTCAATCAACAATAACCAACGCCTGTTTGAAGTGATTATTGCAGGTGGTTCTGACGATATCAAGGCAATGTTCTTTGGCGACGATTATGCTATCAGAAAAATCGAAACCTTCGAAGACATCTATCGTGACTATCTGACAGAATCTCTTGCAGAACTCGAATCACTTTATGCTGTTATCGCCGGCAAAGATCGTAAAGATTATGCTGTAACTGCTCAGACAGTCTTGAAGTCCAAACCTGGTCTGTTTGGCATCATTATGATGGCTTTCGGTAATGGTATCGACTATGATAAAGTTGTCGAACGAATCTCGTCTGTTTTCATGAAAGAACACAAGACTCTGGTTCCAGCTGAATACTCAACAATTAAAGTTGTTGAAGAGTAGTTTACAATGGGTGTAAGGTGTGATAGAATGTCCTTACACCCAATCATGAGGAAATTAATATGAATTTACAGCTTATCTCTAATGACATGGTAGTAACCGAATTTGGCGATCGTCATGACGGAATCAGTGTATATAAAGGAACGAAGCGTGTAGGTTTTCTCTCTGACCTTCGTTTAACACTCGGCCGCAAATTGGCTCAAAAGGTCAAACAGAAAGCTTATAGCACAAAGCAAACCGAAGAACGTCGCGAAGCAATGCCCCAGGCGGTTGATACAATGGTTGAGTTCTTGTCTAACAACCTGCCTAATGCTGAGGTGTTCATTAACATCAGTCAGCCTAATGTCCATATTGATGGGCATAAATTCTACATTATCTGTGACCCACTTACAGATAAGTTCAATCGTCTCGGTATCGCTCACAGCACACTTTCTTCAGACGAAGTTGCAGAGCTTATCGATAACAGTCATAAAGTCCAATCTGAATCTGCTCGTCATGTTCTGGTTAATGGCCTATCTCGTGACGATATCGTAGAGGTTATCAAAAAGTTATGCAAGTAAATATCTGGGGAACAATGGTCATTATTGCTGCACTGGCTGGTGCAGGACTATTTGTTCAAAACCTACGTATTGAGTCATTGTCTGCTGATTTAGAGACAGTGACACAAACAGCCAAAACACAATCAGAGCAGATTAAAACTCTGCAAGATGATTTTAAAGGCCTTCAGGCTATTGACAAGAGTCGTAGCGACCGTCGTCAGACTCAAAAAGCTTCTGACCAAAAGCTTGATAAAGATGCAAAGCGTTCTGATGTTGTAGCCAAGAAGCCACAACTGGTAGAAAACCAAATTAACGCAAGCTTCAATAAGTTTGCTCAGGACCTCCAGGAGGCGACGAAATGAATTTAAAAGTCGCAGCCATATGTTTATCTGTCTTAGTGACCGGATGCTCCCAGGCGTTACCTGAGCCCACTAAAGTTGAAAAGGTTCATCCATCCTGGCCAGACCCTATTAAGGCCTATGACAGTAAGTGGGAAGTAAAAGTAATCGATGGAAAAGCCTGGGTAGGTATGCCATTTGAAGAGTCACAGAAATACCGTTCTTGGATGGATGATATCAGCAGGTATGTTAAAGACTCAAATGATGTGATATGTTACTACCGTAAAGACCTGAAAGAAACAAAATGTAAATGAGGGCTTCGGCCCTCCACGGATATCTCAACAGAGGAAAATATTATGACTTTACGTAACAACTCTTTCGTAGCACATGCAGAGTACATCTCTGGTATCAAATCTCCTGGTCTGAAAGACCTTCTCAAAATCGGTTCATGCATGAAAACTCCTCTCGAAAAGAAAGCGACGTTTTCTTATACTTGGACTCGTATCAATGGGCAAGATATGGTAACCCAAGTTACTTTCTATGCGCCTGGTTCCGACCTGCCTTCTCAGGTTTTCAATCTTCTTGAATCAAATTATATTACGCTTCAAAACTGGTATCGTATGATGCGTCCTGTCTGGGAATATCCAGAGTTCATTGAAGAATATAATGAATTAGAACGCGTTCGTGATATCGTGAAACGTTTTGAAGAAGCCGCTAAGCATCATGGCGCAACTCAACGCTCAGTTGCTGATGGCAATATTGGTGAGCACCATGCTTATGAAACTGGTAAGCTCCTTAAAACTTTACGTACAGAATTGTATGAGGAACTTGGCGTATGAATATCAAAGATGCCATCATCAGTCGTGCTATAGTTGAATACGGCATTAAGGGTTTTGAATATGGTCTGGCCAAAGGCAATCAGATTAATTGTGATTCGTATAAAGATTATCCTTATTACGAAGAGAAAACTGCTTTTGCCGAAAAAGAGTATATTAAGGCTCAAGACCAATTAAAAGAACTTTTGGGAATTGAAGAATGAAACAAATTATTGTAACAGTAGGTTGTCCGGGTAGTGGTAAAAGTACTTGGGCTCAAGAATATTGCCGTACTCGTCCAGGTTGGTATGTCGTTAATCGTGATAACATCCGTGTAGGCCTGATGGGTATCACGGCCCGTAACGAATACAAATATTCAAAGGCTCGTGAAAAGCTTGTAACTGAAATTATGTTTGATCAGATTCTGGCTATCATGGCTAAAGAATCTACTAAAGGCGTAGTCGTTGCTGATACGAACTTGAACGAAGCTCGTCGTGATGATTTCAAAGTTTATGCTGAAACTCATGGCTGGTCATATCACGAACAAGTATTTGATGTGTCGTGGTTAGAACTGCTGAAGCGTAACACTTATCGTGGCGAAGGTGCTGTTCCTGTTGACGTTCTTCGTCAGATGTTCTGGAAGTTCTGTGAATACCAGAAGAAACCTGTTTATGACGGGACACCTGGAAAGCCGAAGGCTGTAATCTTTGATGTCGATGGTACTCTGGCTAAAATGGTTGGTCGTTCACCTTATGACCTTGAGAAGTGTGACACCGATATCATCAATCCGATGGTTGTTGAATTAGCGCGTTCTTATTATCGTGATGGGTATGCTGTCATCGTTGTTTCTGGACGTGAATCCGGAACAAGTGAAGATGAAATCAAATATAAAGTGATGACTCGTAAATGGCTTACTGATAAGTTCATTCCATTTGCTGAACACTTCCAACGTGAGCAAGGCGATTCTCGTGGCGATATGATTGTGAAAGAAGAAATCTTCTGGCGTGATATTGCTCCTTATTACGATGTCAAATTGGCGGTCGATGACCGTGCACAGGTTGTAGAGATGTGGCGTCGTATCGGTGTTGAGTGTTGGCAAGTGGACCACGGCGATTTCTAACTGTTTACAACGCCGGAAGTATGTGATATGATGTACTTCCGGTCATATGAGGAAAATGATATGTACGATAAACATCATGAAGTCGAGCAAGAAGCCTATAAAATGCTTCGTAAGCTCCAAGGTGCAGCATTCAATCCAGCATTGATTAATGCTATTGCTGAAATCCGTACGGACCTGAACAAACGCTATCAGGGAGAATACTACGTTGAGTTCCCACCAATCAACGACCCTATAGTAGCATTCGTTGTTCGTGTCGTAGTTCACACTGTCCATTGAGGAAAACAAAATGTTCCCTAAAATTCAAGAAGTAGTTGATGTGGTATTCCGTCAAGTATTAAGCAACCATATTCGCCAGAAATTAGATTCCTCTGTTGAAGCAAAAATTCATGCTGAAGTGACAGGTGTTCTGAATATCATGTATGGTGATTTTGTTGAACGTGTTGAAATTAAACACACGTCATTCACTTCTTATATTGAAGTGCACTTTAACGCGGAAGACCCGTATATTGTTTGGGTTGAATTTGACCTGACTACCGCCACCTCATCTAAAGGGTTCATCTAATGATTTCAGATAAACAGTTTTCTATCGAAGAATTTGCGGTCGCAATTCCTCAGTTTGCTCAGGCCCTGATTAACAAAATCTCTGAACGACGTGATGACGTAAAGGTGCGCGTTCAACAAGAAAGCCCTGTTTCATATTTGATTATCATTGAAAAAGGCGAAAAAGATACTCTTGCTTATTCAGAAGAATATTATAATATCGTTAGACATATGGATGGTCGAGTAGAATCGGTTTCCGTTTATAAAAATTAAGGTAAAATAATGCTACCATTAGTCGAATCACTAATTTCTCCAAAAACATTGGTTGAAACATATCCTTTGACGGCGGCACTTGAAAAGCAAGTTGCTGCTCATCGTGAACAAGTAAATTCGATTATGAATGGCGAAGACCCACGCAAAATTATTGTTGTAGGCCCTTGTTCAATTCATGACCCTAAAGCTGCTCTCGAATACGGCGAACGTTTAGCCGAAGTACAAAAACAATTTCCAAATCTTCTTTTGGTTATGCGTGTTTATTTTGAGAAACCAAGAACAACTGTAGGTTGGAAAGGTTTCATTAACGACCCAGAATTGAATGGCTCATTTGACATAAACCGTGGGCTCGAAATGGCTCGCGAACTTTGCTTAGAACTATTAAGCTTAGGCCTTCCACTAGCGACTGAAGTGTTGGACCCATTCACGATTAAGTATCTTACAGGTATTTTCTCTTGGGTCGCAATCGGCGCTCGTACAACCGAGAGTCAGACACACCGTGAAATTGCTTCAGGCCTGCCTATGTGCGTTGGCTTTAAAAATGGAACAAATGGTTCTGTGAAGGTTGCTACTGATGCAATGCTTTCTGCGGCGTATCCGCATCGTTATATGGGTATGGGCCATGATGGTAAAGTAGGTATTGTTCATGCCGAAGGCAATGTTAATACCCATATCGTATTGCGCGGTGGTAGTGAAGGACCTAATTATTCTGAGTCTGATATTAATGAAGCCGTAGTTGCTGCTTCAGCTCAAAGCCTCAATCATAATGTTATGGTTGACTGTAGTCATGCCAATGCAACTGGTTATTTCTCAAATCAACTTCATGTTGGCAGATTGGTAGCAGATAACGCCTTTGTCAAAGGTATTATGATAGAATCTAATCTACATGAAGGAAATCAAAAGATTTCTGATAATATGCTCTATGGTGTTTCTATTACAGATGCCTGCATTGGTTGGGAACATACTGAAGAGCTTCTGTCTTATATTAATCAAAAGGCTATTTAAATGAAAGCTAGCACTTACTTACAAATTGCTTACCTGATATCGCAAGAATCAAAATGCTGTTCCTGGAAAGTAGGTGCAGTTATCGAAAAAGATGGCCGTATCATTTCTACCGGCTATAATGGTTCTCCAGCCGGTGGAACTAACTGCTGTGACCATGCCGAAGAACAAGGTTGGATTAAAGAAGTTGATTATCCAATTCATCGTGGCTTTGGTATCTTAAAAGTCTTGGCCAAAGAACATCGTCCGGCTCATAGCGAATGGTCTTCTAAAAATGAAATCCATGCCGAACTGAATGCTATTCTGTTTGCAGCACGTAAAGGCTCTTCAATTGAAGGTGCTACGTTGTACTGTACGGCGTCTCCTTGCCCTGAATGTACTAAGGCTATTTCTCAGTCTGGTATTAAGAAAGTCGTTTACGCTGAGCGTTATGACCGTTCTCCTGACAACTGGGCTGATATTCTACTTGAAGCCGGAATTGAAGTGGTCGAGTATCAACGTAATAATCTCCGTTCACTGAACTGGGAAAATATTCGTAACTTCTGTGGTGAATAATGAAATCACGTATCATCGAAACCACTGGTCTGAGTTCATATGGCGCAGTCAATGTTTGCTTCGCCGTAGAATATAAAGAAGGATTCTTCTCTAAATGGAAGACTCTTTATACGACCGATTGGGTCGACTCTGAAGACCCAAGCTATGTTAAAGACCGTAAAAACAAATGCCTTAAACTCTTAAAAGTCTTAAGAGAACGAGGTGCCCATAAAATCCGAACTGTATTGAAGGACTGATTATGTCTACTAAATTAACTGTTGAACAAAAAATTGCTCTGCGTGAAATTCTGAAAACTAAACTCGCAATGGGCGTATCTGAAATCGTGTTTGAAAAAGCCGATGGCACTATTCGTACTATGTCTGCGACTCGCGACAAAGCCGTAGTAACAACTCTGGTTGGTGCTGAAGTATTCGAATCATATGTATCTCCGGCTAAGCCTCGTAAAGAAGCTACCGATATGGTCCCATGTTTTGATGCAACAATTAAACAATGGCGCGGCTTCTCTATCGATAAACTGATTTCAGTTAACGGTATGAAAGTTGAGCACCTGCTTCAGTTCGTAGGTAAGTAATTTGCTTTATGGGTTATGTGTTATTATTAGTACATAACCCAATGATATGGATTAATAATGGAACTTCCAATTAAAGCAGTAGGTGAATACATTATTCTGGTTTCTGAGCCTAAACAAGCAGGCGACGAAGAAGTTACCGCAAGTGGTATTGTGATTGGTAAATTACATCAAGGCGAATTGCCTGAGATGTGTGAAGTTTATTCAATTGGTCCTGATGTTCCAGAAGGTTTCTGTGAAGTTGGCGATTTGACTCCTATTCCGGTAGGTAAAATTGCAAACGTTCCACATCCTCTGGTTGCACTTGGTGTTCGTAAAGCCAAGGACATTAAACAGAAATTTGTGACCTGCCATTACAAAGCAATTCCTTGCTTGTATAAATAAAATTATGAAGAGTCGAATGTCAGATGACGCTAGCCTCTTCTACGTGGTGGAGATGCGCCGTACCATGAGGGTTACGGGGCTCCATCTATATTAACCTCATTTTGAGGATGAATAATGTCTATTATCACTAACGCTCTCGATCTTCAACATAAAGCATGGAATGCAGGCCACGATAACTATGGTGCAAGCATTGATGTTCAAGCAGAAATTCTGTCTGTTCTGTCCGGCTTTAAACATCTGAATCCTGTACAGGCTACTCTGCGTGATACGCTTCAGGCACAAGACGTACTGAAATATGCATATCCACTGTGCAGTGCTGCTCGTAAAGCAGTTCGCCATTATGTGGTTACGCTGAAGTAATGATGTCATGGTTGTAGGTTATCCCGACGTTAAATAAGTCAAAACCTTCAGTGAACGCTACTAAAGTGCGAACTTGAAATAAACGGCAAGTGCATGCTACCCCAAGGCGATGGCTAATTGGGAGTACGCCTCAAGGCCTATACATCCATCGGTGTATATCTTATCCTCGAGAAATCGGACCCGGACCCTTTAAGCTAACGGTGTGCAACAGATAAGAGTTTAAACGTACCCCTCGAGGGCTTGCGGGAGAGTTGTTGGCTCCCATGTATTTCTCCGAAATGGAAGATGAAAATGGCTAAACAAGCTAAAGCAAAGAAAGTAGAAAAAGTGGTTGTTGGTGATTCTAAACGCGCTGGCTACAAGCGTGGGTCCAACAAGCGTATCAATCAGCTGGTAAGCAAACTTCAAGCTCGTGCTCGTGCAGTTCTACGTGCAGATGCAGCTTGCTTTGGTAAGCCACGCGCAGTATAATGTTATGGGAACCTTAGTGGTTCCCATTTTTGTTTTCAGGGCAGTGTTTACTTCTCCTAGGATTGTGATATGATGTACACTCAATCAACATGGAGACTTAAAAATGACAATTATCAATCTGAACGCTACAGTGAAATGCAAAGACCATGACGGTTATAAAGCACAGACCGTAAATGAGTTACAGTGGATGGTAAGCAAGTATCAAGGTGATGTAGTTCATTGTATGACTCCTGATGGTCCTTCTGATGATTTTGCATGGCATATCACTGTTGAGAACTTCTTCACTGGTGAAATCTACGCATTGAAAACCACAATTCATGGTCATATTCGTTCTGAGACTTATGAAGATGAAGATTGTTCAGAAGATGTTGTTTGGTATGAAAATGGCCGTACTCGTGCTGACAATCTGATTGAAAAGATTAAGAAAGCCGGTAAAATTGATTTGACTAACTGGACTAAAGTCCGTTAAGAGCCTTCGGGCTCTTAATTGAGGAAACTAAAATGCAAGTACAAAAGACTTATCGCTTTAAAGACGAAGAATCACGTGAAGCATTCATTAACTCTGCAACACAAAACATTAAGTATGTTGATGTTTTAAGTGGCGAATTTATCGTCATTGAAACGCGGCAGTCTGGTTCTGTGACGAAAGTCGGTGTAAAGAACGAAAATGGTCAAGTTCGAGTTCACGATACTTATTCGCTGCGTGGCGAAATGAATGGCGTGATTATCTCATTTGATTCTGAATTCCATTTGTTCGAAGAAGTAGGTGAAAACGATTACGGTTGTCTGGTTTGTTCTCCTGAGGTGACAGGCTACTTGATTCGTGAAAAGAACAAAAGCTATGATGATGCTGTGGCTTATGGCGAGATGTGGCTTAAAAACCATCCTGATGACACTGTGATTGTCTTTAAAGGTATTGATCGTATGACGACTCGTAAAGAGCCTAAAGTCGTTTCTGTTAAATTCAAGTAAGGAAATAAAATGGAACTGAATAAATGGTACAAACTCGATGCCAACATGGAAGATGAGTTCATTCGTCTGGCTCCTAAGATTAATCGAGAAATTGCCCGTTATATGGCTAATCGCCCTTTCCAGGTTATCGAACTTGAACAAAGCGATAATAATGGCATCTATGTAATTCGCTTTGAAAACGAGGAACCTATCACTCGCCTGAAAGCTCTGCCTCAGTTTAAAGAAACTGATTGGTCGTCTTCATGGTTTTATGCAGATGAATATGAGATGTTCACTGAAGTTAAAGTGACCGACAAAGATGATGTAGAAGATCGCATTGTTGTAGTGTCAAGTCCAGGTGAAGTTTACACTGTAGGCGGTGCTACTCCTACTCGTTTCACTTTGTCTAAAGCAAAAGAACATGCAGAATTTGTTCTTAAAGGCAATGTTCCTATGACTGAAGTCAACATTTTCCGTTTAGAAACAACAGCTCGTGTAGTATCTGAAATTAAGTTTGATTAACAGTTTACAACGCTGATTGAGTGTGGTATTATGTACACTCAATCAGCAAACTACTTAAACGGGATAACAAAATGAACTTCAACAACTTCGAACGCAAATATGTGAATGATGCAGGTCAAGCTCCAATTCTGCTGTGGAAACACAATAACGGCACAGTTGCTCAGATTGATATGTATTACATGGACAACTACTGCTTCTTCGCTTTTGAAAACGGTCCTTGCTTAGATGTTTCAATCAAAGGTTCAACAATCAAAGTTGGCCTACATGATGAAGTTCGTACTCGTGATTTTGATTCTCATCCATCATGGCATGGTGATAATCGTCAGCTTCTGGTTAAACTTTATCTTCGCCATGTTCTTGGTCAGAAAACTACTGAAGAACAGCGTGAAGCAATCTGGGATGTAGTATCAACCGAGTTCATTATCTAATGGCAAAATATTTACTTAAATTTGAGGTGGTCTCTGACCACCCTCATTCTCAAGGTGTGATTGAAGATACTTTTGAATCGACTATTACCGTATTGCCTTGGGAAAATCTTGAAAAGCGAATCATTGAAAAAATTGAGGCGCTTCATCCGGTCGGTTATTGGTCTGATTTGAATCTTGTTTCTGCTACTAAAATCTGAGGAAAATATTATGGTTGTTATGACATCTAAATCTCGTGCATCAAAATTGGCTCGTTGTCTTCAGAATAACGAAATGGTCGAAGTCTTGGGTTGCCTGGTTAAGGACGATAAAGTCTGCTATATGGTTGATGCACCCGATTTCTTCGTGTTCCCTGATTGGGTAGAGGTGGAAGAATGAGTAAGACTATTATGGCGCGCGCTGAAGACCTTGGTTACATTGCTATTATGGCTAATGTTCATGCTCAGCGTCTTCAATCAGTTGATTTGACTATCACTGAATTTGGTACCTCTGCTGCCTGGGTTACTTGGGAGCAGCAAGATGATGTTCAGGGTCGCCAGTTCGAAGCTATTCTCGATGATTGCGATATTCGTTCAATTGGTGATGACGACTTTGCCGGAGCCCTTCAATATGCTGATGATTAATCCTCCTAAATTCATGCCTGGTGACTCCGTATCTAAAGCAGGTGCAGGAACAATTCCAGGTTGGGTTATTATGGTTCTGCCTCCGAACAAATATGCACCTGATTTCTGGTATGCTGTTCGTTGGGCTGATGGTAATGAAGATGTTTATCGTGAGGTGGATTTATGGTTGGCAGTTTAAATGGTGGGTTTCCACTAGGTCAATTAATAACTATTGGCGCAAGTAACCAACGTGAATTCCCTGGCAGTTGCATTACGATGCATCTCATTAAAGAACGCGTACGACAAGGGCAACAATTCGCCTTTGTCTCTTATGAATCTGAAATTGATTGGACCAAATATGACCACATTTTTGACCCAAAATGAAAGACCCGTAATTGCAACAGACGTCGATGGTGTTCTGTTGTCTTGGCAGTCAGGCCTGCCTTATTTCGCTCAGAAATATAACCTGCCTCTTGAACATATTCTGGAGATGATTCAGGATGATAAGTTCATTAAACCAGGCACACTGTTTGGTTGTGATGACTTATTAGGCGAGCAACTGATTAACAAATACAATTGCTCTGACTTTATTCGTTATCTGGCACCTTATATGGATGCCCTGCGTCATATTAACAAACTCAAGAAAGTCTATGATTTTGTAGCCGTGACGGCGCTTGGCGATTCTATTGATGCCCGTCTGAATAGACAATTCAATTTGAATGCTCTGTTCCCTGGCGCATTCCAGGACATCCAGATGTGTGCTCATAACGAAAGTAAGGAAATGATTCTTACTAAGGTTCGTCTGAAATACGGTAATCGTGTTAAGTTCTATGTTGATGACCTTCCGCACCATTGCCAGGCAGCCCATCGTATTCTTGGAACTCCAGTTTACTGGATGGTTCGTGGTGAACGTGTCGGTAATGCTGATGATTGTACTCAGGTTAAAGATTGGGACAATCTAGTAGCGATTGAGCTGAAACGCCAAGAAGCAGCGAAATCTTTGGCAAGCATCCAGGCAGAAATTGATCGTCGGACTGAGATTCGTCCTATTAATGTTCCTTATCCATACGTATGGCCGTTTAATCCACGAGCGCCAAAGCCTGAAAGCTATCGTAATGTAACACCAAGCGACCTTCGTGCTTATTATGGGGGCACTGAATAATGTTTGTTATGCATTTAATGCGTGATGGCCAGCCTACTCGTACACGTGACTTCGGTCACGTTAACCAGTTCTTGCGCATGTACCCTATTTTCCGTGATGCAAAAGGTGAAGAAGTCTTTGAAGAATGTATTGCTCAAGGCTTCATTTATATTCACCATAAAGACCATGTTGAGAAGCAAAAGCATTTCTATACATATCAGAAGAGTATTGATTTGCTCCTGACTGAAGTGGCGTATAATAGAAACACACATGGCTATTAAGGAATAACATGATTATTGATATCCTGAATGAATTGGCTGCGACTGATTCTATTAACGAAAAGAAAGCTATCATGGAACGTGAGAAAGGTAATGACCTTCTGAAACGTGTATTCATCATGGCTTATTCTAAACGCTTCAACTATGGCATCAAAAAATGGCCTGAAGTAATTGAGTCTCGTGGAACGCGCACTCTCGATGAAGGCCTTGATTTCTTTGAACAGAAATTAGCAACCCGTGTTTATACCGGTCATGAAGCTATTCGCCAAGTAGGTATGCTTATTCATGATGTAATGTTCTCACAGAAAGGTGAAGAAGAAGTATTGCGTCGTGTAATGATGCGTGACCTTGAATGTGGTACAGGTCCGACTATTGCAAATAAAATCTGGAAGAACTGTATTCCAGAACAGCCTCAGATGTTGGCTTCAAGCTATGATGAAAAGCTGATTGAAAAACACATCAAATGGCCTGCATTCGCTCAGTTAAAAGCCGATGGTGCTCGTTGTTTCGCTGAAGTAACCGATGATGGTGTTAAATTCTTCTCTCGTGCAGGTAACGAATATCAAGGTCTTCATAAGCTTGCAAAAGAGCTGATGATTATGACTGAAGATGCTCGTAAACGTCACCCATCCGGTGTAATGATTGACGGCGAGCTGGTTTATCATGCTCCTAAGGTTGAACCAAAGGCTGATAATGACCTATTCGGCATGTTTGAAGAAGAAATGCCTGAACTGAGTAAAGCTGCTGAATTCCAGAACGTAGATCGTAGCACCTCAAATGGATTAGCGAACAAATCTCTTAAAGGCACAATCTCTCAGGTCGAAGCATCTGAAATGAAATTGCAGGCATGGGATTACGTTCCACTCGATGTGGTTTATTCTGAAGGTGAAAAGCCTGGCTTCGCATATGATGTTCGTTTCCGTGCTCTAGAAATTATGATTTCAGAAGCCGTAGTATTGCATGGCTTTGATAGTGTAATTCTGATTGAGAACCAAATCGTTCATAACCTTAAAGAAGCTCGCGAAGTCTATAAGAAATATGTCGATATGAAGCTTGAAGGTATTATTCTGAAGAACATTGGTTCCTTCTGGGAAAACAAACGTTCTAAGAACCTTATCAAGTTCAAAGAAGTAATCGATATTGCAATGGAAATCGTTGGTTTCTATCCACACTCTAAAGACCCAAATAAACTTGGTGGCGTTGAGCTTAAATCACTATGTGGTAAGATTACTTCCGATTGTGGTTCTGGTTTTAAAGATACGACTCGTGTTAAAGTCAAGGGTAAATGGGTTGATATTCCAATCGATGAACGCGATGAAATGGACCGTGAACGACTAATGAAAGAAGCATTAGAAGGTAATCTGGTTGGCCGTATTGCCGATTGTGAATGTAATGGTTGGGTGCACTCTAAGGGTCGTGATGGGACTGTAGGTATTTTCCTTCCGATTATTAAAGGCTTCCGTTTCGATAAAACAAGTGCAGATACATTTGAAGATGTATTTGGTTCATGGGACCAGACAGGACTATGAAAGCATATCTTGAAACAGTTGTAATTGCTCGTAAAGAAGGTGGAGATATTTCCACCTCTTGTTCCCAGATTATTCTTGAGTTCCATGATTGGTCTCAATGGGACAACTTTAATGAAAAATTCGATGCTCATGAAAAAGCTCCAGGCTTTGAAGTGTATCGTACATTATTACCACTTTGGTAACAAGGAGCCTTCGGGCTCCTTTTGGGCATAAATACAGACAACTATAAGAGGAACTATTATGTCTGAACAATTGAATGAAGTTTTTGACAGCGAAGGCACACTGGCTGTCGTGAACTTGAATCCAAAACTAAAAGTGCCGCAAATCTGGAAGATTGGTAATGATGAAAGCAATCTCGTTGCTCGCATGGTTTCATATACATCTGAAGGTGATGCAATTAAACAGGTTAAGGCAGGCGATAAATATGCCCACGTTATCCTGATGTCATTATCTGCTAAGGGTACTCCGGCAGAATTGAAAGGTGGGTTAGGCGTGAGCCCTATCGACTCAATTAATACCATCTTTGAAACGGTTTATGCACAGGTCAAGAAATTCCGTATGGATGCTGTGATGTTCCGTTTCCCTACTAAGAAAATGAAAGGCCAAGGTCCTGTAGTTCAGCGTGTTATTCAACGTCTGGTTATGCAGAAAACCGGTGGTAAGTTTAAAGTTGTTCCTGCTCTGTATAATTTTACTGGCAAACATACTTACATCCTGGTTGTTCGTAAAAATGCTCAGATTGAAGATATCAATGGTATGCCTGGAATTAACCCGGACATCTATACCAAAGTTGATTCGGAAGTTGGTGAAGTTTATGTAAACAAAAAAGATGGCAAACAAGTTACTAAAGAAACTGCTATTGCTGGTTCTATTGCAGCCGTAGAAGAAAAACGTTCAGACCGTTCTGTTATTTCTCGTACCAAGATTTCTCGTCGCCAGATCGCAGCAAGTCAATCATTAACTTCTGATATTATCCATGACCCGGCTAAATTCGAAGAATATGAAGAAAGTGCGGCTGAATTCAGTAAACCTGCTACTGCGGTCGAAGTGCCGGAAGCTCAACAATTAAAATTGGCTGTTGAATCAAAAGCTTCTAAACAACAGTCTATTGCTCTGGCCGCGAGTGGCGCTGCATTCCATATGAGCTCTTTAGTTAAAACTAAATTATCTCAACAAGAGAAGTTTGAAGAGAAATTCATTAAAGAATTGACCTTCCGTATGGGTAATGCTCCTTTGACTTCTGTTGAAAGCATGCAGGCATATGTTCAAACTCTGCTTGATACTTTGGCCGAACGTCAGCATGAGGCAATGGAACATATCATGACTAAAGTTCCTCAATACCTTGAACAGAGCGCTAAAGATGAACTTGCTCGTAATCTGTGGAACGTTGAACGTACTAAAATGATTAAAGCCGCTCTTCAGGGTTATGCGAAGAACGTTTCAAGCAATATTGAATCTATTACTCGTACGCGTACGCCTTTGCAATATTCTCCAGCTGAAAAGCGCGGTATCAGAGAATATGTTGGTTCTGGTTATTCAGATATCAATAACATGTTGCTTGGACGTTATAAAGCTGACAATTATGATACTTTAACAGAATCTGAAGTTACTAAGGCTATCAAGAATCTTGATGATGCATTTAAGAAAGGTGACCGTATCCCAGAAGGCTTGACCTTATGGCGTTCTCAAAACGTTCGTAAACCTATTTTTGAAGCTCTGGTTAAGAACCGAGTATTCTATTTCCGTAACTTTGTTTCAACTTCGTTATCTCCAATTATCTTTGGTGGTTGGAAAGGTAACCAAGCTGTAGCAATGGCATCTGATAATACTCGTGCCGTCTTGAATAGACCTGATAACGAAGCAGAAACAGTTAAAATGGATTTACCTACTAATGCCGAACTTGGTCTTAACGATGAATATCATGCTGCTCAAGATGTACTACAAGAAGAACGCACTAAAGTTATGATTGGTTGGGCTATTAAAGGTGGTCATAAGATTAACGTTGTTTATCCTGGCGACCTGAGTAATATGTCTGGTGAAATGGAAGTCATTCTGCCACGTGGTACTATGGTTCAGATTGATAAGATTGTAGATGCATCTTATTCAGATGGATTGGTTTATGATAACCAAAAATTCATTCAAGCCGAAGTCATGACTTCTGATGCTCTGAACGAATCCATGGTAGTATACGACGGTGATGCTCTTTTAGAAAGTGGTGAGCTGGTAGCAATGGATGCAGATGCCGCTGATGATTCAGATGCCCCAGTGAGCTTTGCTTCATTTAGTTCTTCTGGTTATGATGCTGAAGCCAAACGTTCTGCTCTTGGTTTATTAGCTTCTTTCATCGACTTAGATGATACTGCACCTAAATTTGTTGAAGGATAGTTTACAACGTCGAATGAATGTGTTATGATGTAATCTCAATCACAAGTGAGGATATTAAAATGCGTTCATTCATTCGTTTTAACGGCACTGAAACTTCCATGGACAACGTTCGTATCGTGGAACCAGCTTTTAACGAAATGTTGATTACTGAGCTCCGTAAGGTGTTTGGTGAAAAAGCTCAGTTCAACATCGTACCGGCAGCAAACTTCATTAATGAAGCGCAGACCGACAATATCTTTACTGGTATTATCACAGGTCAATTTGAAAGTGAAGCGCCTGTTAATATTTCTGTTTTCTTTAATGCCAAACCGATAGAAGAATTTAAATCAGAAGCTGAATTACCTGATGCAGATATGGTTGTGCCTGCGTTCTTAGGCTTCCGTAAATAAACCCCTAAGGGAGAGCTTTTGCTCTCCCTTTTTTCGTTATAATATCCTGCCACCACCAGACACAACTCCTGTCAAGCCGCCACTGCCAAATCCATTCAGTAAGTTTCTCATTCCACTCTGAGCACCTGACAAACGACTTAATCTTGCAACTTCTTGTGAAAGTGATTGCATAGGATTTATTTTGTTGATGACGTTGATAGCTTTATCTTCTAACCAGTCGTATGCGGCTTGTTCACCTACGGCGCCGGTAGACATCACTCTGTATGCGAAGGTCACATCGAACGTAGCAATCTGATTATCACCATCATAACTAAGCTCAGGGGCGCTGACGCCCACAGGGACACATCCTTGCATCATTACTACGGTATGTGGTAAACCATTACGTGCATGCAAGTTAACTTGGATATCGGCTTCGACGTCTTCAGGTAAAGCACGAAGACCTGTCACTGGGTCTTGGACTGCGTTAACCCAATCATTGAATGCACGATAGTTTGCCGCTTCTGAATCCATACGGAAACTTAAAATAAACGGAGCGTATTCACGACCTGTTATTTTAATGTTCGGAGCATTATGGTTCAGGTCCATTTCATAGTTCAATTGGTTGTCAGGAACTTTAACCGTATGAACTAATAATCCGGCAGTAGGATAAGCCATATTGAAGAAGTCAATCAAATAAGTCCCGACTTCAAACTCGCCTAATAAACTTTGAACAACACGATTGCTCATTGCACCAATCAAATATTTACTTACACCTGATTTACGAATAAGCTGTTGTGTACCCGCCGTAATCAGTGTAGTAATACCTTGAGTCACTTCACCTTGAGTAATACCGAACCAGTCAGTGTCTAATGGCAAATTGTTAAATAATGCTCCACCAAACTGGTCAAGTAATGCCTGAGATTTAGAAGAAGGTGTGGTCGCAAAGACCACACTGAATAAGTTATTACGCTGAAAGTCTATATTCGCCGCTTGGTTTTGAAATTCCTGTAATGTAAACATTATTGAATACCACCCAAATAAAGTGAGCCACGGTTCAGTGTCAGGATTTCACGGAAAGTAATTTCCAGAACAAACGTACTCGGCAAGTTAGGCGCTACGGCAAGACCCGTAAAATGACCATCCGGAGATTTATCAAATCGAACACTTTGTATTTGACAAGGGCCAAATACGTCGGCTCGTCCATCAAATGAACTTGTCTGACCAAAATTGCGAATAAACCATACAGTCGGGTTGCTTACGACAATTACGTTTGAAAGGAAACTAGTAATAGCTTCACCAGCCGTAGTTCCTTCAAATGAATCAATAGCTTCCTTTTTAAAGAATGTAGACTTATACCAAGTGTCTATTTGTTCTTTAAGTTCAGAAGCCATAGCACTGTTGCCTGTTTCACCATAAGAATAATAGTTAAACACTTCATAAATTTTGATGATTTGAATAAGGTCCTGTACGTTACGTGGGGTCATTTCCCAAGTAAATACTTTAGTACGGTTATCAGGGCCTGCGTACATGCTTCGTGCCGTAGTATAAATTTGTTCTCCGGCATCAGCCATTACACCATTAGTCATGGATTCAAGGGCACCGAATACAGCATGAGAAGCCAAGTTACTTAAAACACCTGTTGCAGTACCGCCACCACGTGAAATAAGCGATTCACCAACATCATTGAATTTATGGGAAACCGATTCAACGTCAGATTTAGACCTCGGAAGTAAAAGGTTTGCAACCGGAGTAGAATCAAAATTGTCTGTGTTATATGAACCAGCAATAAATTTCTTAAGTGGGTTAAAACCACCTTTTAATACACCTTTTTGGAACTGCTCACGTAATGAACGCATATCTGGCGTAGTTCGAGCGGAATAGTCATAGGCTGTAAATAACAGCCCATTCTTATAAAGATCGTTAACACGCAGGTCCAGAGTGTTATCATTACCGGCAGCACGTTCGGCTGGGTATTGAGCGCTAATTGTTTTCTGGGTGCTTTTCATTTTGGATTGGCCGGCGGAGACCGATTCTCCGCCTTTCCATGTATTCCAAACGTCTTCACCAGTTAGTTCTTTAATCTGCATGTTATTCCTTAATTAACTCGAGTAGCACCGTGCATACCGGGAGCAGGTGTAGCTGATTGTGGCGGCACGTTGTACTGGGTTTTACTATTTTTCTGAACATTCACTTGCTGGACCAGATTTTGTAAACCTGTACCTGCCGGAGTACCAGCGGAAGAAGCTTTAGCTTTCAAACCTTCATCAACGCGTTTAGCCTGTTGGGTTTCTTCACGTTGTTCTACTGGCTGAGGTTTTAATGCCGGTTGGTCATTAAATTTCTCAAGTGATTTATTCATTTTATCGATAAGCTGTTCCATATTTAAATCTTTAGGAGCGGCCTTTAATGCAGGGTCATTAAGTTGTTTTTGGATATCATCATAAGACTCTTTAGCATTTTTCTTATCGACTGCATCAGGCTTCATAATATCTTCGGCTGTTTTAGTCAGACGGATAATATCAGCCTGGGCATTATTACGCTTTTTGATTATGTCAAGACGTTGTTCTTCTGGCATATCACGGAATGTAGAATCAATTCCACCTGAACGAATTTCTTCGGCTGTTTCTTTTGAAACAGTTCCATATCTCTCTGCCTCTACAAGCCCCTTGTCTTTACCTTTAAAGCGTTTGTCCATGTCCTTTTTAGCTTCAAATGCTTCGGCATCTTTACGGTCTTGATATTTAGCCAAAGTAGTCTGGTCCTGGTCATCTAATGTTGCACCAGTTTTCTGCTGGTATGTCATTAAAGATGAACCTTCAACATTATCGGCTGCATCATTAAAACCTAATGCACGGAGCATGGCGGCAGTTAATTTGCCAATGCCTAACATTAAAAGGTTTGCCATATTTTCTGTCAGCGATACCATTCCTTTAACTATTGCAGTAGCCAATCCAATCCAGTTCTTCTCACTGAACATTGTCTGTGCATTTTTAGCAAAGGTCATTAAGCCTTCTAGAATAGGCCCCCATTCCTTGAATTTGTCATTGAAGTCCTTCCATCCGGCTTCGAATTGCTTCATGAAATACTGGAAGTAGACTTGAATCATGTCGATACCAAGGACTAATGCAAACATCTGGGCAGCGAATTTAGCTGCATTAGCTAAAGCCGTCACGGTATATTTGAAAAGCATACTAGCAATTTTATCAGAAACAGAAACAACAGCCTTAAAACCACCTTTAGTTATTTTAAGGAGGTCATCCATTTTAAAGCCGGCATCATCGGTCTTTTTATCCTTGTCTTTCTTATTTTCCGTTTCTTCCTGTGGAGTCGTCGGAGGTGGTAAGAAAGGGGCATCTTCTGGAATAGGACCTTGTGGTATCAATTGAGCTATAAGTTCTTCCAATTTAGGCTGTTCAACCTGAATAGGCATAGCTTCTTGAAGAGCGGCTAAAGTGGTTGTTTCTTGAGTGCTAGGAGATTTTTTAACCTCACTAGACAATTTCTCCGCAAGCATATCAGTCAGCTTAGAAATCTTTGCGGAAATTGCTCTTGCTGCTCCGGTCGTCGCTTGGGTATTAACGGCTACACGTTCTACTGCTTCGGACGTTATTTCTGTACCGGCGACTACGTCTTTAATGCCTTTATCCAGATTATTCAAAGAACCTATAATCTGGTTGCCTTTGTTCTCAATAGCCTCTGCAGTCATCTCAGACGCCGCCTGGGCGTCTTTCATCTGATCGGCAATGTTACTTAGCTCTTCATTTTGAGAAGACGCCAGGGCCTCAGCACGACGTTGAGGCGCCATATCTTCAATGAGCTTCTTACGACGGAAGCTCTGTGATTCGGAATTATTTTTCTTCATTTAATAGGTCCATAATCTGGAGCATTCCTTTAATAGGACCATTAGGACCTGGAATAGCTACTGTGCTAGTTATGTCGTCAGCCCATTTAGAAACAAAGGCCGGCATATCCAGAAAATCTGGTATATCATCACCAAGATAAAGAGTTTTCAGTACGTCATCAACTGGACCAAATTGTTCAAATGGCTCGTGTGAACGGAACTTGTATTCTTTACCACCAAATTGGAACTCAAGCCTTTGGCAAATATAAACATCGTCTAATTTATAAGTGAACCCATCTTTAGTGACTTCACTTTTTAATTTGTTATTGAATTCTAAAAGATGTAAACTAACGAAATCGGTTTCGGCTGCATTCAATCCAGGATGAATCGAATTCATTATAGTTTTAAGAGCCACTAAGGGGTTCTTCTCATCTTTTACCATATTGTGGTGTTTAAGACCAAGCTTAGGAAGACTGACCGTCTTCCCCTTCATCGTTATTTTCTTGATCGGGAGAATAAGTTTTAAGTTCATTTTTAACCTTAGGCGGCTCTTCGACTTTAATTGCCTTGCCATTTGTAAACATGTATAAGTTCGTTATAGACGTGTTGTTACTCATCTCATGAATAACTTCGTCTACGTAAAAATCGTACTGGAATTGGTTCTTAGGGTCATAGAAGTTAATCTTATCGCCAGGAGTCAATTCAAAATTACCAAACGTCTTACAATGAGCATACCCATCATATTGTGTCATAGTAATTAATCGTTGGGCCTCTTCAAAACCATTTCGATATGTTGCTTCGGAATAAGCGCCAGAGCGAGAAACCAGAATACTGTTTTGACCTTCACCAAATGTAACTCGTGTAGCACTTTTATCAAGAAAACTATGTGCATACACAGTAGCGTTCTCATACGGCTTACGTGAATGTTGGTTAGCTTTTACAAGCCATTCAAAATCAAAAGCAATAGGAGTTTCAAGGTCCTGAACATATTGACCAATGAGTCGTGGTTCACCGACGACGAAATTAATAGGCTCTTGGGCTATCATCATTTCGTAATCCATGATTTCAATCCCGTCGATATCTTCCCAGACAAATACGAATTTGTCTGAATCAACGGCGAGACCCATATCACGAACAAAGCTCATGTATTGGTTTATATTGTCACACCATGGAACGTTAGGAACATAAACGTTTATTCCATTTATAGGAGGAGCTATCAAAGGTCTGTCTTGATAAATCACACCAATCATTTCTGTCAGTGTTTCTTGAACACTAGGGAAGAACATCCGACTAAACTTCAAATCTTCTAATGAATGAATGGTTGCCAATTGGATTGTGATTATGTTATCACCTTTAGAGTCAACACTCACTGAAAAGTGTTTGCATCCATATATCCTGGTTTGAGTACGCTGAGTATTAGCGTTACCTACGGATATTTGAATAATCTGTTCACCATCCATTTTAGTGTGAAGGTTCTTTGCATCATAAAACTGAAGAAGGCCTTCATTGCGACCGTAAAGGCCATCACGCATTGTTAATGTAGTAAAGGTTGCAGCCAACTCGACAAATCGGTGTTCAAGCCAAGCATCATAGTCTTGATAAAGTTTGATGCTTATATTAGGATAACCTTCACGTTGAATAGTCTTACTCATTTAAGGTCCTTTTCAACTAGTGAGAGTGCAATACTGCGTTCAATAGGAATCATTTGCATAATACTTTCTAAATTGTAATGATTTTTGACCAGCAAATGGTTTACTTGATAGAAGGAAAAAACTTCATCAGGGTTCAGTAATAATCTGAAAATGTCAATGAAACGTTCGTAAACAATATGACGTTTCTGACAACATCCAAACTTTATATCGAATCTAATTGGAGCCATCTGCTTCATAAGAGACTCAAAGGATTCTAAATCAATGGCATCAATTACTGCAACTTGTTCTTCTTCGGATAACGAAGCCCAACTGTATTTTGCATTAGAATCTTCAACCGACTTTATGGTAGAAAGAATCATTTCAGATTTGTCTTCTAGTATTTCATCCGGGAAGTTAAATTCTATTTTAAGGCCTGCCACTTCTATTGAAGGAGCCTTAAGTTCATCTTGAGCCATGTTAAATAAAAATTGTTTGTTTTTACCACAAGTGCTGCATTCATACATAACAGGTATTTTTGTTTTACCTATCGAACCGGAATAAACCTGGACGAACATGTATGGACGCCAAGATTTCGGATAACCTCCGAAGTAATCTTCAAGCATTTCATCTAAAAGAACGATTTGTTCTTCTTCGGACTTATTGCCCATATCATTTCGAACCAAAAGAAAATCTCTATAGTCTGCGACTGTAAACGGCTTGAAACGATGGACACCGTCCGGCATTTTACAACGAATAATATTAGCCATGAGTATCTCCTTTCGTGTATTTATAAATAGTCATATAAGAGGAGCTAATTATGCCTAATGAATATAAATTTATTGCTCGCATTGGCAAAACAGATATCCAGTGCAGAGCGTTCACACTAAGAGAATACAAAGACCTTTTACAAGCTAAATTAGAAGGTCGTATGGAAGATGAAATTCTTTCATTGATTAAAAAATGTACCGATGCAAAAGATTTGACTCGTCATGAAGGTGAACTTCTGTTAGTTAATCTTTGGGCTAACTCTATAGGCGAAGTTAACGTAGAACGTACATGGGAATGCGCCTGTGGGAAAGAAATTCCTATCCCAATTAACCTTATGCATGCGAGTGTAGATTCAACAGAAGAGCTTCTGTACTCATTTAAAGAATTCAAAGTAAAATTCCGTTACCCGGGCTTATTCCAAGATAAGAACAAAGCACAAATGGTAGCAGAATGTATTGAATACATTGTTATCCCGGACGGAACCACCCTTTCAGTAGACGATCTTTCAGACGCTGAAATCGAAGACCTTTATGCGGCCATAACAACTGAAGACATCGAACGTATATCTTTGATGTTAACACGCCCTCAAATACAGTTGGCAGTGCCTATCTCTTGTGAGTGTGGCGAATCTCATGTCCATGTTATCAAGGGACTTAAAGAGTTCTTTAAGGTGTTATAATGAATATCAATTTGATGTATTCGGATTTAAGCCCCGAAATGTCTCAAGACTGGAAGCATGACGTTGCTAAGGTTGTTGGTGCTCGAGCAGTAAAAAACAGTCTTTTAGGTATTATAACCACACGTAAGGGTTCACGCCCTTTTATGCCTGATTTTGGATGCGACATCAGTGACCAGTTATTCGAAAACATGTCACCATTAATTGCTGATACAATTCAAAGAAATATTGTTTCCGCTGTGCGGAACTTCGAACCACGTATTTCACGTCTAACGGTCCAAGTAACTCCAATCTATGATGATAACACTGTCATAGTCACAGTTCAGTTCAGTATTGTCGATGACCCAGATACTTTAGAGCAAATCAGAGTTCAATTGTCGGCATCGGCCTAATTGCTCCCTGGAATGTGATGTTATAATGGGTCTATGGGTTGTTTAACAGGAAAACATTATGACAGTAGAGTTTAAGTTAGAAGCTTTCCAAGATGAATTGGATGGTGATTTGAAGATTGACAGTACTAAATTGCAGTGGGAAGTACAGAACAACGTCTTGCTGCACAGCAAGTGGCTTCGCCTTTATAGTAACTGTAAGAAGGAAATCATGAGGTTGGAAATTCAGAAAAAGACTGCTGGTAAAAAGGCATTGGATTTCTATACCGGTCGTGGTGAGCCAGGCGAAGAAGTGTGTATGGACCAATATGAAAGGTCCGAAATGAAAACCGTATTGGCTGCTGATTCAAGTCTGTTAAAGATTGATACAAGCATTCAATATTGGCAACTGTTGCAAGACTTTGCGAGTTCTGCTCTTGATGCAATCAAGGCACGTGGTTTTAATCTTAAAACTATGCATGAAATTCGCAAGTTCGAAGCAGGTGATGTATAAATAAATTTGTAAAAGAAACTAAGGAGACAATCATGTCAGAACAGATTTGTGTTGTCTGTAAAACTCCAATCGACTCTGTATTGGTTGTTCATTCAGACAAAGGCCCTTGCCATCCAGGTCCATGTTATAATTATGCCCAAAGCTTGCCAGTTACGGAAAATACCGAAGAGCAGCTTAATGAAACTCAATTACTAATCTAGTGTGATAGCCAACTTGTTGGTTTTGCCCCTTCCTTACGGTTGGGGCTTTTTTGTATCAGAAGTCTTCTTCTTTTTCGTCGTCAATAGACGAAAGTTCAATTTTCTTCCCTTCCAAAGCATCACGAATACTGATGTCATCAGAATCCTTCAGTTCTGCTTCTTTAGAGCGTTTCTTGTAATAGCCTTCCAGCTCCTTCAAACCATCCGTGGTCTGACAAGAGCCGATTTTAGCCATAAAGCCTTCAATAGCGGCTTCATACATAATATCGGCAAATGATTTCATTAGATTTCTACCTGTTTCATAACGTAGTTAAATTTTTCATCAGCATATCGTTGGATACGCTCTAATGCGTGTTTCAACGCGTAGTTCAAGTGAACATATTTCTTTTTAGAAGATGCTGATTTAGGTTTAACACCCATATCATCAATGATGTCCCATACTTGGGCAACATCTTTAGAATCATGTTTACGAAGAACTCGGCCAATTGTCTGCAAGACAATAATTTTAGATTTCACCGGATGAGCGAAAATAATATGGTGTAAGTTCTTAACACTGATACCAGTAGAGAATACGCCATAAGAAGCTACTACGATAATACCCTTACCGTTTTCGGCCATAACTTTAAGAGCATTACGAACTTCAGTAGTCACTTCACCTGACACGTAATAAACTTGCTTGCCACCTGCTTCTTTAACTAGTTCGACGAGCTTTTTACCGTGTTCGATATTTTTGAACATCAAAAACACGTTCTCATCTTTCTTAGCTAATTTAACAGCTAAATTTGCAATCCATTTATTTCGTCTATCAGCTTTAGTGATAACTTTAATTTCAGTCTGGTAATCTTTACCTTTCATCTTAACGCAGAATTCATCTGGATAACGAAGGAAGATTGAGTTAATTTTAAGTTCGGTTACCGCGCCTTCATCCATTAATTGTGATGTTGAAACAGGACGGAAGATATCACCAAACAGACCCATGTATTGCATAAGGTTGGCTTTGCCATCTTTCAGAGAACCTGAAAGACCGAACTTAAACATACAGTTCGTTAACCCTTCAATAATGGTAGAAATAGATTTACCGGTCGCTAAATGACATTCATCATTCATAAACATGCCGAACTGATGGAACCATTCTTTAGGTTGTTTCACAGCGGTTTGGTATGTTGAAACATAAATCATTGCATCAGAATCACGCTTCGTTCCGGCACGAATACCAAGCATATGTTGTTTACCGAATAAACGATAATCGGCAAAGTCATTAATCATCTGATCGACTAGAGCAGTTGTCGGGACCAGGATTAAAATTTTACCCTCATAGTTCTCAACGTAATAGCGTGCCAGGAGTGCCTGAATTAATGATTTACCTGCCGATGTAGGTAAATTCAGAATCGAGCGACGATTTGTCAGGCCATGCAACACGGCGTCAAATTGATACCAATGTGGCTTGATTTGAGTATTGCCTGAGTAAATATCAAGGCCGTCAATCCACTTAGTGTAATCGTCTTTGCTAATCTCTTCTTTTTCTGCAATCTTCGGGTCGATCCAAAGATGATACTCGAATTGAGATGCAAATTTCTTCATCTGGCTTACAAGACCAAATGGTAAAAGTTTATTGTAGTCTAAAAGACGAATTCGTCCGTCCCATTGACCGTACTTGTATTTTGGATTAAATTTGTACCCATCAGCTTCAAAACTGAAGTAGTCTCTTAATTCGTAAAAAGTGGATTCATCACACTCGATACGAACATGACTAAAATTTTCAAAATGAACATTAATTTGCATTGGAGTCAGTCCCAGTTATAAATACATACATATTTATACACTAGAAGAGACAACATTATGGATTACCAATATATTGAAGACCTTCGTGCACTCGAAGATAAAAAAGAAGCTAAAGATAAGCTCGTAGCGTATGCCGAACAATTTGGTATCAAAGTCAAGAAAACTCGTTCGTTTGAAAATCTTGTTCTTGATATCGAAGCAGGCTTAAAAGAGTTGGCGTCTGAACCTCTGCCTGAAGATAATGAAGGCCTATCTATTTCAGACCTTATCGATGCTGATGACGAACTTGAAGGTAAGAAAGAATTCATTATCAATGATGATGAAGGCGCAAAAGAAGAAGCCAAGCTTCTGTTTGACAGTCCTACCGAACGTCCTGAAGTTCTTGAAATCAAAGTTCCTGAAGTCGAACTTCGTACGCCATTTATTCCGAGTGCTCCGATCGGCGATGTCACTATCACCGTAACATCTGAAGGTGAAGTAATTGAAAAACCTGTCGAACCTATTAATGAAGAGCATTTAAATCAGGCTATTCAAACCATCATCGAATCTGAAAAAGCTGAGTTATATGAACTCCCGGCTAATTACAGCCCGTCATTAACTAAAATCGGACCAGGTCAAGGTTATTGTACTCTCCCTTGGTGGATTTATGAATGGATTACAAAGAACCCAGATTGGAAATCCAAACCTAAAAGTTTCCCACATCACTATGGGTTAGATACAGTTCTGAGTTTGATTTATTACATCAAGCGTGAGGGTTCAGTTCGCATTCGCGAAACACGTAACTCTAGTTTTGTTATTTTGGATTAAGGGCTTCGGCCCTTTACTAAGGAATTAATATGGCAACTGTTCTTACACTTTTACCGAGTAATCCAACTATTACTGTTGGCGATTCTCAAGCATTTACTACTACTTTAACGGGAGCCCCTGAAGGTGCAACGACCACTTATGAATGGTCTGTTGACAATGTAGTTCAGAGTTCTGTAACCGACGCCTTTAATTACACAGCCGCTACGGCCGGTGTTAAAGTAATTAAAGTTGTTTCCACCACTAAAGTTGATTCAGAGCCGGATGATGTTCAGACTCAGACAACTAACCTTACGGTTAATGATGTCATGACTTTATCTGTTGTTGCAACAGCCCAACCAACGACTCTTAAAGTTGGCGAAGAATATACCGCCTCTGTTGCAGTTACTGGTCAGGCTCCAGGTTCTGCATTGACTTATAGCTGGTCTACTGGTGAAACTACGGCAAATATTACTGCTACGGCTTCTACCGAAGGAACTATTAATTTAAGCTGTACCGTATCTGCTACTGCGGCAGGTTTTGACCCAGCATCAGAAACATCTAATGTAGTTGTAATAACCGTTCAGTCGGCTGAAGCAGAAATCCCGGCTGAATGTCCTATTCTTTATGTTCACCCTCTTCCACACCGAACTTCTGCTTATATCTGGGCTGGTTGGTGGGTCATGGATGCCATTCAGAAACTTACTGTCGAAGGTAAGGATTGGAAAACTGCAAAGGCAGCCGACACCCCTTACTACTGCCATTTAGCTAATCTTGCTAAAATGATTGATGATTATCCTGAAGTTGATGTTCAAGAATCCCGTAATGGACGAATTGTTCATCGTTCTGCTTTAGATGCAGGCATTATCTACTAATTAAAGGACTCCTTCGGGAGTCCTTTTTTGCTTTTAAAACTTGATGATTTAATGTCCCTACATTCATAAGTGAGATAACAAATGAAAGCATTAAAGATTCACATGATGCACGAGAACGGTGTAACCTTCATTGATATCGCTAAACAGTTCGGCATCAGTGCTAAAGAAGCTATGCAGGAATGGATTAAAGTTGAGAAGGCTAAGGAACGTGCAAAGAACCGTGAACGTGTTGTTTATCGTAAACGTTTAATCACCAATCACACTAAATTAGTTGAGAAAATGAGAGGCTACAATGCGTGACCCAATGTTTCCATCCGAGCAATTTAAAAATGAACGTCGTATCCAAGGTTGGGATGAATCAGGCCATCCTATTGGCGGTCTGAAGCCATCAAACAAAGAAACACGTATTACTACTCTGGCTGCTCATTACGGTGCCCTGGCGGAGTCTGTCGCCACAGGCGAGCTCAAACAGGCACAAGATGAAGTCGAACTGGAATTTAAAAACCAGGCAATGAAAGGAAAACGTCAATTCAACTGGTACCCATCTGCTCTGGCAAAGAAATATAAAGACCAGTTGACCAAATGGATGCAGGATGAAGGCGTAGTAGTTAATTGGAAACATGACCAACGCGATGGCGATTGGGTTGAAATTGTTTACTAATTCAAATATGCTTTAAATTTTATGTGTTATATTTAGTTATAATGGTTTGGGTGCTATTTATAACGGCCCGGGTAAGAAGATCGTTTCTATTAATATAGGATGTTTATTATGTTCGAAAAGTATTCCAGTCTTGAAAACCACTACAATGGTAAGTTTATTGAGAAGATTCGTGGTGCTGGCCTTGATGTAACTGAAGGTTGGGTAGCACGTGAAAAGATTCATGGTACAAACTTTAGTATCATAATTGAACGTGACGCAGTCACATGCGCGAAGCGCACTGGTCCTATTCTTCCAGCAGAAGATTTCTTTGGTTACTCTATTATTCTGAAGAAATATAATGACAGTATCAAGGCAGTACAGCACACTATTAAAGAAGGCTCATCGATGCAGATTTTCGGTGAGTTTGCTGGTGGTGGAATTCAGAAGGGTGTTGATTATGGTGAGAAAGACTTCTATGTCTTCGATATCCTGGTTAAGACCGATCAAGGCACTAATCAGTTTGTAGATGATTACATGATGGAAACCATGTGTAATACGTTTGGCTTCAAAATGGCTCCATTGCTCGGTCGCGGTAAATTTGATGTTTTGGCTCAACTTCCTAACGACTTTGATGTAGTTGTTGGTTCATATAATTCTCTGATTGAGCATGTTGACCTTGAAACGGCTAATAAACACACGTTTGGTATCGAGCCAGGCACACGTAATATTGCAGAAGGTTATGTTCTGAAGCCTTGTTATCCTAAGTTCTTCCCTAATGGTACTCGTGTGGCTATTAAGTGTAAGAACTCTAAGTTCAGTGAAAAGGCTAAATCAGATAAGCCTATTAAGGCCGCAGCAGTTCTGACTGATATTGATAAGGTTACACTGTCTACATTAGCGGCTTATGCCACCCTGAATCGTGTTAACAACGTTATTAGTAAGATTGGTGAAGTAGGCCCGAAAGACTTCGGTAAAGTGATGGGTCTGACTGTTCAAGATATTCTTGAAGAAGCGGGTCGTGAAGAAATCTTTATTACTGATGCCGACCAGCCAGATGTTGTGAAGAAAGAACTTGTAACTTATGTACAGGGTGTTATTCGTCCTGTATGGATTGAATTAGTATCGAATTAATACGAAAAAGGGAACCGTAAGGTTCCCTTTATTTTTAGTCTTCAATGAGTTTAGGTAACTTAACACCAAGAAGAACAGACATATCAGATTGTCCGGCCATTTTATCCATATCAGAAGCATCAATAATACGGGCCTCTTTATCATCTTTAGCCACAGTATACGGGTTTGCACAAAGTGCATAACGAACCATAAGTGCTACAGATGGTTGTAATGAATCAGGGTCGACAATAACTTTAAATGTACCAACATGTTCGGGGTCATCTAAGTCCAGACCTTCAGTATAAGGTGCATAGAACAAAGAACCAACCATTTCTTTCTCGCCGAAATCTTCCTTAACACCTACGGTAACGTAGTCAGCAGGAGTATTTGTATCGACGTAAACAGGCAGACCATTTACCAGGAAGCCGTATGCGTTAGGGGACAAGTACTTATCATCTTCAGGCTTATGTTTCAGCCAACCAGAACCAGCCAGTAACGCACCCACACGAGTAGAAGCAACAACAAACGTAGCCGTATAAGAAGTAGTACGTTGAATATGAGAAACCATTTCACAAACGAGTTCATAAAGCTTACGTGATGCTTCAGGAGCACGATCATAAGTCAGGTCAATAATACCCTTATCACATACACCAGTAACTTTATATCGTTTTGATACAGTAACCAGAGACTGAAGAATGTCTTTGTTCACTTCATCGGCCATTTCAGTAGCCAGAAGGTCTTCAATAAAGTTAGGAGTATCGAGGCCATTGGCTTCCATATCCTGAGCAAGTTCTATAGTAAGGCTTGATTTAAGCTTACGAGATTTAACAGATGCATTCCATTTATTAATTAGAAACTTACTTTCAGAAACATTACTTCCATCGCCAGTTTCATATTTGGTTACAGGAGCTGCATCAGGAACAGTACGAATAGTCAGAAGGATAATAGCTTCCATCAACATTTCGCTCTCGTCACCTGTAATACCGTCAAATGGTGTATCTTCCATTGCCTTATAAACAACGTTCTGATACTTGAACAGTGTCCCCTTAGTGATTCCTGCGGCTCCTGCCGTAGTGAATTCAGTCATTCCTTCACGTTCTTTAGAACCAATAGCACCACCATAAGTTGCCCCAGTAACAAAACTCAGTTCATTATCAGGCGTAAGGTATTTGATGCCATAAAGAGCGGCAATTGGCTGAGTCGTACGCTGTTGCGCTACGATATCACCATAGATTAATTTTGTAGTAGCACGAGTCAATGCAACGAGGTTCGGTCGCCCAATCATTGAGCTAGAAGTCGTGGTAGATTCGCGCAACATATTATGAATTTTACTCATTGCACATTCCTCTTAGTGTATATGATTATTTATAACAGTCAAGAAACAAAAATGGGAGACCGAAGTCTCCCATTTGTTAGGTATTAGATACCTTTAACATATACACGACGGAAGTAACCGTTCAGACCCAGGCTGTTCACGATATCAGGCATGCCTGAAGTGATACGACCTTTAGGCTGTTGTGCAGCGCTATCAGCAAACGGGTTGATACCGATACCGTAACGAGTTTTGAAGCCCATTACCGGCTGGAAGTTCTTCGGATCGGAACCACGCAGTGGAGTCAGTGCAACGTATGGCGCGTAGTAGATACCTGCGTCCATCTCGTTAGAACCTTTATAACCAATGGTGAAGTAGTCCTGACGAGCGTACTGGTCAATATACACACGGTAACGACCACCCAGAACACCTGCGAAGGTTGCTTTGGTAGTGTCAACGTTATAACCCTGGCCCAGACCCTGTGCTGCTGGAGAAACGCTTGGGTCAACTGCAGCCAATACGTTAACAACGTTACGAGAAGCAATCAGGAAGTTACCTGCACCACGACCGGTCTGACGAGCGATTTCAGCAGATTCTTTGTCAATCTGGAACATCAGAGCTTTGAAGCTTTCACCAGCCCAACGAGCACCACGTACGTCGATAGGGTCCTGGAAGTCAAACACACCGGCTTTAGAACCAACGGTCTGGGTCATACCAGATTTACCAACCTGTGCAGAGAAGTTAATCCAATCGATTACTTCACGGTTGATTTCCAGCATAATTTCTGTAGCCAGAATACCACTCAGTTCGGCATCAGCATCCATACCGTGTACTGCGCGCAGGTCCTGTGCCAGTTCGATAGAGTAGCTTGCTTTCAGCTGACGGGATTTAGCTTCGATAACTTGTTTATCGATACGGAAGCCCATTTCGTTCCACGGGTTGTCAGTAGAACCATTGAAGCCTTCCTGCAGTTCGGCGATAGAAGTAGCCATACCTTCAGCGATTTCTGCAACGGTACCAGCTTCCAGGAGCTTAGCAACTTCAGCATCCAGTTTACCAGCATCGGTAGCACCAGCATCAACGGTCACAGCTTCAACAGCCTGAACGTGTGCACGGCCAGTTTCTACGAAATCATGAACGTAGATTTTACCAGCGGTCAGAGCTTTACCAGCAGCGATTTTCTCGAAGACTTCAGCAGCGCCTTGGCCTGAGAACATTGCATCTGGAGCGTACATTGGGTGGAACGCTTCTTTAGCACCGGCAGCGATTGGGTCTTTACCGTAAACGGCACGCAGAGCAAATACCTGGCCAGTTGGGTTGTTCAGAGGCTGAACACCACAGATGTCGAAAGCGATCAGATGAGGAATAGCACGACGAACCATACCCATTACTGCTGGACCAATCTGGGTAACAGCACCAGAAGCATTACCAGAAGCGATGTTGGTTGCATCATAACCGTGGTCACCACCGATTTCAGCTTCGGTCAAGAAAGAACCAAACGCTTCAGCGATTTTTTCGTCACGGTATTCAGGAGCCTGAAGAATATCAGTTTCCTGGTTTTCGAAGATTTTAGCAATGATAGCTTGTTTAGACGCACCTACGATTTCAGGCAGGTTTTCGTTCTCAAGCAGTTTCTGCCATTTAGTTACGAGAGTGTTGTTTTTCATGTGTTGATAACCTTGTTAAATTAAGAAATTCGAGCTGCGAAAGCAGCAGCCTGGTCAGCCAGGGTCATTGGAGCCTTAACGGCTTTATCTTCTTCAACTGCTTCTGTAACGAAGTTCAGTGCTGAAGCATCATCTTCAGGTGTATTTATAGCACCTTCAGTGATTGGTTTTGCTTCAGATTCGGTGACCGTAGAACCTTTAACCATGGTCACGATTGCACCCAACTTAGTACCGAAGGATTCAGAATAATCCATACCTTCTACAAGAGACTGTACTTTTTCTTTCTGAGATTCAGTTAAATCGACGGTAGCTTCATTAACCGCTACTTCACGCTGCACGTAATTGATGTACGAGTCGCGCTTACTTACTTCTTCAAACAGACGAGCTGTTTCTTGTTTCTGTTCAGCCAGTTCTTCTTCCATTTCAGCGACTACGTCCACGGCTTCTTCTGGAATAACAACGTTATGTTCAACGAACAGTTCTTTAAGACCACCAACCATCGATTCGAACAGGTCTGCTTTGATACCACGGTCGATAGCAACCTGGTTTTCAGCCATCCATTCTTTAGCGATATGGTCTAAGAATTTACCGGCAGATTCAGCGATTTTTTTATCAGCTTTTTCTTCGGCTTCTTCTTTATTTTTTTCTACTGCTTCTTCAGCTTTTTCAGCGATAAGAGCAATGTGAGATTCTGCCAATTTAACGGCGTGCTGCTTGACGGTTGCTTCGAATACAGTGCCAAAGGTCTCTTTAGCTTCCGGGGACAGATTAACTGTTTCGAAAATACTGTCAAGAGCAACGGAAGCATCAATAGTCTGAGCTTCAGCGATAAGTTGTTCTTTAAGCATTTTGTAGTCCTGTTGTTAAGTTACATAATTATTTATAACGAATTCTTGAGTGCTTTAGCAAGAGCAAGGAATTCGTTATCGGCACTGTAATCTTCAGTAGATTCAGTAATTTGTTTTGGCGTAACCCATGCATCAGGAGCACTAGGACCCCATACAGCGTCAACACCCACCGTCAATTTAAAACCTTCGTTAACGATGTTATATCCTTTAGGCGATTTAGTTAAAGAGCCTAGACCTCGACTAGAGACACCAGGAACCCAACCAGCACGGATATTAGCAGCGAGTTTATCACCCGGACCGTGGTCACCTTCAATAATTCTTGCACGACCATATACGTCGTTGCCTTTCCACCACATATCTTCGATAATAATAGCGGCTTGCATAGGGTCAACATTTGCACGAGGTGGATGGTTTAATTCTCCAAGTGCTTGTTTAGTAGCAACCTGTTCAGCCATATAATTGGCCACGGCTTTTTCCAAAATACGTTTAGGATAAAGGCGTTTATTACGGTTAACTACTTCGGCTTGCATAAAGACACCTTCGATATAAAGGCCTGGCTTTAAACCAGATTCCGTTCCATCGTGGGATTCCATCATAGGAACACCGTCTTTAATCTCGCCTGGCTGACCCCATGTTTCAATTAGTAACATGGGTTCATTCATTATGAGAGTCCAAATGCTTTACGTTTCGCACGAGCTTTTTTACGTTTACGCTCACCACGAACCTGAATAGAAGGATTAGCACGTTTGGTCTTAGATGCTTTGCGAGCAATCTGACGACGTTTTGCTTTAGATAATCCGGTAGTCTGGAATGCATTGCGCTCACGTGTCTTACGGTCTTTAGTACGCGTAAGTTCACCGCGAGAAGAAACGTGTTTTACGATGAATTCGTCTAACTGCATTTCTTCATTCAATGAACCAAGTGCGATACCCATTTCGATATCACCACCTGCAATCATGTTCTCTACAAGATTATTTATATCTGCTTTATCTAATGCTGCAGATAATTCGGCAAAACGACCCTGTGCTTCTGGAATTAACTTGTCAACGTTTTCCGTTACTAATTCATATTCATCAGGGATAAGGAACATTATTCTTCCTCTTTATCGTCTTTACCAGGCTTTTTGTCAGACTTATCGGACTTGTCATCTTTATCAGATTTGTCGTCTTTGTCTTTACCTTCGTCTTCATCGTCCTCGTCGTCTTCAGCTTCTTCGCCTTCAATCATTACGGAACGAGCGATTTCGACCTTACGCTCTTCAATCAAACTAGTTTTCTTCTCAGTCATCAAGGTACTAAATGCCTTACGGACTGCGACGAGGTCGTTTGATTTAATAGCTTCGATTAAATCTTCCATTAGAATTCCTCTTCTTCTTCGTCTGGGTTTTGGAAACGAGCCTCATCGGACTCTAATTCAATTTGCTTAGCTTCTTGGTTAATTTCCTCATCAGACATCTGAAGGAAATCCTTCATAGCTGTATTATGGGAAATATATTTACCGATAAACGGCTCAGCCATTGTTAGCATATTGATTCTGCGTTCCATGATTTCGGCATCTTTCATTTCGCTGAAATAGCTATCACGGTTAAACACAACTTTAATATTATTTATCTCTTCATTCCACTCATCTTCTGTGATGATTTTCTTCAGAATTAAGTTGGTCTTCAGAGGGTCGAGGAATATTTCCTCAAATTTGTTTTGAAGCTGACGAATCCATTTAGCAAACTGAAGTTCATCACGTGAAACAGTTGTACCTGCATCAAACATCACACCGCTGTTCTGGTCACTAGGAATACGTGATTCAGGAATACGCAGAGCACGATATAAGCACTGGCGGAAATAACGAACATCGTCCATATCCGACATGCCAGTAGCACCAGGCATGGTATCAACTTCGGTAACTGCTTTACCATCACGACGCTGCAGCCAATAGTCTTCAGTCATAGACATATTGTGTTGCTGGTTTTTAATTTTACCTGTCGTGGCATCATATACGACACGGTTTTTCATCGTGTTCATAATATGTTGCATGTGTGCTGCGGCCTTACGTGAAGGCATGTTGCCGGTATCAATGTAGAATACACGACGGTCGGGAGCACGGGTAATACGGTAGATGACTAACGCATCTTCCATTAATTTTAACTGGTTTGCTGGTTTAATTGCGCGATGCAAATAACCGATAATGTTCTTACCACAACATGATAACAAACCCGAATGAGCATATACGATTGCAGCCCGTGGAATTTTAATTTTTGTTCCGGCTTCGTAAATGCGCCCATCGCACGAATAACTTTCTAGACCAGTATCATAGATGAAATATTCACGATATCCTTCTACAATTTTTACACCAGCTTCGTTTTTAGTAACAACTTCACGAACGAACTGTAATTGGCGTGGGTCTAAACGACGAAGTTCTTGAATACCTTCTTTTGGTTTGTTCACGTTAATAATCTTATGGAAGAAGATTCGTGAATCCACATACCAACGTTGGAAATGGTCGGTGCCTTTACGTTGGAAGTTCAGGCAATTTAAAACATCACCGAACTCTTCAAGAATTTTATCTTTAATATTTTGACTAAACTTGGTACCGTCAAGATTTAATGAAACCACATCATGGTCATCTTCATAGACGATAGCATCAGAAACAATGTTTGCAACAGCGTTATCAACTTCGTAGTTATTCATTAAATTACGATACGTGTCAATAAGTTCACGCGTATTTTTCATGAACGGTTCATTAGTACCGAACATCTGTTGCATCAACGCGTTATATGGGACATCACGTTCTTGAGCTTCGACTTCACGAGCTCCATCATCTAACTTCGGCGCCGTGATGGACTCTAAATCGTTGTTTAATTGTTCTTTGTATTCAAGCTCGTCGGCTTTTGCCCACGGAGCAAAAATACTTAGTATGTTATTATTAAATGCTGCCATTAGAGTCTCCGAAGTAGGGAAAGGAGACCGAAGTCTCCTTGATAATACTATTTATATGCTTATTCCCACCAGTCAATAGCGAAGGTTGTTTCAAATGTTTCAACTTCGTTATTGCTGTCCCAGTCCATCTGAACTTCACCAACGTTGGTAGGCCACAAACCGGTAATAGTCACTTCTTTAGTAATGGTCTTACCATCACGATGGAATTGACGAACGGTTGCAACTTTTTTATATTCTGCCGGTGCTGCACCAGTAATTTCATTGGTCATACCATGGCAAAGATTCTGCCAATCAACAATGGCCTGACGAGTGTCATGAGCATCATCGTTATAGATTGTAATTGTCCAATCATCAAATGTACGGTCGCCCGCTACGTTGATTTTACGGTTCATATAACCGACTGGTACTTTTTCTACGATGCCTGCTGGCATAGGGGCCGCTTTACATTTGAAGCTGAAGTTTTTTCCTAAGAAAGGAATTTCAACTTCGAACAGGTTAGGACGTGCGAAGTCACCTGATTCAAAAGCGCGAGTGATATCGGTAAGTTCCATAGTTCTCTCTTTATTTATAACGTTCCAGGCGGAGCCTGTTGAATTTAATTTTTACCTGATAAGATATTGTCAGGGCCCTAATTAAAGAGCCCTGGCGCCGTCTTACTGAGCAGGACCAATCAACTCGTCGAAGTCGGCACCTGTAGAGGTTGCTACGAAGTTCAGAGTGATATAGTTGATGCTACGTGCAGGTTTAACGTAGATAGAAGCTACGAACTCGTTACGGTCGATAACGGACGGGGTGTTGTTCGTAGTATCACAAACCACACGACCTTCGTAAATACCACCCAATGCTTTAATACCAGCCAAGTACTGGGCTGTTTCCATACGGAAACTAGAGCGAGTGAAGTTATCGTTCAGCTCGAACAGTTTGTATTTAGAAGCATCACCGATATTTTTCTTGAGCATGTTCATCAGACGACGTACGTTGATGTGGTCCATCGGAGACGGAACCTTAGTCGCAGTTTTATCGCCAAACAGAACAAAGCCATCACCACCAGCAAAACCAACAACTGGGTTGATACCGTCCTGGTACATACGATCACGATGAGACTGACGAGGCTCAATAGCAAGTTTAATAACGTTCAGTAACTGACCACGGTTATAACCGGCTGGAGACATCCAAGGCTGACTTACGTCATCCGTACGAGCACACAGACCAGCCATATCGGCAGCTAACGGAACCCAACGGTTCACATCATTGTACTTATCATATTGATATTTATAGTTGCCATCGATAGCAGCATAAGTCGTGCTTATGTTCATGTTATCGGTGTCGAATGCACCAGTACCACCACGCCAATCGATAAGGTTATCAACAGCACGCTGAAGTGGAACGTTAACCATCAGACCTTTAGGCGGAGAAATAAATGCCAGGCAATCCTGACGTTCGTCTGCAATAGACACAACGTGTTTCTGTACAGTAGAAGCAGTAGCATCACCTTCACCGGAACAAGCACCTGCAATTAACAGGTTAATATGCAGGGCTTCACGATCTGCGAACAGGTCCCAACCTTGCATCAGGTCACCAGCGGTAACTTGATCGTTTGCTGACAAACCACCTTGCATCTTAATTACACCGCTGAAACCGGCTGGCCAGTTCAGAGAAGTAGCGAAGATGTAGTTGCTTGTACCTTTAGCGAAATAATCATCCATAAAGATGTTATTACCGTAAACGTCTTTTTCACCACGAAGGGTAGACAGAATTACGTTTTCAACCACTGCGCCATCACGACGAACAATAATTGCGTACTGGTTTTCAGTCTGTGGGCCGTAATTGAAAATAGCCTTAGCTACGGAAGCACGAGTACCACCAGTAGGGTAAATTGGCAGCTGAAGAGCATTTCCTTTCTGATAATCAGCATAAGAAACTACTTCAACTTCAATAGTAGAACCGATTTCACCAGGATAAAGGGCTACGATACCAGGCATAGAATATTTCGCCAGTTCTGCCTGGAATTCCAGAGACTGGATTTCGCTCAGAGCAGATTCTGCTTCGGTCAGAAGAATACCGGAATCGGTTTCAATAGCGCCGATAGAAATAGTACCGGAAACACCAGAAGAACTCGAGGTAATTTCGGCAGTCCATGCGGAACCTAAATTAGGATATTCACCTACTGATTTAGCATGAGCGATAATTTTACCAGAAGGAATGAATACAGCCTGGATTTGACCACCAGTTCCTACTTTAGTAATTTTACCTTCAGATTCGATAACATCGGTCAGACGTTTAACTCGAATTGCATCGCCAACTTTATAGTTAGAACCAGCGGTATTAATTGTTGATTCGATGTTGCCTGCTACAGGAGAAGCGTTCTTAGCAGCATCACGGTTAACAACACGAACAGTACGTAAGTCGTTACCATATTGCAGGAAGTTCATGCCACTCATGAAATAATCGGCTACATCATTATTTGGTGTACCAAACGTGTCAACCAGCTCTACTTCGTTGGTAATCTGTACGGCCTGGAATGCAGGACCCCACTGGAATTTACCAACCAGAGCAGCACGACCCGTAGCGTTACGAACCACAGTGCTCTGTACACTGGTTTCTTTGAGCTCAATGCCCGGAGATAGTAACATAATATGTCCTCAGTAATTGCTTTATTTTATTTATACAAACGACAGGCCATGTTCTCTTGGAGCATATTCGGCTGAACTGTCACCAGCGTCAACAAATACAACTGGTTGGTATTCATCGTTCATATCTTCCAACTCTCGACTAAAGACTTCAGACGCTAGGCGCATTTCATCTCTGTCGGCATAGTCGGCAAATTTCTGCTGGGTCGTTAGCCACGCAAAAATTACAAGGCTCATCACAAGATCGTCATGGAAACCTTCTTCAGCAGCCCACGAAAGTTTCTTCTGGCTGAATGTACGGAATTCCATAATTGTAGGCTTATGATTAATTTTTAATTTATCTTTCTCGATAAGGTCTTTTAACGCAGAACAACCAACTGCCTTAGTTTTAGTTGTCTGTTTCATGCCTAAATCAACCATAGAATCACAAATAACGTTTTCGTATTCAAGGTCCATATAAAGTGATTTAGCAACTGAAACACCCGTCGAGTTAAGCTCGATATAAATCGGCGCTTCGTTATATTCCATCAGGTATTTATGCACTATATCCGGGAGGATTAAGTGACTTATTTCATTACTATGAAGTACAGCAACCTGTTCCCATTGGGTATCGGTTATGTCTATAATATGCATAGCATGATAGTCCTGACCACGACCTTCAGAACAGTCTAATGTAGCGACATATTTTCTTTCCGGGTCCGCCGGTTTAAAACGATAGAAATAGTTCTGTTCTGGTATTGTGTCTATCCAATCCATGATAGCTAATTTCATACCGGAGATTAACGTTCCTGACGTCCCTTGGAATTCAGCCATATGTTCCTGTCGGAACTGTTCTAAGGATGACCCTGAGATCGTCTGACGGCTCCACTGCCAACCATCATCGAATATATCTTCATCGTTATAAAGACGTTCTTTAACACTGTTCCAAATAGCGGTGTAAGGTGCAAAACCTGATTTACCTTCAACTGCGGCTGTCCAAATATCGTAGAAGTGGTTCAATCCATTTGGTGTGGTTGTGATAATAATCTTAGAACGACGACCAGATGAAATAACAGGCTGGATAGCAAGCCAAGCTTCAATAAAGTTAGGAATAAACGCACACTCATCGATGTAAATCATAGCGAATGAGTTACCACGAACGGCGTCAGGAGAACTAGCATAAGCTCCAATTGAAGAACCATTATCTAATTCGATGTTACCCTTGTTCCATTCTGAAATACCAGGCTGTAAGAAATCTGGAAGTAATTCAATAGCTTGTTTAGTACGGTCTAATACTTCTTCAGACATGCTTCGTTTATGCGCGAGCACACCAACGGCCTTGTCTTTATTGAAACAACAGAAGTGAGCAAGGAATATTGCTACAACAGTTGTTTTACCTAACTGACGACTTAAGTTACATGTGGTCATACGCTTAGAGGACATTATCTTAAGCATATCACGTTGATAATCACGAAGTTGGACCTTAATGGTCCCGTAGTCAATATGGGTAATAGCACAATATGTTTCGGCAAAATAAACGATATCATCACGACACCGTTTCCATTCTTGAACCATTTCTTTAGTCCAAGCCGTCTTAATATTAGCACGTTTTAAGTTTGGTAATGCATTATAACGGGTGCGCTTGTTGTTTTTATCCTTAAACGTTTTGAAATTAGTAGGGTCTTCGCCTTGTAGACGAATTTTTACAATTCCATTTATGCGAAGATAATCATCGAATTTTTCAGGGTACCATTTATCATCCCATTGGGATTTGAAAAATCTAATATTGTCCTGAATCTTTGTTTCCATCGAAGAAGGAGGACGGATGATTATATTATCGCCAACGTTCAACGGATGGTCATCATTGAGTACGTTAACTGGTTGTTCCATTGACTAATTTCTCTTGACGTTCTTGAGCTTCATAACTATCACCGATTTCATCCATCAAATCTGATGGAGAACCCATAAAGATAGTTGCATTCTCAATATTAGTTGTTTGAGTTCCACCCTGACCTTTTGAAGTACCAACTTGCTCTGCAGTGATTTCTTTCATTTCTTTATGCATTTTGAGAAGTTCGGTATTAGTCTTAGTCATCTGACCCATAAGGGTAGAAAAAACTTCCATATGCCGAGGTGAGTCGGCATTTTTGGCTGTTTCAAGGAATATTTTAGCAGCGTCCATTAACATCTGGCTTTGGAAGTGCATATTACGACGAACTACTTCATAGTCGTCTTCAAGGTCAGGTGTACGGTTCTGTGGATTGCTTTCTACTGGAATAAGCTCCAGTGGCTTATAGACTTCTATTTCTTCGCCTTCTACACCCGGCAATTCACTGATGTCCATAAGTTTACTGATATCTAATACTTCGCTCATTATGTACCTCTAGGGCCAGGTGGGTTAGGGTCAACCGGAATAGGAATATCATGAGAATAAGTTTGTTTAGAAGTTCCGTCCCAATCTTCTTCTTCAACATCTCTTGGAACTACTTCAGTGTCAACCGATTCAAAATTACCTTCCGGATTCAATTCTTTACTGTTGGCAAAGAAATCCAAATAAACAGTGCGAATCTCGCCATTCAAATCTGAAACTGGCGGATATAACCATCCATTAACTTCGAACATAACAGACCATTCAAGTCTACGACGAGAAATATTATCGCCTTCTACTTGTTCATCCATTGCCAAAGACTGAAATACGATACGGACATCACGTTCGAACTTGATTTCATTCGTATAGATTTCCGTTATTGTTGTATTAAAGTGTGGCTGGAAATAAGGCATAATCTGTTCGATAATCTGGAACATGTCATCTTGATTACGAGTATGAATGCCTAATTCAAAAATCATTTTCATTGGGACTGGCGCAAACTGTGAAATAGGTTTACGTGGGTCACCATTTTGATACTGGGCCAAAGTACGGTTTTGGATAGATGTTTTATATTGTGAGTTGTACATCATATCGACTAAATGAAGGTTCATACGAGGGAGAACCGTTTCAATTTTAGCCTTGGCCGTCATGTATTCTTCTTTTGAACACTGATTAGGGTCTGGAGGAAGGTTTTGAATAGCCGTCCACTTATTAATCTGTGCCATGAAATGTTCTTTAGATGCGTATGTAATAGGCACCTTAATATATCTTTCGCCGTCTGAACGCTGGCGTGCAATTTGAACATGGGAAAACAAATCACCCATTAACACGATATAGCGGCGTAAAGACGAATTGTACCAATGTCCAAACATTATTTCTCCTAAGCCCGGTTTCCCGGGCTGTTATATGCTTTATTTATGACATGAAATCATCATCAAAAGGACCTTTAGGAGGAGCTTCTCGACCTCGGCCATTGATAACAATATACGGTTCAACAAATGTTTCCGCTTCATCATTGAAAGCTTTACTTTCTGCATACTGGTCATTATCGATATCGGCCAAGCCATCGATATTCTGAACAGGCATCAAATCGAGTTCGCTGAACTCAGGAATGTTAATTCCTTCATTTCGCTGAAGCTCTGGTTTAAGTTCTTCGCCAGAATAAACGAACTTAGTAGCCGTTATTTTACGCATGGCATTCTGACCCATCTGATAAAACGGGTCGTATGGTTGGACCCAATTTATTTCAAACAAACTATTATCCATAGGGAAATAAACTAAGTCACCGGCAATAGGTTCTTTACCGTTTGTTTGGTGCTTGAATAGATTAGGGTTAATGGTTAACGTAACTTCATCATTGACCATCATACCGAATTTACTGAAATAAGTATTGTCACCAGAATAACCATCAAAGCTATCAAGATAAGCCGCAAACTTCCAGGCCTTGTCAAATTTAGATTGAGGGTCTTCACCAAAAATAATATCAGGTTTAACAAACTGACGTGGGATGTAATACATTTCAATTCCACGCATCTGAATACTTTCAGCAACAATAACATCAGCCAAAGTCTGGGTGTTTTGATAGTTGTTAAAGTTTACGTAAGGATTGAGTATTTCACTTTCGTTTGTCTTATTATAGCCTGTGTCATTTTCTAACTTGGCAAATAAACTTGAATCATAAGTAGCCATATTAACCTACCAGAATACCAAATGGTGGGTCCAAAAGATCGAGTTCGTCACGGAGTCTTTCTTTTTCCATTCGAGCCTCTTCAATTAACCGCATACCGTCAACAGTCACGCCACCAGGCAATTGCATACCTTGGTGCCTGGCTAAAATATTACCGTTCACTTCTTTAACAAGTGCTGTAGCATAATCTTTAACCCAACGGTTATTATATGCACCTTGTTTTGGCTGAGTCGTTTCACCAGCACGAATACCTGGCATAGTGCGATATGGGTCGTCGTAACGATCACTTAATGACCAATTATCTTTAGGCACGCCTGCATAACCATATCCAGCAGTACCACCTGCCATAGCGTCAACATCAACAAAACTTTGAGTGTAAACTTCAATTATAAGAACGTCGCCTTTACGAAGGTTACCCATTACTTTTAATTGTCCTGTGTCGTCATTATACCAATAATCAGGCAATGGAGTCATGATGTCCTGCATCATAGAACGATATTGCATTAACTGGGTAAAATAAGACAAATCAGCACCAAAGGCATTAGGGCCAAAAGTATTACATGAAGAGCCCATGCCACCATTAATACCTGCCAGGCCTAATACGAAATCAGTGAACCATGGATAAGTTGCTTGTCCGTCCATTGAAGTTAATGAACCAACATTAGTACGAATAATTTGTGTAACAGCAAAAACTCGTTTATCCGAAAGATCGAATACTAAGTCACGAGCTAAATCGTCATCGCCAATATGGAAAGCCAAATAGTTTTTATTGAACCCATCATAATGGTACTCACCGTATAGCTCTAGAGCGCGCTGGATGCAATCGTATACTTGGTCAGTAGTAACTTCAATATTTACTATTGGTGCGCCCAGGCGGCGCAAGATGGCGTCCTTGAGCTGTTTAGGGTTGTAAGATTCAGTAGCCATAAGGAGTCCTCTTATTAATAACCGTATTTATACGAAAAAAGGGCCGAAGCCCTTTTGTTATGGAGTTGGTGTTAAGAATGTGCTTAAGAGAACCCATGCACCGTCTTTACGAACATATGCTTCACCATCAGAAGGAGCCTCATCAATTTTTGTTGCTACAGCCTGTTGAAGGGCCGTAATATCTGAACGAATATCAACTAAATCAGAAATGTCGGTTTGAATATTACGAACTTCATCACTTAAAGATTCTATATCCGATGCATTGGCATTTGCTTTAAGTTCAACTGCCGTCATTCGTGAACTAAGACCGGCAACATCAATTTTTAACTGAGCGATATCTGCAGTGCCAGAAAACGCAGAAGCTACAGCCCAAGCGGCATTTTTACGAACATATTCCTGTCCATCACTTGGTGCGTCTGGAAGCTGAGAAGCAACTTTAGTTTCAAGCTGTTTACAACTTAAAACAACACCGCGTTCTTCAACAGTACTACCGTTAGGGTTTGTACCATCTAATTGACGAGTATGACGGTTCACTGCGCCTTTCAAACCACTATTGTTATTACCAATTTCAGTCTGAATATCCTGGATGGCAGTAGCAGAAGCCAATGAACGAGTTTCAACAACTTTTAAACGACCTTGAACAGAAGTAGGTGCCGGGTTAATTTCCGTACCCATTGTTTGAGTAAGCCAAGTAACCTGTCCACGAAGACCAGAACTTGAATCTTTACCGACGACAATAGACAAAGCATCTAAATCTGTGCGAAGAGTGCTCAAACGTCCATTAATGGATAATGGCTGTGCTGCAGTACCAATAGCATTTTCGTTAGCAGTTACTCGAGGAACAAGGCCTGTAATAGGAGCAGAAACAATGGTTTCTAATCCGGTTAAACGAGTCTCGGCATTGGTCATACGAGTTGCAATAGTAGGACCTGAACCAAAGTTAATGGCGGTCTTTACATCGACCATTTCAACTTTCAAACCGGCTTGACCAGTCTCGAGAGTAGTCAAACGAGAATAAATTGCCGGCTTACCAATAGATTCTGTACGAGGACCTACTTCTTCACGAAGCTCATTTACTTTAATACTTAATGAACCTACATCAGAATCCTGATAATAGTCTTCTAATTTCTGGACACGAGCAATAGTATTAACGATGGCCGAACTGTTGTCGATAATACGACGCTTCATACCAGTAGACTGTTTACCAATCTCAGTATTACCGTTCATATCCTGGTCAGGATAGTTACCCATTTCAGTTTTGATGAATACTAAATCATTACGGATAGGGCGATAAGTATTATCTTTAGAAGGGTCATAAACACCGACATCTTCTTTCAGAAATTCTGTATCGGTTTCAAGTTCACCAATATTTGTTTCTGCGAATTGCATATGAACTTGGAGAATTTCAATGTTCTCTTTGTTCGTATTAATCTGTTTGATAATATCAACGTCGCTACCCATTTCAAGGGCTTCATTGATATTATTGACGTTGTCAATAACCAGATTAAGTGAATCTTTAGTAGCGTTAGCATTATCCTCAAGAGTAAGGACGTCCGTAAAGATACCTACTCCGGATTCATTAAGCACGCCATCATTACCGTACTTAGTCGATGCGGCCGTGAGCAGTTCACCATTGCGCACCCAACGGATGCGCTTCTGGTCAGCTTCAGGACAGTCATCAACAAACGGAAGTTTTTTGAGTTCCAGTTTGTTTAACATTTTTATTCCTTACTGTATTTTGATAATGTAATAAACCGACATATTCCACGGACGGTTTTCTGCGCCCATCAGGCCTTCAGAGTTCATTGTTCCGAAAGCATCACGAATATTAGCCGCTTCTACTTCGGCACCGTCATTAGTGAAGTATTTGTAGTTATCGTTATCGGTTTTATTAGAACCTTTATAACCGTTACGAACAGTACAACCGTTACGAGCTTCAGGACGAGTGTGGTGTTCACCCCAACCAGATTCATGTTTGTGAGTACGAACCATTTGGGCTTGAACTGCGCCTACTGCACCACCGCCACAACCATTACCTAATTTAGGTTTACCTTTTGAATCCGTACCTACTTGGCTGGTAATATGAACACCAACACCTGCACCACGAACAAATAAACCACGCATATCAGGAATTCCACTAGGGAATATAGATTGGAGAGTTGCATAAGCACTATTGCCGATATATCCTGCCCAACCATCGGCTTGACGCCATTTAGCCGGAACACGGTTCAATGGACCGGCCCACATCATAATTACACCGACTGGAACATCATCACCAATCATATCGACGGTAACAACTTGGCGGCCATTACGAGTAAGGTTACCAACAACGTTTAAATTACCGCCAATAGTACCAGAACCGGTTAAGTTGAAGTTGCCTGCGGTAATTTGTCCGGTTAATCCTAAGTTACCATTGATTGTTTGACCACCACGAAGATGGACAACATCGGCATTATAAGCTAACGCAGTAGAACCATCGCCGGAACCTACAGTCGTGGTTAATTTAACCAGACCAAGACGGTTCACAGCACCAGTACGACTTAAAAGAGTTGCCGGTGTAATAGCACGAGTAGTATCAGTACCACCAGAAACTTCGGCACCGGTAGCTAATTCAACAAGACCACGGCGATCAGTCGTAGAAATAAGGCTCGCTAATCCTTTAGGAGAAACAGCAATACCATTATCAAGAGTCCCAGCAATAACTTCACCAGGCAGTGCAATACGTACCAGGCCATTTGAGGTGGTGGTTGCAATAGATGGTGATGGAATCTTAGACGTAGCATTATTAATTGCTGCTAACGTCTTCTTAGGGGTCATAATAGTGGTATCATCGGTACCGGCTAATGCTGCGGCGTTAGTAGAAATCTTTGCAACACCGGTTGCAGTTTCTGTTGCCTGACGAGCAAATACACGAGTGAAAAGATCGTTAGTATGTGCTTTAAGACTAGCTGGGACAATGGCTGCATCACGTAAAGTACCAGCAACTGCTTCGGCATCAGTAGCATAACGAGTAAGACCAACTACGGTTTCTGAAGCCTGAGGACGGGTTACGGTAGATTTTAAAGTAGCCGGTGAAACAGCCACGTTTGTCAATACGCCTGCATCTACCTCAGATTGGTTAGCAAAACGGCTAATACCAATAATAGTTTGAGTAGCTCCAGGAATACCATCTACGGCCTGTTGGTTAATGGCCGCTAATGCGGCCTGAACGTTTGTAATGCTGGAAGGAAATGCCGTACCAGCAGGATTAAATGTTTTATAAATCGATGCATCACTTACGTGATTTAGTGTATTAGTTGCCATTATGCCGTCCGTTTAAAATAATGGAAGGTAATTGTGCCATCAACGGAACCGCCTGCAAGAGTTTGAGCAGCACTGCCAAGCCATTCCCAATCACCATATCCAGGCTGAGGTTCAACAACTGTAGTTTGAGTCATTGTGACACCATATTGTGATTCGGGCTCAAATACATGGTCTTGGTAGTCGTTGTATGTAATATTTAATATAGAAGCATCTGTTGCATCTACTTCTACTGATGCAATAGCCGTCCCAGAAATAACCGCTTCAGCTAATACAGCTTGGACTTTAGAAGCAACGGCAATAGATGAATCACCACCTTCGACAATAACAGGGAAGCCAAATACGTAAATCATTATTTGAGTTCCAACTTCACCAATAACATCACCTGTAAAAGCTAATTGGTCCGACTGGTTAATAACGCGTGGAGCGGTACCAGAAACGTTCATGATAACCGAATCTATCGGAAGTTCACAACGACCGGCTAAATCATCAATAGCGCCTTGAACAGTAGGATAAAAAATACCCTTAGAAGTTGCAGAAACGTTTGCCGCACCTAAAGGTCTTTGGCCTGCAACGAATGCAGGCTTTTTAGGATTTGTACGGAATTGCAGATAATCTGCAAGGCGAGAAACTAATCCCGCCTTAGAACGTGTTAAACTAAACATTAAGAAACCCTCACCCAACGATGAACAACAAGATACGGGTTCATGGTATCAACTGCCACCGCAACCGGGTCTTGTATTTTGTTAATAGTAGCGTAATCTTCACGGTATTTAGTATAAGCAGGACCTTGTGAATCAGGGTCAAACTGACAACCACCTACAATAATAGGACCGTTAGGGTCTACGATAAGAACTTTATCATCAGTAAGTAATTTAGGAATATTCTGAGATTTCAAGGTAACGGTTGTAGAACCGCCAGTACCACCAGCCGTAGCACGTGGATTACCAAACGAATCAAGGTCGTTATTGTTCAGGTTAAATTTGGTACCTGCATCAGCAGACCAACCAACATGAACACGATCTTCTAATCTCTTCCAATAACCAAAGCCCATAAATGTTGAAGGGTTATTTGGGTTCACCGTGTTTTCATATACGGTTCCTACTGGATAAAACAGTTCAAATAAAGCACCCACAGAGCTCGGTTTAAATTCTGTTTCGGCTACAGCTTCCACATTAGGAGAAAATGGATTATCTAAATCAGTGATTCGAACCTGGCCAGTCAGAGTAATAGGCTCTGTACCTGAAATATAACGATCATCGGTTACCGCCAAGATTTCTTCAATCTCAAGAGTAGTACCGATGTTATTGTTATACCAAATAAGACCTATAACATCATCATGTTCTAAAGGCTTATCAAAACGAACCGATTCAATTTTAAGACCCGTATCGTCCATTTCAAATACGAAGTCAGTGGCAGAATAAACCCAAGTACCATTATTAGCAAAACATACTTCTTCAGTTTCACCTTCGGCACCTTCACAACGGAATAATGGAAGACCTGCAGTACCTGCCTGGTTTTGAAGCGTACTGTTAATGGTCAGTTCACACGCATTAGGGTTAACTGGCTGACTTGCATTGATGCCAAGTTCTTCTACTGTGTAAATCAGTTTGTTAGCCAGGTCATCAACAATAACAGAACCATTTACGGATGTTTTGTTTGTTCTGGCCGAATCAAGTACACGGACCTGACGGCGATTATAAGAACTACGCCATTGGCCGAGACCATCCATATACGATACGATGATTACTGTGTCGCCTGCTTTACACGCATTACGCAGTCTGATGTTTTTACCATCATATGCAATAAGTTGTCCAGGCGCCGTTCCTGGTGAACCTACTTCAGCATTCGTTGCATCGAAAATACCATCTTTACCGTAGAACAGAACGTTACCACGATGATAGACTTTAAGGTTCACAGGGTTATAACCATGAGCCGGGAATATATTCATGAAGTCAGTTTGACCTTCAGTCGCAATATATTCCTGGGAAGCTACTGTTGCAACGTCATTATTATCAATACGGTCGATTGATTTGTTGTTAATGTATTCCCAACGACCAGGAGAACAGTAGACCAATTCAAGGTCTGAAAGGTTACGTTTAATTTCTACTGCATTAGGAGAACCTTTAATGGTATCACCGGTAGCAGGAAGAATAGTAACTGGGTTAAGTTGCCAAGTAGAATAAACGTCGCGCAGACGGATTACGAAGTTATATTCTGCTGCGGTCCCTTTAGGGAGTTTAACTGTGCAACGACCAGGAGTAGTGTCAATTGTGTAGCTGTGGCCAAACTCTGCATCTAAAGTTGCACTTGTAGCGCTCGAATGTTTCTTCCAAGCACCGGCGGCATGAGGTGTAGCACCATCGCCTAATTGATAGTACAACTCGTCAAAGTTTTCATTAATTTTTAAGCCACCTTGGCGAAGGTAGTCACCAGTACCGTCATCTACTACGTTACCAATTTTGATATTTTGTTTCATTATACTGGAACCCCAAATGATTGTGTGCTAACGACCTTGATAGCTAATTGCATGTTCTGAGTCGTACTGGATGCTACTGCAGAAATAAATCCGTTGTTATCAAATATGTAGTTAATCGAATATATTTCATCATCTTCGTTCACGTTACCTTTACGAATCACTGCATATTCGGTAGAGTAAACTTTAGAAGCTTTAGAATCAATATAAAGCATCACTTCTGATGTCTTGACTTTCAATCCATCTGTAGACGCACATGTCAGGAAAAGTTTAATTGTCTGGTATGTATTAATTGGCGCTATAGGAATTTCACGTTGTGCAGAACTTAAAGTGAACGTCTTATCTAATGGTACATGTTTATTACCAAACATGCTTTCAATTGAGTAATCCCATTTAGAAATACCACCTTCAGATGAAACACACCAAACTGTAACTTTACAGAATGGTTGCGTGATTTTTAAATTACCTGACGGCACAGAAACAAAAGAATCAAATGCCTGAATTTCAAAGTAATTAGTAGGGCTGATGCTTCCATTTGAGTTAATAAACACCATGCCTTCACCGAGTTTACCCTTGGCTAATCTTGCCGTAATGACACCTGTAGAAGCATCAACATCACATAATGAACCTAAAGGTATCTGAGCTTGCCAATCAACGACAGATAATTTTTGATAATAACCTGTTGCATGTAGTTTTTGGACTTTGTCACCAGAATCATTAACAAAAAGTCTCTGGTCACCAAATATGTTATACAACGCATTCAGGTTTTCATTTAATTTTTTACCGCCTTCATAGAGAATATCACCGGTAGAGGCGTTACCGATCTCACCGATGTCAATTAGTTGTTTAGGGTCTTGAGCAATCATATCCTGCCTCACTATTAGTTTATAGATTTATTTATAGACCCGAAAGGGACCTTGCGGTCCCTTAATTTACAAAGAAAACTTATAAACGTATAGTTCTAATTTTTCAAAAGAAGCATTTGGGAATCCAGTTCGTATTAAAAGGTCTTGAGCAAGTTCGGCAAAATAATCACACTGTTTATCAGTCATTTCGGATGATAAAAGGTCTATAGTTACGCTTATATCAGAATATGATTTAGCAGTTTTAGACGCTTCCATAACAGAATTTTCTAATGTATAACCACCTTTAATATAAAGATATAATCCTGCAATATATTTGTCCGAGTTAACTTGGATTGGTGTAATCATGCATTGTTCCTTTCAATATTCTGGTCTACAGTAGGTTTAACATTTGAATTTACAAAACGTTGAACACACTCATTAGGGTCTTCACCGTAAAATTTAATAGGGCTTTCAGTTTTATTAACTTTAAAGAAAGTAAATCCATGAACACCACAATCTCTTACAAACTGGCAAACTTCATTTGCATATTCAGGAGAATTCCTTTTAGATGCTAATCCAGGAACACCAAGTTCAAATGTTATAGAAGCTTGAGAAATGGCTGGCGGATAATAAGCTTGTTCTAAAACTGTTCTTAAAAATCGATCTAATGCTTTATCCATATCAGTCTTTTTAACATTTAAAAACATTTTATCAACGACTGCATCTGAAAATGGTTTTTCTTTACTTAATGCTCTGTAAAAAGAAGTTCCAAATTCCGGATTAGGCTGTATACTAAACTTATAATAACTAGATGCCATTTTGTTTCCTTGTTTTAAGGCAAGACTTTCTTGCCTTTTATTTAAAATTCAAAAATAATGTTAACTTCTTCTGTCTGGTCCATTGAACGAATAACAGGAGGACGGTTTTCCATGTAAATCATTTCACCTGAATGACGTTCCATATCTACAGCATCATAATACTCTTTGATTGCCTTGACATTAGGGTCACTAGGAATAACTTTCTTTTCAAGCGGATTGCTTATGATAGAAATTTGACGGAAACCTTTGTTACCTGGCAAACTGAATTCAGGGAAATAAACCGAGTCCAAGAAAGCTTTGAATCGAATAGTATTAGCTTTTACCCTGAACACTATTCCATAATCATCCTGTTCCCAGGTAAGATTATTTTCATAACCCCAACGTTCAGGGTCAGCTCTGACTTCTTCAGGCCATGGAACAACAATATATTCGTTTGTGCAACGGTTAATACTTACGTCAGGTGGAATCTCATAGAGATATTCCCATAAGTAACCATCACCCATATTAATGATATTGTCACCTTCGGTATCTCGTGTACCTGAAGGCGGACGCATACTTGATGCATCTGAAGTCCAAATACCACCTAGCTTAATACACTCATGCTTTTCGGTAATACTGAAAATAGAGCATGTACCTTCATCAGGAATATCAACACAACGATAAACCATCCAGCCAGAACCGGCATCAGTTCGGTTATATGGAGCAGAGTTTGCAACTATGATATCGCCAATCTGGAAGTTTCTTGGGTTCGGATAACGAACATCGCCCCAATCTTTACGAGGGATAATAGAATCCAGCATACTCTTATAAACTTTTACAGAACCCATCATGTGGGTCCACATATCTTCTACACCTTCTACATCATCAACCGGATATGGTGGTGCAAAGCCAGGGTCATTCTCGTTTGCCGCCCAAGGTTCTGAGCGGCCGAATGTTACATACATCGTATTCTGGTCTTCACCATCACCGATAGTTTGATAGAAGTTTAACATCTTTTCCGTTCTGAACTTTGAAGTTATAATCGAACGGTAAACTACTGAAGAGTTATTCATCTACTTTTACCTGTGTTGGGTTCTGTGGGTCACGTGGATGGCCAACATCATCTTTCAAACGTTTATCAACTAATGCACGCCACTGAGCGAATGTTACTGCACTCTGGTCAAATAATGGCGACATAGGACGTCTACGTTCGTCAGGATTTAATCCATGCCACATACTGTTATTATTCTCATCTATATAATCAGGACGAATAGGGAACGGAAGTCCTGCATTAGGAGGTGTATCATAACGAACTTCACCTGTCACAGGGTCTCTTTCAACATCACCATTAGAATCCATTACTGCGACTCGGTCTGGATAAACTGAAGGAAGTCCTGCGTCCCAACGATAGTTTTTGTATATATTCAAAATCGTCTCAACATGTTTTAATGTTAAGCCAGCATTAATGAACATAGTCAAAAGTGTGATACCTATGAATCCAAAACCAACCGGGTGAACAAAACGTAATACGTCGCCACGATAACGAGAGGTTGGCAGATTAGATTTAATTGTCATCACATAATAAGAACGGTTACGGTTGATGTATTCAATCGTATTACTTAACAGCTCTTTACCACGTACGCCTCGAATAATCATTCCTTTAAATGCGGTACGTTCAGAAAGAATTTCCTGACCAGCATTAAAATTACCTAAAAGGTTATGAATCGTGACACGCCACTGAAGTTTACCTTCATTATAATAACGTTCAAGATAAGTCACATTACTACGACCTGTTTTGGTGTATATTGTTTGACCTACGATGTCTTCGTTAATATTGTCAGATTCAACAAGAATATCATATTCAGTTGTGTTCTTAGATTCGATGTCGATTTCAACATCTTCGTTATAAAGCAATTTAAACAAGAATTTATAGCTTGCTTCGGTGCCTTTAGTCATCCAGAAATCAGATTGACGGGCTTCAAAGAAACGAACCACTTCATCACGTTTGTCTTTGCTCAAATAGATATTACGTTTGTAAATCTCAGACCACAAATAGTTCCATGCATCTTCTTCACGAGGATATTGGTCTCGAATCAGATTCAGAAGGTTATTATAATATGTTCCGGAACCATCACTTAAGAATTGCAGATAATACTCGCAGAACTTCTCAAAGTTGGTGTCTTGGAGCAAATAACTGTCTGGCATCATCTTGTTCAGTAAAGGACGAAGGTCTGGGTCACGTTCTTTATTAGTAACTTCTGGAGTCCAAGGAATTTCACGTTCTTGGCCTTGAAGGTCTGCAGTGAACATGATTTCTTTTGGTTTCCAGATTAAACGGACTTCATCACGAACTCGATAATCGAACTCGAAATAACCGATGAGCTCACCAGTATTTTTATGAAGCATAATACCAGAAGCATAACGTTTAAATCCTTGAAACTCTATATTAGGACAGGTAACAGTTACATGGCCTTTGTCCCAAGTCTCATGAATAATACGGTCCGGAGAACCAGAACCAAATTCGTCAACAACTTTCTGATAAAGCATGTCTTCATAGACTACCATGCAACGACGCGAATTAGTAATCCAACAACGAGTCTTATCACGACGTGACCAAGCAAAAAACGGCTCTGCATAATAATCCATTCGACCTGGTTTAAATTCGGTCCAACCATTTTCAGCGCTAGTTCTGAAGCTCATCATCAGATAATGTTTGTCATGGATGTACTGAGGTTCGTAAACGAATTTAACACCTTCATTGACCTGGTCAGGATATTTCTGAACTACTTCTGGGTCATTTTCTACTTGGTATGCAAAGTTGCTGCTACTGAAATAAACTTCATCGCCGTTGGCGCCCATTGAAGTCCAGCCATGTTCAATTCGACGACGTTCTTCTTCAGTGTTACCAAATACACGAGTCCATACATCTGTTTCTGGGTCTAAAAGATAAACGCCCTTAGATTCTGAACTAATGACATTACTAGGAATAGTCGGGTCCTGTCCTTCTTCTTTAACTTCACCAGTAATCAGAGCATAAGTATTGCCTTGGACCGAATCCATTTTAAAGCAAACAGCTTTTGTATTATCGACAATTGTACTGAAGCCGGTCTCAAATAATTTCTCACCAAAACTAGGAGAACCTGGGTCCAAATCGATAGGAGCATTGGTTACTTTAGCTTTATAGACTTTACCACGCCCAGCAACATAAATGAAATCATCACTTACAGTCATTGCTTCGGCAATAGTTGACACCGCCAATGGAAGACGAGCATAAGTACCAAATATCTCAACATCAAAACCTAATTTAAGTTGGTCACCAATTTTAGCAAACGTTACGTCTTGTGAAGACATTTTAACCGTATCAGATGACCAACGAACGTCGTTTGATTTACGACCATAAAATACGCGGTCATAGCCGAGCAAATAAGTAGTTGTGATTGTCTGATAATAAGGGACTTTAGAAACAGGATTCCCAGCACGGTCTGTCAAGAGTTTAACATATTTCCAGTTCTGGCCTTTGTCATTAGAAACTTTAACCATAGGTTGGAAACGTTCGAATTCATAAAGAACGCCACCGAGCTCGGCTAACATAATACGTTCTAAATCATCAGAACAAACTTTTTGGATAGGACCTTGAATTTCATGGAATTCATCTTCTTGCAGAACAAAGTTTTTAATTGAACTGATATCGACATAAGAAGGGCTGAATTGGAAATCTTCAGACATCAAAGATGCAATAATCTGGTCTTTGTTGAAATCAATATATCCATTATTAAGAACGAACTTCTCTTGGATAAATTTAGTGACAAGGTTGAACTCGCGCATATGAGTAAACGTATATGCATTAGTTGCGAATGTTTGGAATTCTTCAGTGGTTTCCCAATCAGACTGTTCGAACCCTTTGGCGGCTACGGATACCCGCATTTTGTAGTAATTTAAAGGAGATAAAGTATCATCTTCAAACCAGTCATTATCCGGGGTATAACCGAGTGCACGCCAATTGTATTTCGACGGGTCCAAAGGACCCGCATCATTACGAGTTGAGGTTATTTCTACAAAATAGTAGAAGTTTGCACCCACGTTATCCCAACGAATGTGTACCTGGTTAGCAGACAGTTTATCGATACGTAAACTGGTAACGGAAGGTGCTTTTACAGTCATTGAGTAATAGGCTCCATAGTAATGGTAGTGTATTGAGGACGAAGATCGTTCTCAAATACAATCAGTGAACCGTCTTTGGTAAAAATGTTGTCTTGTGTAGGGCCTGCATAAAGCTCAATGCTCTGGACTTCAAACTGGGCCGAGGTTAATCCGAGTTTGCTTATGTCCCAATAAATGTAATCTGACCAATAATCAATCTCACCAATAACATAATATTTGGTTTGATCGGCTGGAGCGCCAGGCATTTTATTGAAGTCTGTTCCGGTGTAAGGTTGAACATTCGCATTTTCTACGACATCGCCATTACGGAAAGGACCTATAACCATTTTACCATCGCCTTTTGAATCTCGGTCAGTTGCTACAATACGAACGTTGTAGTTAGTACCGGATGTAGGCGTAAACTCAAAGACACTAGATTCCACTGAACGGTTAGTATATTGATTATAGTATTTAATGCCTGCTTCAGGTGTTTTCATAAAATTCAGAATTTCACGAACCATAATAATAGACGCTGAAGAACCAAGCACTGAGTGGTCACTATTATCAATATAAGTCAACATTTTAGACTTAGCAAAACCTGCGTTAAAGATTTCAACTTCATCAATGTAATAGCGGTCCATTTGGTCAATTACTTGAGCACGGAGCCACTGTTCAGATTCTTGGAGTTTATTAAGCGAATAAGTCACTTTAATATCATGTTTCAAGAACATGTAGTTAGGACTGATTACACTTGGCGTAATCGTCGAAACGTTAAAGCCATTCAGATAGTTTTGGACATCTTCACGTTGAACAGCCGTGAGATATAAGCCAGACTTAGGCTTGATAGCAATAAATGCATAACCTGGTTTTTGAACATCGGTAAATGTCTGGACAGCTTGGACAATAGAACCGAATCGTTCAGAAACGAATGTATCATAGTCCGTACCAGTCACACAACGCATCTGTGCTTCACGTTTAACTACAGCCAGTTCACGAATACGTTCAATATCTTCAGGGTCACCACCACCGTCTGCACCAACATAATCAGGGCTATCGGTTGGGTTCTCAGTGATACTATCGATTGTGATATTCGTTAATGTATCCGCATAGCTAAAATCGACTGCGCCATTAGCTTTCTCACCATCTGTACGAAGATATTCGATAACGATAGTAGATTCTTTAACAGGTTTCAGACCACCAATATAGTTGGCTTCTAATACACCACCAGCGACAGAGGGAGACTGTTCACCTTCGCCGAAGAAGAATTCGGTATTTCCATCTACGGTTTCGCGCATATAGAAAATAGTTGAAGTCGAACCGGCATGAACCATTGATTTATTAGTCCAATCTTCCCAACGAGCGCCGTTAACAAATAAACGAACTTCTTTACGGTCGATGTTAGGGTCGCGAATCAAAATAGGCTGGTCTGGGTCATAAAGCAATTCAGTACGGATAATACGTCCTTGTGCCATATTGACAATAGGAAGATATTTACCGTTTTTATCACGAATTGCGATTACGTCTTCTGTAGTAACAAATGCAAATGGGTCAACAGAAGAATCACGTGCATAAGCCAAGAATTTGGTTCCACGAGGAATCTTGATACTTGGGTCTGGGTTAGCAGAAGAACATGTCAGTAAAATACTGGTTTTAGCCGCAGACATAGATGAAGGAAGATACCCTTTATCCTGTGCAGCCTGGACGACGCTAGAACGTCTGTTCGCAGTACCAATAAATGATTCGTATACCGCAGTGTTAGCGAACTGCTGGATATACAGGGTGTTGTATGCCAACATATCGATGAGAACGTTCATACGAGAGCCAGTAAAGTCATAATCCTGGAATTCTTTTTGACTAGACAGCCAATCGATAATGTTCTTTTTAATTTCATCAAATGTTGCTCCCACGAATACCTGTGGGATTGCGTTAACCGTCCTGGTCAACTGAAAATTAGTAGGTTGGTCTGCCATTTTAATTCCTAGTGAATAAAGACTTTAGAAGAAGATTGAGCAACCGTATCTCCACATGAAATAGGGTCTGCCATTTGAACGGCTTTCTTTCCAGTCACGTATACTTTGCTTGTTCTTGGTTGGACTGAACCGCCATGTGTATCATATGGCTTTGATGTTTTTGTATGAGGTGTAATCTGATCGCCATCAACTAATACGGCAATTCCACCTGTGAATACTTTACCTTGGGTTGCGTTAATTTGAGTAGGTGGATATGAACTATGTCCAGCCGTAACGCATTTATCAAAACTTAATCCGGCCATTATGTACCCGCATAAACGTAATTTCTTAATTGAGTAGCCCATTTACTCCAATTACCAACTACTCGTTGGGAATAAACCTGTTGAATTTTCTTTTCGACTGGTTCTGGAACAACCGCAGAACCACCCTCTGTGGCGGGAGGGACCTCAGGAGGCTGCCACATATAGATTAACTCAACCGTATAAGTAAATGTCCTCTCTAGCGATGCAGGAGCTTTCCATAAAAACAAATCGGCTTCAGATGGAGGAGGGAGTTGTTCCCAAGCTGAAGCCGATTTTATTTCATCGCCTTGACGATACTTTAAAGCATCACCGGAAAATGAGAACACACTTTGATATGTACCATAAAGCCTGGCCCCAGAAACATTCATGCCTGGTGTAGGCTGATAATCAATTATATTTATTGACTTGAATGTCTCATCGGCTAATAAAATATATCCGAAAGTAATATCTTCAGACTCACCCTCTACTTTTTCTTCGAGGGTGGTGTTAATAGGTGTTATTTGTGCCATTAGCCAATATCGATACGAGAACCATCGATGGTATACTGTCCGGATGCTGTAGAAGTCATGGCAGCCATTTTCTCTGTCCAATTACCGCCTACATCCCAGTCAACTGTACCGGCTACTTTCCAAGACAAATTACCATTTACGGTATTAGTCTGGTTGCCTTCGACTAATGTCGTTGCATCGCCTTTAACAGTTATATCAGCATTCCCATCAACAACAATAGTCACATTACCTTTAACGTATAATGTACCGTTGCCTTCAATAGTTTTCGTTTCATCGCCTCGTATAAAGATTGATTCGGAACCATCGGTTTGTCTACGGCGTGAGCCCATATTATAATAAACTTCATCACCACCGACGTTAACCTTGCGATCACCAGACGCCATCAGGGAACTATCGCCTTGAACCATATAATAATCGTCCGCAACAGTTTTAATCGTCCTGCGACCGTCAGGCGCCACTTCTTCATAGCTTCCTGTTGGGTGCACCAAACGATAACGTTCCTGACCAGGCGTATTATCAAATTCTTCTATATGCCCGCCTTCAGTAGCCATTGTTTGAACATAAGGATAAGCGCCTTGATAACTGCTTTCGGGTTCCCTAAAAAGAATTCTTGAATCTTCTGGAGTCCATGGGTCACTCGGGTCATCGCCTGCTGCGGCCGGAGCAGCCATTAACATAGCACGTGCCATACGACCATTACCTTGGTCTGGGTTAACCGGAATGCCATAAGATTCCATATTACCAGTAAGGATAATCATTGATACCCTGGATGCGCGACCTTTAGTTTGGTTATACCAACGTGAATCACGAGCCTCGTTATATGCTGTTTTCCAGTCACCAATAAACATAGCAGAAAGCATACCAGTGAATTTAGCAAGTCCGCCAACACCCATCTGGAAACTCATATTTTCTAAAGCCATTTGACGAGATTTATTCATTTTGTTGTATACAGGCGCAACAACAGCATTGGCCTTTATATCACGTTGCATGTCTGCTAAATCTTCATCGAATAATTTAGAAGCTTCATCCATTGAAATAGCACCAGGGTTACCGGTTACTTCACGTCCGACTTGCTGACTCAGAACCTTATTAATCTGGTCCATATCACGAACACGTTGAGCCATAATAAGGTGGCCAATACCTACAGTAGGATATCCTTCGGTGTCCCAATATACTTTTAATCTGAGGCCTTCATCACGATGAAGCATTGCTTCGATATCATAACGAGGATTATTATCCTCTGGGATATCAGCTAGGTCGGTGTCGTCTGGGTTAATACCGACATCAAGATTTGAATCTTGAATTATGTTGGTAGTAGAACCATCGCCGGTAGCACCACCACGAATTAATGGGTTTGTATCAGAACCAACATAAAGAGGATATTGACCTGTCGGGTCAGAAAAACCTTCATTTTTATTTGGTTTTACATTACTGTTACTTGTGTATGTTCCTATTACAAGGCCATTCAATTTCCACTTATCTAAAAAATGACCATACACATGCGTACCCGGAACCATACCGGTAATTGCCTGTTGAACACCAGAAACAGATGCTGAACTTGTAGGTTGTAATACGGACATCCATGGAAGGTCTTCAGTTTTTATCCCTTTTACAGGGCCTTGAGTTTTCTCATAAGGATGAAGACCCCACACACGTACGCGTACACGACCTTGTTCCATTGGGTCCATTCGATCTTCTACAACACCGACGAACCAACTTACAGAATCGCTTACATTAATCATACGGCTTTTTCCATTTCACGAACTAAGGTTGAAATAAATGATTCAATATCATATGGGTCTATAATTTTTATTTCACGCTTATATTCATTTCGTTTGATTGCATCTTCATAAGTATCTACAGCAGCCAATGCGCCTTGATATTGTGGATAACGTTTTAAACGGTCCCCTTTATCATACCAGGTTGTCGGTGCTTCTGGATATGAAATCAAGTTCCAGAATTTCTCGCCTTTTTCATTAACATGGTAGATTGTCTTATTACCACCGACATCGGCGTATTTTTGCATTGCTCCTTGATATGCAGCTTCTTGATTGGTAATCCAACCCCAATAAGGGTCATAGACGTTGTTGCACATCAAGAGAACCCAATACAACTGGGTGTTTCCATAGAGCTGATATGAAAGTTCTTCTGGGCGTGGCGCTCCAGTTATGTAATAAGTTTTTAGTGTATAACGTTTGGCCACTTTATCAAAATAAGATCGATAGTTACGGAATATGTCCGTCATCGGTGTAGGATTAGCTAAAGACTTTGGTAATGAAGGCGAGTTCTTAACTATAGTCTTGGCTTCATAATCAATTGGGTCGAAAAAACTGAATAGCATAAAGCCTCCATTTATAAATAAGTATATGAATATTTATAAGGAGGCGTAAGATGGCTTACTCCGGCAAATTTGTGCCTGTCAATAAAGAAAAATATAAAGGCGACTGGAAGAAAATCACTTATCGTTCTTCTTGGGAGCAGTATTTTATGAGGTGGTTAGACAACCATAAGAACGTAGTTCAATGGAACTCTGAAGAAGTAGTTATTCCTTACTTTAGCAATGCTGATGGAAAGAAACGTCGGTACTTTATGGATTTCTGGGCTAAGTTCGATGATGGCAAACAATTCTTCTTTGAAGTTAAGCCTGCCAAAGAAACTCAGCCACCAAAACAACCTGCCAATATGACGGCAGCTTCTAAAAAACGATTTATGAATGAATACTACACATGGTCTGTGAATAAAGATAAATGGACCGCAGCTCAGAAGACTGCTGATAAGATGGGTATTCATTTCCGATTAATCACCGAAAACAGTTTGAAGAAACTAGGGTGGAAAGGATGAGTATATTTCAATTCATCACAGAGGCCGAATCTAAATCATCCGGTGCTCGACCTACAAAAAATGAACAACAATGGATTGCTATAGGCGTTGAATTCGCTAACGCGAAAGCCAAAGGCATGACAGGTAAAGCTTTTGCCGATGAGCGAGGGTTAAACTATGCTTCATTTACTAAGGCTATGTCTCGTTACCAGTCAAGAATAAAGACTGCTGTTCAAGTAAGTAAACTTGAAAAGAAACCAGGGCATAAATTAACTAAAGCAGAACGCCAATTGATAATGATTAACAGCTTTCGTAAAAGCATCAGAGATAAGATTGCTAACGAAGGTGCAGCTGTTAACAATAAATCAGCAAAATGGTTCACTGATAGCATCAAACAAGGTGTAAGAGGTCATAAAGTAGCCAAACCATCACCAGGTAAACTTTATGCATATATCTATGATGCTAAACATAAAGAAACTTTACCATATTGGGACAAATATCCACTTATCATTTATCTTGGTTTAGGTAAGCATAATTTAATGTATGGGTTGAACTTGCACTATATTCCACCTAAAGCTCGTCAACAATTTCTTGAAGAACTTTTGAAGCAATATGCAAGCACACCAACAATTACTAACAGCACTAAATTAAAAATTGATTGGAGTAAAGTGAAAGGATTCCAAGGTGCTGACCAAATGATAAAAGCGTATATCCCGGCTAATATCAAGGGGACCTTGATTGAAATCAAACCTCAAGATTGGGCTAACGTTGTCATGATGCCATTGCAGCAATTCATGTCTAAAGGTAAGCGTTTCAGTGCTCAGAAAGTATGGGCTAACTCTAAGAAATAATCTATTAACCCGGCCAGTTATTGAATGGAACAGACCTAACACCATTATACACTGGCCGGGATTTAAGCGAATAAGGTGGACCATGAGTCTTTACAACCAGACAAACGTAACTAACTTTATATTAGAGGTTTCTGATGCAGGCCTCACAGAAACATTCAAGTTGAACTGTCAATCGGTCAATCTTCCTGGGATTACTATTCCAATTAGTGATAACCCTGGCGGCACGCAAGGTATTTCTCGAGGGATGACTCCGGCAAGTACGATAGAATTTGACCCAATGATAGTAACATTCCTGGTGGACAGAGAGCTCAATGGTTGGCTCGAAATCTATAAATGGATGTTATCAATAAACAACTACGTGACACACGAGAGCAAAGCCTGGCATCCAAAGGGACGTCCAGAAGCGGTGACCATCCATATCCTGGATAACACCAAAACAAAAATCGTTGTCTCTATACATTATTATGGCGCATTCCCTACAAACATGTCAGAAGTTGAATTCAACTATCGTGAAGATTCGGACCCGGCCGTCCCTTGTACAGTCTCGTTCGGCTATAAGTCTTTTGCGGTAGAGATAGATGGTATAATAGTACAAGGTCGGCCACAGATTGACTCTGCCGCTCAAGGTAAAGTTGAGAGCCGTATGTCTATGCATCCTTCAATGAGATAACTATGAAACTTGTTTGTATTGTAGGCAAAAAGCGCAGTGGTAAAGATACCTGCGCTAATTTTGTTGCCAACGAATTGAATTCAATGAAGTATCAACTTGCACAGCCTATTAAAGAAACTTTGCATCGTGCATATAATATTCGTTTCGGTAATACACAATCACAACCTAATTTGAATTTTGATGATTGGGAAGGTAATGGTGAATGGGACCGTGAACGTCCATTTGCAATGAATAACCGTGACGCCGCAGATTTGTTCAACGAATCATTAATGATTTTATCTCGCCAATATCGACTTGACACGTTCGGCACCGATGGTGGGTATAAAGTTCAAGATGTTGTTGAAAAACTTACACTAAATAACAGAGAGCCATGGACCATTCGACGTTTCATGCAGACCCTTGGGACTGATATTGTTGTTGATGAGCTCGATCGCATGTTTTGGATGAAGTTATTTGCAGATACGTATTTTGATAATATGTATTCTGACTATGATTACTTCGTTGTACCAGATGTAAGACAAGTTCACGAAATCGAAACACTCAGAGCGATGGGTGCCACTATTATTCATGTGGTTCGTCCTGATGCTGTCGATTCAGAAGATTTACATATTACGGAAGCTGGACTTCCAATTGGCCCAACTGATATCGTTATCGAAAATAATGGTACTGTTGAAGAATTATTTGAAAAACTTAAAAAGGTATTATAATGTCTGAACCAACTCAAGAACAAAAACTGCAAGAATCCGTTGTACTGCTGAAAGCACGTCTGTTTGATGTACAAGAACAGGCTGGTGCTGTTAAAGCTCAGGCAGATGAATACGCTGGTGCTCTTTCAGAAATCGCTACCGCTGTCGGCATTACAGGTGAATCTGTTACGCTGGTTGATATTATCAAAGCAGTTAAAGCTCTGGTTCCTGAACAAGGCGAACTGGAAGTTGAACCTGAGTAATGAAATTTCAAGATTTTAGCACAGGACTTTATGTTGCTGCTAAATTCTCTGAATTGACTCTTGATGCGCTGGAAGAACTTCAGCGCAATCTTCGCGTCCCAAATCCAGTCCCTCGTGAAAAATTCCATTCTACGATTTGCTATTCTCGTGTAAATATTCCATATGTTACTGCAAGTGGCAGTTTTGAAGTTGCTAATTCAGGTCATCTTGAAATATGGAAACACGGAGAATCGCCTGTTCTGGTTTTGGTCCTTGATTCAGAGTACCTGCGTTGTCGTCATCAGTACGCCCGTGCTATAGGCGCCACGCATGATTTTCCTGACTACACTCCTCATATCACGTTATCTTACAACGTGGGTCCTGTGACATTTAAGGGTGAAGTTAAGATTCCGGTTGTATTAGACCGTGAATATAAAGAACCATTAAAATTAGATTGGGCTGATGACCTTAAATGAAAACATATGGCGAATTTTTAAATATTGCTTTAAACGAGTCTGATAAAGAAGACGAAAAGAAGTTTAAAGAAAATAATAAAGGCCGCGAAGGAAAAACTTTAGTAGGGGTTGATGGCAAAGAACTCACTGGTAAGATTTATCTTGGTGATGGTGCTTACGCTTATAAAAGTGGTGGTACTCTAAATGTTGTTGCTGGAACTGGTATGTATGGTAAAACAGAAACTACCTATATTTCGGTTAAACATTTTGATATCTTGAAGAAGGCCTTCTAATGAAAACATACGATGAATTTTTAACCGAGAGTTATGCACCTGGCGTAATCTCTGACAAATCAGGTGATACCCATTTCGGGCTGATGAAGAACGATGATGGTGTTTACTTCCAGATTGGTGCCGAACGTTTCCAGACAAGCAAATATTCCAAAGATGCCGTACTGAAGGTTCTTCAGGGTGGTGGTAAGTGGAAAGGTAAAATGGGAACTAAAGAAGTAGGTGTTGCTATTGAAGGCAACATGGCTTACTTCAAGATTGGCGATGAGCAGTACATTTTATCTGCTAAAGCCTTTAAAGAACTCAAAGCTGCATTCAAATGATAAGGAGCCTTCGGGCTCCTTTTGGGCATCTAAAGAAAGGTGTTTACTTCTCCAGGGAACGTGATACTATAGACACATCAAAACGAAAAACACTTGGAGAATAAAATGAAACGTGCAGAAGCAATCCGTAATGTAGCAGCCTTAGTAGCAGTAACCGCTTTCTCTTTCAGCATGTTTGCTGGATTCATGACCGGTCTGCTGACAACTACTGAGAACATGGTTTCTCTGGCAGTTTGTGCTGTAGTCGGTGGCATTGCAGGTGTTATGCACCATATCGCAAAGTGAGGAAAATATGTACGCATTATTCATGTGGTCTCGTTACTATCCTAATGGTGGGTCTCGAGACCTTATCGATACTTTTGACTCGCCTGAACAAGCTTTAGAGTACGCCAGAGAAAATGGCGCGTCCGATTGTTATGACCGTTACGAAGTAATGGATTCATCATTCACGACAATTTATAGTGGGGCCTGTGATGAGCTATAAAATTTATGGTGATACATCGGCAAATCCTTCTGCAAAGTGGGATTGCCAAATAGGCACGAGTGTTGATTCCCTGCTTGAAGCAGTGGACATTGCTCAAAATACACCTTACAGTTATGTCGATATCGTAGGGCCTGATGGCAATGTAATCGACCTTGAAATGCACAAATCTAAACAGGTTAATTTCCTTTTATTTGCCGGTGATAACTATTATCCTTCTGGCGGATATGAAGACCTGAAACATAAAGCAGCAACAGAAGATGAATTACGTGAAGTAATTGAATCAAATCGTAATAAATCTCGCTACGGCTCTGGTAAGTTTGATTGGTGGCAGATTGTTAATGCCAATACTCATGTTATTGTTGATAAAGGTTACTATTGATGATTAAATTATTTGCTCAGATTACTAAGCCTGAAAATGGTTATCTGCCTGACCAAGAAGCTTCAAAACGCCATATTGAGCAGAATGGCTCTGAATACTTATATGAAGTCGAACGTGTTGATATTGGGCGTAGCTCCACGGATGTGCATCTTAAAGACATTCGTTGGGAATTCAATAGTGTGAACCTTTCCTTCTTTATTTCTGAAGATGGTAAGCAGGTTCGTGAATATGACATCTTTGAAAATAAGCTGAAATTGAAACGAATTCAACACACTTACATTAATATGCTTTTACGTTAATGTAGTATTATTACTACCTGGAGTTATGACTCCAATCTGGCCTCAAGGATAGCCTAGCTAATCCTATACCCTCTCTAAAAATTTGAGGCCTCTATTCAGAAAGTTCTCTAGACGACAAATGGAATACGCGATCTGTGAAGTCGAGACAAACGTAAGAGATATAATCAAGTGGGTTATATCCAGTGAGAGCTTTCGAAATAGAACGCGGGTGTGGCGGTATTGGCAGTACGCATGGCACTTAAAATGCCATAGGGCTTAAGCTCTTACGAGTTCGAATCTCGTCACCCGTACCAAATTATGAAAACACTAACTTATAGTAAAGAAGAAATAGAGCATGCTATAAACTCTACTTGTTCTATGGCTGCAGCTTGTTCTTTAATAGGATGCCACCACCGAACATTTAAACAACATGCCGTTCATTATGGGTTATACCGACCTAATAAAGGACGAACTGGTATAAAAAGAGATAAGTCTGAGTATTCAAAACAGACAATACCTCTTGATGAAATTTTGAAAGGTCTTCATCCACAATATCAATCGTATAAACTTAAAAAGCGATTGTATTCTGAAGGTCTTAAAAAGAACGAATGTGAAGAATGCGGAATTTCTGAATGGAATTCTAAGCCTATAGAGTGTGAATTAGACCATATTGATGGTAATTCTAAAAACCATTTGTATTCTAATTTGAGGATATTATGTCCGAATTGTCATTCACAGACAAGCACATTCAGATTTAAACGTGGTAAACAAATTATTCAGGCCCTATAGCTCAATTGGTTAGAGCGCCCGGCTCATAACTGGTAGGTTTCCGGTTCAAGTCCGGATGGGGCCACCAGACACGGCGATAGGTATTGTAGATGCGGTTCGATTCCGTCCGGGGTAAGTGCCCTAGCATGCTTGGTGTATGAGTGACTTAATATTGGTGGTTCGAATCCACCCCGCTGTGAACTTTTAATGTGAGGAAAATATGATTAAAAAATATCCATTAGGACATGCAATTATCGAATGGAAAGACGGCGGACATTCTGAAGCCGTATTCTTCCAAGACCGTGAAGGCGTGCAATATTTTGTATGTGGGAATTGGACTTCAGGACCGACTCTTGTAAAAGAACGCGAGCATTGGTTTGAAAACGTTATCACCGACCATGATGATATCTACTATTTCCTTCTTGAAAAGGAATATGAATAATGGACATCGGTTCTGGTGCAGGTTATCCTTCATCTGCATTAAGTAACTTTGCACCTCATGCTTTTGAAATTGACGGTGTACAATGTGCTTCGATGGAAGGCTTTTTGCAATCACTGAAATTTTCTTCAGTAGAAATGCAGGAACATGTTTGTACTCTAGTTGGTAAGAAAGCTAAGTTCAAAGGTAAGAAAAAGAATTGGTGGCGACTCCAGACATTATACTGGAAAGGTGTGCCTATGCAACGCCAGAGTGACGCCTATACGCTTCTTATCGAACGAGCATATAATCAATTAGCCTTGAATGAAGGGTTCCAGAGAGCGCTCCTGGCTACGCAGAACGCTACATTAACTCACTCGATGGGTAAGTCGAAAAAGAACGAAACTGTTTTGACTGAACAGGAATTCTGTTCAAATCTTTATCGAGTTCGTGAAAACTTAAAACGTAATATGCTTTAAGGTTAATATGATAGAATTAATTACTGACCGGAAAAATGCTCCGGTATTCGAAAATGATTTTGTTCTGTACGGTGTTCGTTGTAATTCAATGGGCGACCCTGGCGAAATGCGAGTTGGTCGAGTCCTTGGTAAGAACGGATACGGTGTAGAAGTTGAAGGTAGCTCTAAACGATTTAAGGCAGGACACTTCTTAACTAAAGTTGATGAAGATTTTGCTTTACAGTTTAAGAGATATACTGAATAAATAGAATTAAGAAGGACGTTAGCTCAGCTGGTTAGAGCACTCGACTTTTAATCGAGATGTCGATGGGTTCAAATCCCTCACGTCCTACCAAATTTATGAGAAGAATATGGATAAGGCCAAAATAATTAATCAATATAGTGCTTATCTTAATGAAGAAGGTATTAGTGGGATTGATTTTGATATAAATACTGAGTTCGCTAAATACATTTATTTCAAATATATTCATCCTAATTTTAAGCTCCAGTATACAGACACTGCTTCACGAAAGTCTGATAAATTGATTTCACGACAAGTGAACTTCACCAAGTTATCGTTGTTGCGTGTAAAGTATTTCAGAAATGGTAATTCTTCTAAAGGTATTAAAGAAGGTTTCATTTATTGCGTAACTAATCCTGCTTTTGAAGGATGGTATAAAATAGGTTCTACAGTGGATGTTTATGATAGGTTGAACACTTATCAATCCTACTGCCCTTTACGTGATTATAAATTAGAATGTTACTATTTCAGTGATAAACGTTTTGAAGAAGAGTTTTCTTTCCATAAAGCTTTAAATGCTGATGGTGAGTGGATTAAAGGCGATGTTAACTCTATTATCGACCTATTTAAAGAAAACAAAATAAAATCTGCAAGATAAAGGATGTGTAGCTCAGTTGGTAGAGCGGTCGCCCGTTAAGTGATTGGTCCGCGGTTCGAATCCGTGCACATCCGCCAGATTAATGTTCGTTCATTTGAGTGAACATTGCTGTGGCCTTAATTCAGTTGGTAGAATTCAAGATTGTGATTCTTGTAGTCATGGGTTCAAGTCCCATAGGTCACCCCAATTAGGTGCTTAGCTCAGTTGGTAGAGCGGTGGATTCCTCAAGCGCCTGCCAGAAAACAAGAGGGACCAAGCTGGTGATGTGGTAGAGTTGGAATAATACTCGTGTCTGTAAGACGACTCTAAGCCCAGATGGATGTACACCCTTAAGTCGTCCAAGCTCTGTTCCCTGGAAGTACCCAGCCGAAAGGTATGGCCTAATACCACAACAAGATGGGCGCAATCCGGACCTATAGTTTCAGCGGTTAAAATACTCCCCTGTCACGGGAGCGTCACGAGTTCGAATCTCGTTAGGTCCGCCAAATTCAAGTAACGAGGCAGTTCAGAGAGATGAGTATTGGGAGATTCCATAAGTAAATGCCGGGAATCGAAGCGACGTTGTTCCCACATATTTCATGTGTTCTACATCAAGCTACTTGTTTGTACTCTCTGGACCCGGAGGCTATATAATGTTAACAATGACAAAGGTAAAATGAAATGATGAAACGTACTCTGGCTGTTATCGCAATTGTTGGTGCTTCTTTTACTGCTCAGGCAGCATTCGAAATTCCTAACATCGATATCGATCAAATTAAGAAAGAAGAAAAAATTCGTGCCTCTGACGAATATCGCGTAATCACTGGTGATGTTAATCAGCGCGCCGATCATAAAATTCAGAAAGCACAAGAACATGCTTCTGCTGGTATTGCCGGTGTAGCAGCAATGTCTAATATTCCTACAGTGCCCGGCCACGAATTCTCTGTTGGTGTTGCTGTAGGTGGTTATGATGGTGAAAAAGCCCTGGCAGCAGGTCTGAACTTCACTCCAACTGATGCTCCAGCAGCATTTAAAGTTTCTGTAGCAGCTACCTCCGAAGAAGTTGTTTATGGCGGCGGTGTAGGTTTCGGTTTCTAAGTTATTAATGCCTATTCTTTGAGTAGGCATTGCTGACTATCGGTTCGAGGACTTGACAAGTTTTCTCCAGGATGAAGCATTTGACGATGCTCCTGTTGAGGAAATGCGTTGACGGCCTTATCCAAAATGCAGTGTAGCGTCAACTGCCCTGTAACCTGGTTCGAATCCAGGCGTTCCGTACAATTTATGATTTGTGTGGTGAAATTTGGTAGACACGACTGGAATAGCTTGTTTGAAACCCTGGTTGGTACCCAGGTGAGTAAGGCGGAAGCCGGTGCGACAGACCTAAGCGTGTAGGTTCGAGCCCTATGACAAATCAACTTAAACGAACGACGGTGGATATCGCAAGTGAAACCGTAAGGCGAATGCTACCTCTGGGTGCGACCAAGTACAGCGCCGACTTGAAAGGGTCCTTCTTTGCCGAGGGACCCTTTCGGGTATTTAGGGGCAGGTGTTTACAACCATAAAAAGACGTGTTAGTATGTTCCTACACTAACGAACTGGAGAAACAAAATGCGTCGTAATCTGAACGGTGTTAACAACTATCCTGCCGAGATGTTTGAATGTCCTTCATTCAAAATCTTCGATGATAAAACTGAACATTGGCAGGCATCATGGGTAATGTCTCATGCAAATCTTATTGCTCGACAGGCTGATGGTGATTTCGAAGGTGCATGGGCAGCAGCACTTCAAGGTCTTCGTGACGGTGAAGCCGCTCTGGAAGATACCCCTGATATGCTTGATGCTGATGACGAACTTGTGTTCCTCGATGAATCGGTTGAAATTGCTCTGACCGATTATTTCTTTGGCAAAGGACATTAATATGAAACTGTTTAAAGATGTTGAAGTTGGCGAAAACTTTGTAATGCATAATGGTCAACAACTGATTCGTATCAGTCCTTTGACTGCGCAGACTCATAACTGTCTGGATTATCCATTCTATCTGAAGCGTTTCGCTATTACTGATGATACCGAATGCCTGACAGTTGACGAACTCATGGCTTTGTCTGAACCTCTGTCAATGAAAAACAGCGAGGAAGTGGAATGAATCTCGATATGCAAAAGATTTATGAAAAGTTGACCCCAGAACAAAAAGCTGCAGCAGACCATTTTGCACAGAATATGCATTTAGGTTTCCAAAAGACTAACTGGGCCGAAGAAATGGCTATTGAAAACCGTCGTAAGGCTGAAGCAATTGCCCGTGGCATCTGGACTGTTGAAACTAAGATTGCTGATAACGGATGCTCTGTTGAAGTGTCTGCTGTAATCAAAGGTTCTCATGGTGAAAAGTCATGGGGTTGGCATGATGATGGTAAGACTAAACATGTTGTACTTCGTGTTGCAGACCTTTATCAAAAGACTCCAGTTCTGCGTAGCATCATTGACTTAGCCGAAGATGAAGCCCGGCGTATCTGCCGAATTAAAAATTGATAAAAGTGTTTACTTCTCCGGTGGTTGTGTTATTATAGCTTCATCGAAACAAATGATGAAAACCACTGGAGAATAAAATGACAACTTTCAATACTTCTACAATTCATGAAATCACTAACGATTTCGGTGAAGTTACTCATTATCGTGCAATCCTGAACACAGGTGACCATGAGTATCATGTGACCGATATTGTTGAAGCTAAAGATGTTAAAGATGTAATCGAGTATTCTGTTACTAACTGGCCTACGGCTCAGCTGGTAATCGGCAACCGTATGTGAGGAAAACAAAATGCATTATCCTGATAAAGCCAAAGCTGCAGCACAAACGTATTTCAGTTCTTTTGCTCGTCTGTTTGGCGAGACTCCTAACTTCCCGTCAGGTGAAGAACGTACTGCAGCGCTTCAAACCGTCGAGCGTATTATCGATGAAGGCATGAACAAATATCATGATGACCCGGCGATGTATCACATCATCGACATTGAAGTTCTTGACAAAATGGAAGAACTGATTAACACTTATAAGTAAAGTGTTTACAACGTGTAGGAGTTGTGTTAGTATGCTCCTACACAAACGGGATATAATTTAATTCTTAATCACATGAAAGGAAATAACAATGGCTATTCTGAAAAAACTGGTTGAATTCATCCGTGCTAAATTCGGTTCTTTCGTTGCTCGTAACACTACTGTCGAAGACCAGTACACTGAAGCGGCCAACACTCTGATTGACCGTATCACTCAGCTCAAAACTTCTCACGTTCTGTCCGTGAATGAAGAAAAACGTATTCGTGCTCTGGCTGCTGATAAAGCAACTCTGGCTGAAAGTAAAGAAAAAGAAATTAAGCGTCTTCTGGCTAATGGTTCTCCGGTCGGTACTCACGCTAAACTGGGTCTTCTGTATCGTCGTACTGCAGCAGCTCTGCTTACTAAAGCCGATGAATATGCAGGTATGCGTTCTGAAATTGAAGCCAAGGTTGTAGAGCTTGATGATGCTCGTCAGGACCTGGCTGTGAAACTTGAGTTCATTCGTGAAACTCGCTCTGCAAATGCCCTGGGTATCGCAACTGCCGATGATGTAATCGAAATCGCTGCACTGACTAAAGTAAGCGTCGATGAAACTCTGATGAAAGTCGACACCTTCCACACTGCTGAACCTGGCACTGTAACGACTGATGCAGATGTTGAAGAATATCTGGCAAGTCTGAAGTAATATGAAGAGGGCTTCGGCCCTCTCTTTTGGAGAACTAAGATTAACTTCTTGAGGAAAATATTATGAGTTTCTATGAAGGTGATGGCGGCTACGAAACTAAACCTAAAATGCCAGTCGGAGATTACACCGATAATGTTATTGATATCACACGTAGTTTAAGTGGTTCAAAACGGGATATGATTCAGCAATTTGCTATGCAAACCCGTGTGCCTATTGAAGTCGTTCAGGCAGCAGCGAAATATCCATGTGGTGGAAGTTGTTCTGATTCTGATTGGAAACTTCATCGCTTTTCTGCATACCGTGATGATTATAAGGCTGCATTAGTCGCTGGATTTGTTATTGATGACATCGCTAATATCACGAAATTTTTTGCCGAACTTGATTCACAGGGTTCATTAAAGATTGTTGATATCAAGTCACTTGAATATTCAATCTTTGCATTTAATGATAAAGCAGACCACTGGACATCATTGAAGAAATCAGTACGTGATTTCAATAATTGTCGTGATGACCTTTATCATATTGAGCTCACTTATAATAAGAAGCCATTTGGCATTATTGTTAGCTCGTATCATACAAAAGTAGGTAAACTTGGTTATTCTGATGATCGGAACAAGTCTTTAAAAGAATATTGGTTCCCTAAGATTGACCAATATTTTCATGCTGAAAATGTTCGCAATCAAGATAAATCTGTTATTGTTCTTGACTTCGTAGAGCAATGTCGCACAAATGTTAAAGCACGCCAGAAAGCAGAGGCCAATAATGAGTTATAAAATGAAACCAATGTTCCGTCGTAACTTAGACAAATTTGGCTCTATGCTAATTGCAGCCTTAGTCTCTGCCACATTAGCACTTGCTGCATGTTTTAGTGATATGATTATCTTTGATAAAGGCATGAAAGATGAAGTAGCTCCCTGGGTTATTGAAGTAACGAAGTATTTGATTTGTGGATTTCCATTAACTTGGTATATGACCTATCAATGTGAACGTGTGCAATATTTCTTTAAAGAATATTTGCCGTGGAAGAAACATCTTAAAGAATGGACTGCCGAACGTGCTGCTCGTGACCTTGTGAATGAGCGTAAATCCACTGAACTTTTTATTCGAAATGTGAGAAGAAAATGAAAAATCCTAAAAACAAAGCTGAAGCAATGGAAGTAATCGAAACCCGTATTCCTCTGGTAACTGATGCCGCTTCTGCTCGTAAGGCCATTGAAGCTCTGCTTGAACCGGTTGATGAGGCACGTGCCGAACAACTGATGGACAAATACGGCATCTCTATGAGCCGTGGCGATTACGGTAATGGCGAAACCTATTATCCTAAAGGCAGTAATGCATCTGAATATTATATTGAATACGCTTGTTCATGTAATGGTTACGACCTTGATGGTAATGGTAATCTTACTGAAGGCGTCTGGATTTCTTCAAGCGAGATGTGTTAATGTCTAAACATAAACCCGAACTGACTATGGCTGCTGCCGAGGCAGCCATTTGCGAAGCTATTAACCATGCAAAGAAAGTAGCCGACAAATATGGTCTAAGTTTTGAAATGTCACCAGCGTATGGTATGGGTGGAACATATTATTCGCCCGGCGCTTTGAAAAAAGACCTTGAACGTGAAACCGAAATGGGGCATCCTAATTGGGCTGTCGTTAATCAACACTCATATTATACTAGCCTCGAATCTGGTGGCTGGGTATCTTCTTCTATGGAATGTTAAGGAATTATTATGTCTGTATCTGGTAATATTGAACTCGAACAAGCGGCTAAAGAACTGGCCGTTCTGTTTAACAAAGTAAGCGAACTCGCAGCAGCCGATTCTTTTGGTTTTGAATTTGATACCTCTGATGGTAGCATGCGTTTTGATGACTGGAATAACTCTTCTTGTTATGGCGAAGAAACTGGTCGTGAATTCAATGTTGAAGCCGATGGCTCCATCTGGCAACCTTCTTCTTGCTAAGGAAACATATGACTATTAAAATTGAAACTGTAGCTAATGTTGAAAAGGCCATTCGTGACCTTATCAGTAAAGGCGTAGACATAGCCGACGCTACAGGTGAAATCTTCACTGTCGGTAATGAAGAATACATTCCTGTGAGTTCTAGTGAATTCGAGGACTACAAATGGATTCGTGATGAGAACTACTTGCCTCACGACCAAGGCTTCTGGTATAGTTCTTCTATGCAGAGTTGCTAAGCAGTTTACAAACGGGTGTCTTAGTGATAAGATACCCGTACTTGTTTAGAAAGGAGTAGAAAATGAAACTTCGTATTGTCGATGGCTATCTTGAAGTAGATGGACTTGATGGGACAACATGTATAGCATTATCGCATGTAGCTCATTCGATTTATGGAACCGATTATATCAGGCGTGCTGTAGCTGTGTATCATCGACAGCAACCAGACCCGTTTACTTGGCCTGATATGAGTTGGGACCCAATACGTTGTTTATGGACTAAAATTATCAGCGTCGATTCACCTGAATTTAAAATGTATGAACTCGATGCTTTCATCCAAATGTGTAGAAGGAATCAAAATGTCTCGTCGTGAATTAGATTGCGCTGTTCGTACTGCTCAGGCAGCATTAGAAAACCTGTTTCAAATCGTCGCCGAAGAACGTGAAGATGTAACTATGTACTTCACAGACCGTAGTGGTATTGATTTCCATAACGGTATTCGTGTCGATGGGAACAGTATCACCGTAAATGGTTGGGCTTCTTCATCTTACCAGTGTTGAGGTAAAAATGCTGTATCATCCTAATGGTGACGGAGAGAGCTACAAAATCTCTCGTAAGAAGTTTGAACAAATCTTCGGTATCACGTACAAGAAGTCTGACTATGGCGTGCGCTTCGAAGATGCCCACTGTGGCATCGACCCTTATAACGAAGATGTTGGCGGTACTATTGACCCGTTAGTGTGTTCTTCGCTTGAAGATTACATCGAAACCCACAACACATACTGTCAAGAAATTTAAGTGTTTACAACGTGTAGGAACCATGTTATGATGCTCCTACACAAACAGAGAGGAAAATATTATGATGTTAGTTATCGGTTCACGTGCTCTTGAGCACCACGGTTTGATTGGCTACGACGATATTAAAAATTCAGATTGGGACTTCATCGCAGAAGAACCTGATTGGGAAGCTTTCAAAGGTCGTATGTTCGGTGCTGAAGTTGAAGTAGAAAACGAAGACGTTCGAGCTTTCAAATGTATGCACAACGGCCGCGAGACTTACTTTGAAGCATATATCGTTAAAGAAGGCTACAACACAAATTCGAATGCGATGCTTTTGAATTATGCCGATCTTAAATGCAAGAAAGATAATCTTTCAGGCTTCCATTGGGCCACTCCAGAGATGTGCCTGGCTATTAAGCTTTCTCATCGTTTCAAAAAGAACAATCCGTTCTTCCGTAAGACAATGCATCACATTCGTTTCCTTCGTAACAAAGGCGTTAAACTTTCAACTCCTCTTGAGCTGATTGTCACTGAACGCCAGAAAGAAACGTTGAGCTATAACCATCCGAAACTGGACGTGAATAAATCGACGTTCTTTAACGATACCATCTACACATTGGACCATGATTCAATCCACCGTGCTGTAGCTCTGGCAGACCGGCCTGCTTATACCTTCTACATGAAGGACGGTTCTGAAGTCATGACAAGCCGTGAAAAGTTCGAAGCGCTGCCTGAAGCTATTAAACTGGCAGGTGTCTACGAAGAGACATGTGTGTTAGCCCTGGAACGTTCCCAGGTTCCTAATAACTTCCAGAATGTATCTTCAGAGCATTCTTTCATGATGGCCTTAGAGAAGGTCTGTACGTCGATTACGAGTGGTTGGTTCCGTGAATACGCTTGGGAAAACTACCACAAAGTAGTTCATATGTATAAAACTCTAGGTGTGAATGACTACATCGACCGCTTCAAGAAAAACGAGCACATGATTCTGCCATTTGAAGGAAAATAATATGATTATTAAGCAACTGTATTTGTGGTGGAAAAATGCATCCTGGTCTGGTGAAGATTTCTGTATCTTTGCTACGGTTATGATTAGTTTTGCATGTGCATTTATGACAGCAATGTTCACTTATTGGGGATTAAGCATCTTTGGTCCTTGGTTCCAAGGCTCTTCTCAGGTATGGTACTTCACCTGGGCTTCTGCTGCAGGACAACAGTTCTATTTCTGGACTCGTTGGGCACGTTATGTTCGTTTGTACCGTCAAGGACGTTTAAGTAAAACAACTGGTGAAATTGCTTCAAACAGTATTCTTAAGAAATGGCTTCAAGGACGTAAAGATAAGAAAGTCCAATTGATAAACGCTAAGAACAGAGAACGTGAAATCGCAGTAGGCTTCGCAAGTCAAGTTCGCAAGTAGTTTACAATGGTAGGAAGGCATGTTATAGTCTTCCTACCAACCAAGGAGATGAAATGAAAACTTTAGCTATGATTTTTATTGCAATGGCTCTTGTAGGCTGTGATGTTACTTACACTGAAACAACCGTTAAAGGTGAGAAAACTGAACTCGGCATTACTAATACAGGCCAAGTAGGCTTAAGGTTGAATGATGTTCAATGTCTGAACATGGCCACAGGTCAAATCGAAATCTGTCTGATAACTCTTGAGTGAGAAAAATATTATGAATGGTCCAAAAACTTTTGATTCTCAAGCTCGTGCTGTAGGTAGTTTTGCTGGTCGTATTGATAACGATAAAATCAAGAACGAAACAATGTTCTTCAATAGTTCATTGGCTTTCGCTTTTGATAATGGCGGTCCTATCACTCGTAGCTTCATCATGAATCTGCCTGATGACTGGAACAAAGAAGAAGTCGTAATTGACACACGTATCCATATGCTGATGCCTGGCTGGTACCCTGCTATCCCTGGTTATCACCATGACGACGTACCACGCCCTGATATTCCAGCAGGACAACATTTCCTTACAGCCGGACAACCTGATTATGATAACCCTCGTTACTTGTCTGAACATATTATTGGGCTCGTTAATGCTGACGTGTGTCCTACTCATTTTGCTACCGGGGTGGCTGAGTTCTCTGAAGTGCCTGAAGGAAAAACAATTTATAAGCATTGGCACCCGGAAGTACTTCGTCACATTGAAGAAGGAACTCTCCAAAAGTGGGAAGCCCCAGACCGTACTTTGCTTGAATTTAACCATGCGACGTGGCACACTGGTTCGAAAGCTGTTCTTAACGGTTGGCGCTGGTTCGGTCGAGTCTCTCGTAATACAGACCGAGTCAAAAAGATTACCAACGAAATTCGTGTGAACGCTCAGGTTTATCTTGAGTTCCCAATGGAAGGCTGGTGATGGCCATTCATCAAATTGATTGGCGACAATTGGATGATCCCTGTTGGGGTTGTTCAGAGAACTGGATTGATTGGACTGGTTGTCCTGAAGACTTAAAACAAAGTCTGATCGAGGAATATAATATGGGGTGTCAAGTGGCTGGATATCAACCTAAGAAAGAAAAAGACCCAAACGAAAAAGAATATTGGTATGATAATATAGACCGCAATGTCGATGTAGGCATTCACTCTCTTGGGTGGATTGGTTATCCACTTTTGGTGTATTTCATTTTATGGCCTATCTTTATGGCTAAAGGCCTACCTATTGCAGGAGCAATCTTTGTTTCATTAGCTTGCGCTATCCCATGGGTAATTTTCTCTGTATTAGTAGGTGGTGCTCTTGCTCTTCTCACTGGTATTGTGGCTTATGGTATTCATTATCCGGTTCTTAGAGCAAGAGAAAAGAAACAAGCAAAACGGGACGAATTTGATTCATTTATTAAAGGATGCCGAAATGGCCGTAATTAAGAAAGAAGTATCAGCCGGTATTATGTTCTTCACTGAAGATAAAGAACTGTTTATGGGGCGTGTTACTAATTCAGGACTCGGCCCTGGAATGCCTTCTCGTTGGGACATTCCAAAAGGTCATGTCGAAGAAGGTGAAACTCCTCTACGTGCAGCAATCCGTGAATGCTGGGAAGAAACAGGTTTCACTGATTATGATGCATCACTCCTGGTGGACCTAGGACGTCAGAAATATGCAAGTAATAAAGATTTGCATGTGTTCCTTTATCCGCTCCCTGTCCGCCACGAGCAGTTCAAGGATTGTGTTTGTACGGCATACCATGAAGACTCTGAAACAGGTGAACGTTTCCCAGAAATTGATCGCTTTGCATTGATTAAACCAAGTATGTGGAACTATGTAATGGGGCCAAGTCTGTTCAATGTTATGCAACGACTGTTTCCAAAAGAGAGTAAGTCTGTAGGCTGATAAATACTCCTATCAATAGATAGGAGGTCCTATGGACATTTTTGGCATGCTTCGTATCGACGAAGGTTGCAAATTAGAATTGTATAAAGACACCGAAGGCTTTTGGACCATCGGTATAGGCCAGCTGATTACTAAGAACCCATCTAAAGACGTCGCTCGTGATGCTTTAGATAAATTGATGGGTCGTATATGTGATGGTCGTATTACACAACGTGAAGCTGAAGAATTGTTTAATGGTTCTGTAGAAAAGGCTCGTAAAGGCATATTAGCTAATGCTACCCTGAAACCAGTTTATGATGTACTTGATGAAGTTCGTCGTTGTGCATTAATTAACATGGTATTCCAGATGGGTGTAGCTGGTGTTGCCGGCTTCCCTAAAGGTATGCGTCTTCTGAAAGCAAAACAGTGGGACGCTGCAGCAATTGAGCTGGCCGATTCACGTTGGTATAAAACTCAAACTCCAAATCGCGCTCGTCGCGTGATTGCAACTTTCAAAACAGGAACCTGGAAAGCATATGAAAACTTATAATGAATTTATCACCGAAGCCCAGTTAAACGAAGACGCTGATGACCTGCGTCGTATGGAATTCCTGGCTAAGAAAGGTGGTTTCACTTTTACTCCGATCAAGAAAGTCGGTGGATTTTCTTATAAAGTAGGCGATTATACCTTCGGCAACAAAGGTTCTGGTCAGTGGCAGATCGTTGATAAGAAAGGTAATGAAGTTGATTATCTGTTCGGCAAGAAACTGAGTGATGTCGCTGCTCTGATGGCAGATTATTCTAAGAAATAAGGAACAAAATGAAAACTTATAATGAATTTATCAACGAAGCCAAACGCGAAATGTCCGGCAAAGAATTAGAAGCAGGCGCACGCGCCGGTGTTGAAGCTATTGAGTCCGATCTTGCTAAAGCATTCGGTCGTGTAAGCCGTGTTCTGAACCAGCGTGATGTAGATGTTAATGGTACTCGCGTATCTATTAACTACGACCCAACTAAGGGTACTTACTACATGATGGTTGGTAAAGACTATCATAAAGGCATTAAGAAAGATAAGCTTATTTCAAAAATTCAAGACCTGACAAAATAAGGTTTACAACCTAGATAGGTGTGATATAGTAGTCTTCAACAAAACATGGAGACTACTAAAATGACACGTATTAACTTAACTCTCGTTTCTGAACTTGCAGACCAACACTTGATGGCTGAGTATCGTGAATTGCCTCGTGTGTTTGGTGCCGTTCGTAAGCATGTTCAAAATGGTAAAAAGGTTCGTGACTTCAAAATCTCTGAGTTCTTCATCTTGGGTTCTGGTCATGTCACTTTCTTCTACAATAAACTCGAGTTCTTGCATAAACGTCAAATTGAGTTAATTGCTGAATGCTTAAAACGTGGTTTCAAAATCTCGGACACTACGGTCCAGGATATCTCTGACATTCCGGCTGAATGGCGCAACGATTATATTCCAAACAATCGTGCTCTTCGTTTGTCTCAGGAACGTCTGGATGAAAAAATTGCTCAAAAGCCTCAGTGGTATAAACATTATGGCGTAGCTATCTATGCCTAAAAAGCTAACCTGGGCCTCTCCTCATGAACGTCGTGTCCTCTGAGTGAAGCAGCTTCTGGTACCTGTAAAAAGGTCGAGCCCAAGCGCGGTAAAGCCAGTTACAATCAGGGTCCCATCAATCACGATGGCTGTAAAAAAGGTGAACCAACCCTCTCATTAGATGGGCCTTTCCCGCCTGTAATAAGGCCAGTCCGCGACGGTAAGGGGTTTACACGTGGTATCGAATGGACCATAATGTGCCAAGGAATGGCCCGCCAACCGAGAATCTAAAAATGAAATATCTTACAGCTCCATACTTGACCCTGATGCATGCGTTTCATGCCCATGCTGACGATGTTTTAAGTAATCAAAAATACGAACAAGACCGTATAGCAAATATGCAAGAATATTGTACACTTCGTCTTGATGCAGGGCGCCAAACCGGTAAAACCGAGGCCGTAGCATTATTTGCTGCAGATTGGATTGACGAAGGTGGTACAGTAATTTGTTTGGCTTATAATAGCTCTTATGCTAAAGCGACAGAAGACCGTATTCGTATTAAATGCATGCATAAGTATGTTAAAATAAATCCACTGCAAATATTTTCGCATTCAATGCGTAGCTTCCTGTCTGATTCTGGCGACAGACCTTATCGTGGTACTTCGCTTTCACGTGTCTTAGTTATAATTGATGAACCTTGTTCAAAGATGCCTGAAATCTACAAGTTCTATAAGGCGTATGAAGACAACGTAAAACTGGCTACCCGTACAAGTGGCGCCAAATATCCTCTTTTCTTTGTGATGGGAATACAATGATGAATTATATGGGCTTTAAAAATGCTTCTGAATGGCTCCGTTTCTTTATTGATTCGGGTAAATGCAACGTTGAGATACTAATTAAGCTGGCTCATATTAATTTCTCAGGCAAAACTCATTTGCCTCCTCGTCTTCATCGATTTTTAGATGGGCCTTTTAAGGGCTCATTATTCACTTGCACAGCACCAGACCTTGGTCTGATGAATGAGCATCCGTGGTTTGAAGTAGAGTTTATCTCTGGCCCTTGTAAGGGTATCAAAACTTCAAGCCTTATCACTTACGATCGTAAGATTATTTGTTTGGAGCCAACATGGCGAAAATTATTATCGAATGCGCGCCACATTTAGTGGAATCATTTTGTGCTTGGTTCAGTAACCAAGGTGAGCAAGACTTTATGGAAGCTCACCAGAATGGTGTCTGGAACGAAGAAACTATGAAGTGGGAAGATGCTACCACTTATATTTCTACTCGTGGTTATGGTGTGAATGAACCTATTCGCTTGGTCGAATATGATAAAGAAACCGATGAAGAGGTGCCTTATGTCAATTGAAGATATTAAGGGTTATCGTCCACATACCGAAGATAAAATCGGTAAAGTAAATGCTATCAAAGATGCTGAAGTTCGTCTTGGTCTAATTTTTAAAACCCTAGACGAAGAGCTCACTGAAGTCTATGTCAACAGCGAAGGCTTGTCCGAGAATGAACTAGACCAAGCTCTGTCTGCCTGTGATGCTATGCGTATCGCTAAAGAGAAACTGAAAGAAGCCTCTATGTGGGCATGCCGTGCAGTTTTCCAGCCAGAAGAGAAATACTGATGAGCACTGTAGCGGGTCTGATGGACTTTCAAGAAAAGGTCAACAAGATTTGTAACGAGTACTTGAAATATCTCGAAGAAGACCTTGAAGCATGTAAGGAAGAAGGTGAAGAAGATTATGCGGACCAACGTCTGCGTCAAATCGAAGAAATGATGGCTTTCGCCGACAAAGTTTCTAAAGAATCTTGGTCTTTGACTCCGTTCTATCCTTAAGTGTTTACATCTCCTTTTAGTTGTGTTACTATCACTTTACACACTAAAAGGAGATAAAAATGTCTATTGATTCTAGCGTTTACATTCGTCGTAACAAACTGCGTCGTGTCTTTGAGACCGAGTTTGCAGAAATCAACAAAACAATTGCTACATCTTGTGCTGCAAATGGCGTTGAACGCTTTTTTGTAAAGTACAGCCCACACCTCTTGGACCGTGCTATCCAACGTGAAATCGATGAGCAATACGTCTTTACTCTGTTCAAATTGCTCCACAACCATGTCACTACCGTTGTAGAGTTCCTCAAACTCCCAGCCTTGCCTGATGTCGAAGATGACAAAGTGGAAGGTGTAGAGTATCGTCCATTACGTCTGGAAATTACAGACCGTAATTTATGGCTAGGAATGACAGTAGATCGTCCAACTCCTGGACGCCTGCCATCTCTGTGCTGCCGTATGGCTTTTATTAACAATCGTCGTCTTGAAGGAAAAATCAGCACAAAGGTAATCGATTTAATTTAAAGGAAAATTCATGAAAAAAGTATTAGCTGCCTTACTATTGACAGCAAGTATGTCTGCCCATAGCGTAGAGCCTACTTTCAGTAATGAACAACTCGATAATTTACATTATGCGTATGCTTTTGGTGAACAATACCAGAAGTCGGGTAAGTTCAAAGAGCACGAAAGCCGTTATGACAATAATGGTTTGGGATATATCATGGCTGCCTTGGTTTGGCAAGAATCATCAGCTGGCTTAAATACAGGTATGCAAAAACAGAAACATCATGCATACGGTATGTTCCAAAATTACCTGCCAACCCTACGTAACAGGGTCAACCAGGTTGGATGGAACATGTCAGACAAAGAGATAATCAGAATGGTCAAGAAACGCTCTAATAGCGCTTCCTGGGCTTATATCGAATTATCTTACTGGTTAAACGTGCACAAAGGTGATATGAGAAAGGCTATTTCTTCATACAACGCAGGATGGAATGTGAAAGCAGGTAACAAATATGCATCACAAGTTCTTGAAAAAGCTAATTATCTAAAATCACGCAAAATGTTACATCAAACGGTGGAATAAATGTTAAAGCAGATAACTTTAGCTTTGGGGTTAACACTCAGTTTGGGAGTTTCAGCATCAACCGATATGTCAGAAATTATTGACTACGCGAACAGAACTGCTAAAGATTATTGCGCACCTAAGAATACACAATGCATAAGCGAATTCAGTAGCCAGGTCATAGTTGCGTATAAAGATGGTCAAATGGATTCCCGTTCTCGTTTTAGAGAAGGGACATTATCTAAACGTTACGAAGACCGCCTTTTAACTACTGAATGTATTCCTTCAGATGAAAAATATAAATCGGTCTGTGAATCAATGGTTGACAGACTAGTCGATTCTTATAACCGTGGATTGAATTCTAAATGATAACCAAATACATCACTGGTAATTTAGTGAATATGTTCATGACTGGCAGTAATATTGCTCATGGATGTAACTGCTTTCAACAAATGGGCGCTGGTGTAGCCGGACAATTAGCCGAAGCTTATCCACCTATTCTAGCTATTGACAAATCTACGTCTTGGCCTGGGGATTCAAATAAACTTGGTACTTATACAAGAGCGACAGGTGAATTTAATCAAATTTGCTTCAATCTTTATACCCAACATGAACCAGGCCGAAATCTCGATTATGGTGCTTTAGTAAATTGTATGATACTATTAAATGAGTGGGGTTCCAATATGATAACTCCTCCATTTATATACATGCCTCGTATTGGTTGTGGTATTGCCGGTGGTGATTGGGAAAAGGTATCAGTTCTGATTGATATGTTCACTCCTAATCTGAATATCATTATTGTTGATTGGGACGGTAACTAATGGACATGTCGGATGAAGAACAGTGCTACATCGTAGAGCAAATTGATAAGCTTATCCATTTAGCTAAAAAGGTCGCCTCTTTACAACCTAACGGGTCACAAGAAGATTACGATAAAGCTCGGGCAGCTCTTGACAAGCAACGTAAACATATTCTTGCTATGGATGGTATAGAATATGATTACTAAAGAGCAGAAAGAACATATCTTCTGGCTAGCAGACGAAATGCGTATTGCTCAAGCCGCCGCAACGTGGTCTGAGTCTAATTGGTCTGCTTCTCGTGCAAGTAAAGAAGAAGACGAGCAAGAAGTCGATAATCTTCGTGAACAACTAGAACAATATTTAGAAAGCATTATGGCTTAAGGAACATTATGTCACAACTTTATTTTCATTACGCAAGTATGAATGCCGGTAAATCTCTGGCTTTGCTGTCACATGCTAATAACTATAAAGAGCGTGGTATGGGCACCTTAGTAATGAAGCCTGCAATAGATGACCGTGATTCATCCTCTGAAATTGTATCACGTATCGGCCTGAAACAGGAAGCAAATATCATTAAACCTGGTATGGACCTTCTTGAATTCTTTAAATGGGCCCATACACAGCGTGATATTCATTGTGTCATGATTGATGAGGCTCAGTTCCTTGAATCTGAACAAGTCTTCCAACTGTGTAAAATAGTAGACCTTTATAATACGCCTGTGATGTGCTACGGCTTACGTACGGATTTTAAAGGCAATCTTTTTGAAGGTTCTAAGGCTTTACTTGCTGTAGCCGATAAGTTGGTAGAATTGAAAGGTGTATGTCATTGTGGACGTAAAGCTACAATGGTTGCACGTATCAGAGAAGATGGCTCTGCCGTAACTGAAGGTGCTCAGGTCGAGTTAGGTGGCGAAGACAAATATGTCTCGTTGTGTCGAAAACATTGGTGCGAACTGGTGGGTGTATGAAATTTTTCAAATCAGGATTCTATTACCGTTGAGCTTACTTAACTCAAAGGTGATAAAATGTCAAGAACTATCCGTCGTAAAGGCTGGCACGTAACTACTTCTTCTAAGTGGCACGACCAGAAAAATAACGAATTCGCTTATATCAAACGCTATACCGAATACGTTAAAACCAAGAAAGACAAAGAACATCAACAGAAATATGTTGATAAGCAAATTGCACAAAACAAGGAAAGACCGTCAGAGCTTGCTTCTATGATGAAAGAACGTCATCGTGATTCATTCTGGAAGACTCTGCGCTGGATGCGCTATGCTTCACCGATTCCACGTGTATTCCACAAGATGGAAATCAAAAACTCGCTGAGAAGCGACACTGACTACAACTGGGACGAAAAGGCCGCTCGCAAAAACGAGAAAGGTATTGCGTTGATGTTGTGGGACTAAAGCTAAATCGAGGTACACTTGTACCTCATAATAAATACCTATGACTAACTAAGAGGTGTATATGCAGTATTTGACTGAAAAACAACTCCGTAATCTGTCCGTTGAATCTCTCGATGAAATCCGTCGTGAAGTTGGTACCTCTATCGGCTCTGCAAAACATTCCTTTGAACAGAATGGAGCCAAAGCCGACTATGTACATCAACGTTTACTGGAAAAGTACCTCACTAAAGTTAAGGCTGTCCTGACAGCGAAAAGGAATGTTTTAAATCAATAGGAGTCCGATTATGGACCTTATTAAGATTTGTTCAACCGCCATTTTGGTCGGGGTTTGTATAACCCCAGTAGCACAGGCAACAGAACGAGATTACAACAGTTATGTTGAGGGTGCCTTACAAATCTACAAACAGTTTGAAGAGCCGAGTGTCAAAGAGTCTCAGAAGTTTCTATCATTTGTTAATCAAAGATGGAAAGCCGATAATGAATCGTGTCTATCAAACGAATGTACATTAGATGGCCAATCTGCTGGGATTGCGTATGCTACGGTAAATAAGGTTAAGTTAGACAATGACATTTAACGACTTTGTTAAAGGACCTGGCAATAAAATTGACGAGTACATTGGTTGGCTTTTAGCCTCGTCAGCTTATATTAAGTCAGCCCATCTTGAAACCAAAAGTTACGCTCGACACAAAGCTTATGATTTTTACTATAACGGTATCAGAGACCTTACTGATACATTCAGTGAACAATGGTTAGGTTATAGCGGACAACCATATATCGCAAATCTGCCTGACATGGGACAGATGCCTAAAGATACAATTGTTTTTCTGGACACAATCATAGAGAAAACTGATGCAGCATACTCGGTATGTCCACGTGCCTTACAGGCGGTCTTGGATGAAATAGCTGGTCTTGCCTACCAGACTAAGTATCTGTTAACGTTAGAATAATTACAGGGTCCTACTTCGGTGGGACCCTTTTTTCGTTTTAGTGTTTACATCCAGTTTTGTTTGTGTTAAGATGTTCCTATACTAACGAACTGGAGTAAAGAAATGAGTATTCAAATGTCTCGTAGCTTTGGCGAAATCAAACTCGTTCATAAAGATGGTGACGAAGTCACTTTTAACCTGAAGTACATTCCTGCTATCGGCGAAATAGGTATTTGCATTGATAATGATTCGGTGAATGCTCCTTACAGCTTCTGGCTAGAAACTTCTGCTTCACTCGGTACTAAACTGCTTCTTATCGATGAAGAGTATCATTGGCTGCGTAGTGGTGAAGCACTTCGTCTGGTTAAAGCTATTGAAGACTGGATTGCATAATGAACATGGTTCCTACTAACGTTAAAGTCGAGCTCATTAAACTTGTCTATGAGCTTCAAGAAGCATCGGTTAAGTTTGGTGCAGGCTGGCAAGGTCATGGTACAGCCAAAAAGCACGAAGAGAAAATGGCTGAAGCGAAACAACGTCTTCATGATATGATAGAGAGGCTCTAATGGAAATTATCGAACGTATTGCAGAACATGGTGGAAACCATATCAGTGTAACTCGCTCTATCGAGTACAACAACGGCCATGATAATACTTTGCTTACCATGGATATTCATGAAGGACGTGCTATTGGTGCTTCTTTCAAATTCAATGGTATGTCTTCTTTTGGTGGTGGTCAAATGAAACTTGACGAACTGTCTCGATTCAAACAACTTCTGAACAGTTTCCCGGAGCTCTAATGGCCGTAGGATTTGCTAAAGATGGCGCTGAACAGGATGAAATTGCTGCGGTCGTACAGGCTGCAGTAGTTCATGCTCGAAGCCAAATTAACGAACATCGTGAATCTCTGGAATTTTGCTATGAATGTGATGAAAAGATTCCAGAAGCACGACGTTTAGCGGTAAAAGGCGTCATGTATTGTGTGAAGTGTCAATCAATGCATGATGAAATTTTTAAACGTGAGCCACGTAATTGCTGGCACAGGAGCATGAGATAATGTTATACGATCCATATGGCGATTCTGAAGACGGCGTAATCATTGTTAAAACTGAAGTAGGCGATTTGTCTGACGGCAAACTCGATTTAGAAATTGCGGAATGGCATACTGTTAAAAATGGCATCATCATGCATCAAGGTGATGATACTATTGCTTTAGATGCAGAACAGGTCGAAGCTCTGTACCAAATCATAAAACATAACCGCTAAATGTTTACAACGTCTGTAGGACATGTTATTATACTCCTACAGACAAACGAGAGGAAATTGAAATGGGTTTTCCAAAACTTGAAGTAGGCGATTTAGTCCTGACACGTCAGTGGGAAGGTAAACAATCTGTAGAGATTTGTCAATACCGTGGTGCAACTGGCAACTTGATGTACACTTTGTTTCATCCTGAAATTCTTCTGACTTGCCAATTAGAGCGTTTTATTAAAGACATTGATAGTATGCCTTATAGCGTGTCTATCGTACGTAAAAGTGACCCAGAGAACTATGCAAGTGTTCTGGCTGCAATCCACGAAGCAAAGGCTAAAGGTGAGTTGAAATGAAAGTCGGATTGAATTATGAGGGTTATGGCTATGGCGCGACAATCCATAATGATGATGGCGACGATGATATCCGTCTGAATATCAAAAAGACTTACGATACATCTCGTAATGCTATTATGACTATTAAACAGGGCACCGATATTATTGCTTTAGATAAGCGTGATATTATGGCTCTGCGTGATTATCTGGTTCAAGTAACTTCTACTCTTTAATTTGAAAGGAAATAAAATGAATATCAATGTAAATTCTTGGCACTACAAACTCGTTAAAAACACTTTCACCTCTTCTAAAGGTGTCCCACGTTCTCTTTGTCCTTATGTACGTGCCGTAATTTATCGTGTTCTATTTTTGAGCGCTGTAATTACCGGTTTGACTATCATGCTGTCTAATATGATGCTTGCTCCAATGATTGCCTGGGGTGCAACCGGTGTTTGGGCTTATGTAGCAAGTTTCTTTGGTTCTATTCTGTTCCTAGCTGTAATTCTGGCGGGTGCATGTGCTGTGGTGTTTGGTGGTGTATGGGTATGGCAGCGTATTTCTGAATGGTGGTCTGATCGCAAGTATGATAAAGCTGTAGAACGTGAACGTCAGGCCGAAATTGATCGTGCAAATGGTATCGAACCGAAACAGCCTAATATTGTATGGGCCTTTGTTAAAGCTAAGCATGATAAATTCTGTCCTACTCTGAACTTCACAAAAACAGAAGAAAAGGAATAAGCCATGTTCATTAAACAAGCTAAAGTTGAAGATCGTAATAAAAAGGCCCTAGAAGTGGGCCGTTCTTTAGAAATTCATCTCGAGAATGGTCGTCGTATTGACGGTATTGTAGACTTCATTTCTCTGGCTCATGGTGCTCATAACATCTTTATTGATGGTAATAATAAAAACCGTACTCAACTGAAAATTTATTCTAATCGTACTTTGATTGAACTGGTTGTGTATTCTGAAGACCAAGTTGGTGTCTATAAAGTAAAAGAAGTCACTGTGATGTCTCAAGGCAAACAGGAAAAGCTTCATACTTCTCAGGCCGATGAGCTGAATTACTGGACAGATGAAAAGACTACTAAACTGGTCCCAGTTGAAGTTGGCGATATCTTCGGTAAACATGATAAAGAATTCCGAGTACTTGCTATCGCCCGTAATGGTGGTACAATGTTCATGGAAGATACCATCTCTGGCGCTGGTATCACCGTTAACCTGAACGATGATGTTCTGATTCGCACATTCCGTGGCTTCACATGGGGTAATCCTACACGATGAAAACAGTTATGAAAGGCTACTTCGGTAGCCATTTATATGGTACGTCAACACCTGAAAGTGACACAGATTTCAAAGAAATCTTCGTTCCACACCCAAAAGATATTCTCATGGGTCGTGCAATGAACCATACCAACATGAACACCAACAATACTGCTTCTAAGAATGGCCATGATGATGTCGACCATGAGCTTTATTCTCTGAAGTATTGGTTGGAGCTTGCTCAGTCAGGAGAAACCGTTGCTCTTGATATGATTCACACCCCAGCCGAACTGGTTGTTAAATCTGACCTGCCTGATGTCTGGAAGTTTATTCAAGATAATCGTGAACGCTTCTATACTACTGACATGAAATCTTATCTGGGTTATGTCCGTAAACAGGCAGCGAAATATGGTGTCAAAGGTTCACGTCTGGCCGACCTGAAAATCATTCTTAATATCCTGAACGAATATCCAGAATGGAAATATGAAGACCGTCCTAAAGATAAGGCTCACAACCAACGTTGGAAGCTGGGTGAAATTGCTCATCTTTTACCAACAAGTGAATTCTTATTCTGGAAAGATGATGTTGATTCTAAAATGGGTGTTCAACATTTCTATAATGTTCTCGGTCGTAAATTCCAGGACACAATCACTATTGCTGAAATCAAATACAGTTTGACTAAGCTTGAAGCAGAATATGGTGAACGTGCTCGTAAGGCAGAAGCTAATGAAGGTGTGGATTGGAAAGCTCTGAGTCATGCTTATCGTGCAGGTATTCAGCTGAAAGAAATCTATTCTACTGGCGACTTGGTATTCCCATTGCGTGAAGCCGGAATGGTACGACTGATTAAGTCTGGTTCTTTACCATTCAAAGAAGTTCAAGAATTGCTGGAAGATACAGTTGATATAGTAGAACTGTTGGCCGTTAATGCAGAAAAGAACGGTATGCGTAAAGAAGTTGATATGAGCTTCTGGAACAAATTCCTTGAAGAGGTTTATTTAGCGAACCATAACTCTTATTACAGGTGATTATGACTTTACTATTAGCACAACTATGGTGGATTATGCCTATCTTTATTGGGTTGGTTTATTTTGCACTCGGATTCTTGGTGTGCAAAGCATTCATCAAGAACAATACTATTGAATCTGTTTCTGATTACTGGTTCTACTTTATCTTATGGCTCCCACTGTTCATTATTGGTGGATTATGGTCTTTGCTGAAGTGGGTTGCTCAGTTCCCGGCACGTATCGCCGAAAATCAGATTAACAAATAATAAAGGGACCTTACGGTCCCTTTCGGGCATTAAGACTTCACTACTTGTTCTGCTACTAAAAGAACACTGTTAATGGTGAACACACCTCCATTGGCGATTATATCGATAACAGAACCATTAGTTGCCATTTGTCCATTCTTGTCTACACTAAAGAATGTGGCAAATGACATAGTGTCTATAGCATTTTCAGGACGGTTTTGAACTAAAGTGTTGCCGTTAGTCCCAACAAAGTTAATTGTCAGACTACGGGCTTGACTCGCTCCAGTAAAAGCACCTGTTACGTTAAGCTTAAATGTCATTGTGGTGTCAGAGTTGAATGGCCACAATTTATTATCAGCAATTCTAAAGAATGGAGCCAATTGACCAGCGGTAGTAGGCGTTCCTTTCAAAATGTTTATCAGATTGTAAGTAGTTCCTGCAGTTAATGCTATAGACAATCCGGTCCAAAACGCTTCAGATTTCTGTCTTGTTCCTGCTATGGAATTTAAGAAATCTTGTTCAGTACCGGTATGCCCGAGATTAAGCCATGTTTGATAAGCAGAAAGTCCTGCAGCGCCTGTATCTCCTTTTGCACCTGGAGGACCCGGAACAGTAGATGGGTCTCCTTCATCGCCTTTATCCCCTTTAGCACCTGGCGGACCTGGTACAGTATCCCTTGTGTCAGACATCAACTGAAAATATCTATCAGAATCAAACTGTGTAGATGGTAGAATAGTTGGTGCTCCAAACAAATACATCCCATCAGCTATCTTCTCTTGAATCTTAGTGTTCAGGCTTTCTATAGAGTCTGCAGCAATTAACATAAAATCTCCTTATTTAGGCCTAAATTATTTATAACTTTCCAGTTTACATATGCTTTAAGGCAGGTTACTATAGACCTATCAGCTAAACGAACTGAAACAAATTAAACGGAGATATAAAATGAAAACTTACTACGCGATTCGTAACTTTGCTTATTACCACTTCAACTTCCCAATGATTGCTTCTACTGATGGTGTTACTTCTAAAGATCGTTATGAAGAATATGGCGATCAGGTTATCACTGAAGTAACTAAGCTGAAAGGCAAAATGGTTGAAATGCCAAACGGTCGTAAAGCAGCAATGTTTAAAGTTGGTAACGAAGTATGGGCCCGCTACTCAGATGGTTCTTGTGACATCGTTGAAGCAGCGCCAGTTGTTGAAGAAGTTAAAGTTGCAAAATCCGAAAAACGTGTTGCAAAGCCTACTAAGAAAGCTATAGCGTTCTTCAATGCTTCTAACAACTTTGAAGAGTTTGCTGCAATGATGATTAAAGATGGCTACAATGAAAAATATACTCTGATTCAGTGGAATCTTTGCAAATAAGTGTTTACATCTGCTTTCAACATGTTATTATAGCTGCATCGAAACAAATACTGAAAACCACTGGAGAATAAAATGTTCAACGTTCAAATCAACAAAGGTACTTTCCGCGGTAACGACATCTCTGGCAAATTCGTTGCAACCAAGACTTGGTTCCCAGATGTTGTTCCTGCTCATGAAGCACACCTTGGTGATGGTAAAGTGTTCATCCAAGTTGATGGCAAAGAACGTGGTGTATGGGTGTTCAAAACTGATATCGAAATGGAAGGTATGGAGGTTTCTCCACTGGTTAGAGTTGAATCAGTCGAGGAAATGAAACAGCGTATCAACAAACGCTTCACAGTTATGAACATGATGACCAAAGGTATCATCTCTGGCAACATTCGTTCATTAATCATCTCTGGTGCTGCAGGTATTGGTAAGACTTTCAGCCTGGATAAAGCTCTGAAAACTGCACATGAATATGGTGAAATCGTTTATAAAAGCATCAACGGTAAAATCTCAGGTATCGGTCTTTATGAGCAGCTTTGGAACAACCGTGATGCAAACAGCGTTCTGCTTATTGATGATGTTGACGTATTCTCTGATATGGATATGCTTAACCTCCTGAAAGCAGCACTCGATACAGGCGAAACTCGTAAAGTTTGCTGGAGCACTGCTTCTTCTTACCTCGATGACAAAAACATCGATAAAGAATTCGAGTTCGAAGGTACTATCGTTTTCATCACTAACGTTGATATCGATAAAGAATTAGAACGTGGTTCTAAACTTGCTCCACACCTTCATGCTCTTGTATCACGTTCAGTTTATCTGGACCTGGGTGTTCACTCAAACGAAGAAATCATGATTCGTGTTGAAGACGTGATTTTGAACACCAACATGATGCAGAAACGTGGTTTAAGCGACGCTCAGACGTCCATGGCACTCAACTGGATGAAGGCTAATGTTACTAAATTACGTAATGTTTCCTTACGTACAGCGTTGTATCTGGCTGACTTCGTCGCTACCGATGCAAATGGTTGGGAAGAGATTGCTGAAGTAACTCTTCTGAAATAAGGTTTACAACGGTAGGAAGGCATGTTATAGTCTTCCTACCAAAATGGAGAAACAAAATGAAATTTTTAAAAAGCGTGTTTGATGAACTGGTTAAGATTCTTGCAATAGCTATGATTGCAATTTCTGCGGTAAAAGCCTATGACACCTGGACTTATGAAGAGCCAAGCCAGATGTTGATTGATATCTACAAACGCGATAACACTGTCCACAAAATCTGAGGAAAATATTATGAAACTGATTCGCTATGAACTGAAATACAAACGCTTCACTGATGGTGTTTGGGACAATAAATTCCGTAAGACCGTTATTTCTGCTGAAAACCAATACCAAGCGGTTTATCAGCATGGTGTTAATGTAGGTATCGCTTATCCGGCCGAAAACATCGAAGATGTTATTGTGATGGTTCACTCACTGGACGGTAACCCAACTCTGCTTCTTCCGGGTGCGACATACGAAACTCTGGAAGGCAAAACGGTCAAGATGGTCAAATATAAAGACCTTGAAAACATGGGCCGTACGACGTATGAAACCATTATGGATGAAAATGGACACCATCGGTATTCACGTCGTGACATCGGTCGTTGCACCGGTTCTAAAAGCAATGCTCCTAAGAATATCCAACTTGGTACATTCTGGCAACGTATGGACATTGATGACCCGTATGACTATATCATGGAACGTAAGCCTGAAGTTTACGATGAAGAAGAAATGTACAATGGTGACGATCAATGATTACTGTAGAACAAATTAAAGAGCTTATTCAGCTCGAAGTGAAACGTGTTCTTCGTGAAGAGCTCGAGCTTTCTGTTGATTATGATAGTTTGTTTGGTACACTTTCTATCAAAGCCTCTTTTGATGGCGAAGAAGTTGCTGAAGCAAATATCTACCGTTCTGATGTTGAAGCATTAATGGGTGATTAATATGACTCCTGTAACTCGTTTAGAATGGGACCTTCACAAAGCAGGTGAAGAGTTCAAACGTACAATGTGCCGTTCCGTTGCAAAGTTTAGTCAGTATATGAACGTTCAATATCATCAGATGCGTATGTTCCCAGCTGGCATGATTGGTACTCGTAAGCGTGTGATTCTGCACGCAAAGGTCAAAGGTCTTATCACAATGGATCGTGAACAGATTCAAGCCGCAGGCATCTTCAGTATGGCTACTCATATTGCTCGTGCCGAATTTAAAAAGTCACAACAGCCTAAAGCTCCTCAGAGTGCCTGGTTTGGTGGCGAGTATGATGAAAGGACTTACTACTAATGGAACCAGCTCTGTTAGCTAATATTGTCGGCGCTATATCATGGATGTTCGTTGGTGCTTCATGTATTTGGATTACAGGGATTAAAGTAAAGCGAAGCAATATGTTTAAAACATTGGTCTGCATTCTTGCCTGGCCCGTATGGATTTTATATCACGAAAACAAGGGTAATCTATGACTCCTCTAGCGATGGCTTTACTTTGTGTATGGGCTCCTATGGCCTGGATGGTTTCAGGAATCCTGACGGCGGTTGTGACTTCAGGATATGTTAAAGGTAAGACGGCAATGCAACGTTTGCCAAAGAACATTTTGATTATCCTGTTCTGGCCTTTCTGGTTAACCTACATCATTAACACGAAGTAGTTTACAATGGTGTAGAGGCATGTTATAGTGCTCCTACACCAACAATGGAGATACAAAATGTTAACTAAAATCATCAACGACCTTTTTGAAGAAAATCGTAAAGCCCACCGTGAGCACCGAGCGAAAGTTGAAAAACGCGCCGAGGAGTTGAACTCAGGATGGAGCAAGTCCCTCTACGGACGTGAATCATTCGATAAAGTTGTAGCTCCTACCTGGGGTGTTGATGACCGTCCACATGCGCCATTTGATGGTTACTTGTGGGAAAATGAATTAGGTGAAGTGGAAGCGTATCACGCTGGTAGTTACCTTCCATATGTCACTGAGTTGGATAGCTTTGACAAACCAGAATACACAGGCGATCATGGCTGGTGGAAACTGCGTTTGACGTATGATATGTACAAAGAGATTAAAGCAATCTCTAACATGGAAATCCAGACTCCTTATAAAATCTGGGACCTGGAAGGTGGAATTAAAGCAGGTATGTGTAAAGTACGTGCTCATAAGACCATCCTGGAAGCGATTCAGGCGTACAGTGAAGCTTGGTATAGTAATTATTATGCTGAGCTGAATAAGTCCAAAGGCGAAGCTCCTGTGGGCAAACAGACGGTAAAAGGTAAAGTAGTTTCAGTCAAAGAATGGATGGATATCTGGGGACCTGTTGCTAAGATGACCGTTCGACTGGAAAATGGTGCTACGGTTTATGGTTCTCTGCCTAAGGCAGTACCAAATGATTTCCGTGGCGATATCGAGTTCACAGCGACGTTTACACAAGCAGTGAATGATATTACTCATTCATTCTTCAAACGTCCTTCATCAGTGGTGATTTAATGGAAGTTATTTTATTCGCGGTAGCCTATATTGTTATAGGCTTTGCTTCAGCCTTCTATTTCCGATGGGTCGGTGATTGGTTCTTAGACGATTTTGACGGAAATACTGCAGCAATGGTTGTTGTGATGTGGCCTGTGTTCTGGATATTTTATATTCTTAAAGTTCTCATCAGTCCGTTCATTTGGATTTGTGAGATGATTTTCGATTAACCTTTAATGCTTTAGGAAGGGCTATGGTATAATGAATCATGGTCCTTTCAAAACGGGATTATTTATCAGCCAAGAGAGATAGAGGAAAAAATTATGTCAATCCAAAAGTTGAATAACAGAATCGTAGTACGCGAAGCGTGCCGTGAAACGGCTAATCGTTTTCGCTCTCCATCAGACCATCATAAAGATGATTTTACCGATTCAAAGATGGTTGTAAAGAATCACCCAAGTGATGTAAAACCATTTGTGGAGCAGATTCGTTTCTCTCTGAATAAAGACGCATTCGACCATATTGGCGGTGTTCAGGCTATTATGAATCGTCTGCCTCGTCTGGATGCAGCGCACACTTATCTGTGTGTCTATGATTTCTATAAAGCTCTGCGTGACTCAAAGTACTTTGCCGTAGACCGTGCTCTGAAACGTATCTCTCAGTTCGGTGTTCGTAAAGAAGGCATGAAGTTTACTCGTAAGAATGCTCGTGGTCATTTCACTTCGGCATGTTCTCCGACAATGAAAGCGTATACTCAAAGCTTCTGTTCAGAGTTTAATTATAACTGGCGAATGATTCTGACTCTTGGCTCGCGTCTGTGTGTAGGACGTAGTCGCGAATTAGTGTTCAAAACTTGTGGTGGTATTCTGCCTTATATTGATGCTAAGATGGTTGCCGGTTATGATAATAAGTTCACAGTCCAAGTGATGGGTCATGCTCCAGACCAGGCCTTTGCCCAGTTACGGGCATTCCTTGACTCAGTAAATGAAGACTTGCTGCATTATACATTTGTCGGTAATACGTTCACTATTACGGTTCGTCAGGCTCAAGTTAAACCAGACCCAATTAAAACCGAACCTTTGTCAGCAGAACAGAAAGATTTTGTTCTTAAAGGTAATTGGTCTAATAGTGGTGAATTGGCCTACTTTAAAATTGCTCAGCCTGAACATACTCCTATTGAAGAGCATTTCTTCAAAGAGATGGAAAAGTCTGTAAATGAAATCACTCTGATTCTGGATGGGTACGACCGTCAGATTGATGAGCTTACTTCTAAAGCAGATAAAATGCGTGCTCAGCGTGGTAAATTGCTTCACGCAATGCAGGAACTGCGCAAATGAAAAATCAATTAGCCGAAGATTTAGATTTATCTTTACCTGAAGGCTGGCACGAAGTGGACCTTGAAAAAGGTCCTGTCCCTTTCGAAGGTTGTGACGAAGAAGTCCCTGATATTAATTGGGACACTGTAATGCAAATGGCAGATCGTCGTGAATGGGCTCGAAAGCATGCTGAACCATGTCCTTTCTGCGATAGTATTCAGGTACAACTTACTCAATGGGCAACGCCGACACTTCAGTTCAAGTGCCGTACATGTAAACAAAAATTTGTGAGAACCATAAAATGATCGATTTAAAACTTGATACAAATGCTGTAATGAAACTGTTCGGTGATGAAGCTTCTCGTGTTAAGCTCCAGCAAGCAGTTATCAATAATGTTGTCCAGGAACTCGTCCTGAAGAATAGTAAGAACAAAGTACAAGAAACTATTCAGAAAGAAATCAGTCTCGTAGGCGCTCGCCTGCCTGACGTATCTCCAATGGTTAAAGAACAACTTAATCACTTCTTTGCCTCTAAAGGCTGGAACAAAGTTGAAGGTACTTTCGAACTCGAACGTATCATGAAAGAAGAAGCAAACCGTATTGCTTATTCTCAGGTTATGGGTGCAGTAAGTGACCAGGTTGAAAAGGCTGTCAAAGACCTTGAAGGACGTATTGAAAATGCCCTGAAAATGTCTGAATCTCGTATGGAACAAATCATTGTTGAACGTCTGAATAAGAAGTTCACTGAAGTTCTGGATCGTGCTATTGCCGAACGTGTTAAAACCATTTTCCCTGGGGTGTAAGATGAATCCATTTGAATATAAAGATCGATTTAGTTCTCCTGAAATGAAAGCTCTGTTCAAAGAGCTTAATGAACTTACGTCTCGAATTTGCCTTCAACATGCTGAAGAAGCTGGCGAAGAATATTCTCATGAAGCTCTTTCATGCTCTTTACAAGGTACAGTAGAATTTACTTCTATTTGGTTTAAAACTGCTGCGTTCCATAAGTTGTCTACCCAACCAGAAACATCTTTGCCTATGAGCGAACGTATTGCTATTGCAGCCCATGAAGCATATAAGCAGGTGATTAAACGTGACTAAGCCAAAACGTAAGCAATATGTAGAAGAAGCAGAGCGTTGTGCTCTGCGTTTATTCATGATGTATCACAAAGAGAATAACTCTGCTCCAAACGATTCAGTGATAAAATCAGCTATGACAAAGGCCAAGAACTTCGCTTCTTCTACGATTTATCATGAAGCCCGCAAACGTCTTGGTATTGGCTATGACAACTGGCAAGGTCCGCTTCATAGCCATCCTGATTTCAATGATGTACTCGAACAAATTTTTAAGGAAATAGACGAAGATGTTAACGATTTTTGGTTACGACAGCACAATTCATAAATGTGCTTATTGTGATAATGCTAAACGACTGGCGACTATGAAAGGTATTCCATTCCAATTTGTGAATGTGATGCCCCAGAAAGAAATATTCGATGACGCTGTTATCGCCGACCTTCTGAAACGTCTTGGTCGTGAATCTAAAGTCGGTATCACAATGCCTCAGATTTTCTGGAACGAAAACCACCTTGGTGGCTTCGATGATTTCCGTGCTGTAGCAGGACAACTGAAATGAGTATAAATTCTGTATTGGTCTGTTCCGAAACTGAAGTTATTTTAGAACGCCCTGAATATGAACGTCTGCTGAAGATTGAATCTCTTCTTTGGCAAATCGAATGCGCTATGCCATCAGGCCTTGAATCTTGGGTTGATGATGAAGAACTCGAAAAACTGCGAGGCGAATAATGAAAGACCAAATTATCAATTTAGGCGATGGTGTCGAAGACGACCTGGAATGGCGTCTTTATGACTACATGGTCGCTCTTGCAAAAGAGCAAGGTATTGAATGGGCTGTAGAAAATGCCTGGGGTGAAAACACCGTAGTGATTGGTGGTGTTGCATTCGAAGTTCAATGGCAATTTGTCGGTCTTGAGAACACTGACTATGAGCCAGTCCAGAATAAAGAAACAGGTTGCACCGAATACATTCCGGTAGGCGACTGGTTCTGGGAATATGATGATGCGCCTGATTTCGAAGTCTCAAGCTATTGGCGTGAGCATTAAGCCATGGTACGCAGCTCGATGGGAAACCGTCGAGCCTGAAGAACCTGTTTACACAGAGGAAGTTCCATGTTATGATGAACCTACAGTGAACGAACTACTTGACCTGGAGGATAAAACATGGAACTTGCAATCGCTATAAGTATTGGCGCTATTATGTTAGTGGGTGCTATCCACTGTGCCATTCACGATAAACCTGTGAGAAGAAGATAATGAAATTAGTCGATAAAGTTTTTGAAATAGTTGAAGACGACGAAGAGCTGCTGATACAGTTTCCTGAAATGAAGAAAGGCGTTACCTTCAAGGTTGTTGCTGTCGATAACGACCATGCGGATGGTATTACGGCGGTCCAAATTCGTAATGGTAAGTACATTCACATCAATAGCAAAGATTCTTGGTTCTGGTGCTTCTATTGTGGCGACACAATGCATCAGCTTAAGGAAGTCGAAGAACTCGCTTCTGACTTTTGGCCTGCTAAGCCAATGAACACTTTTGACGGAATGGAAATCACCGTTCGTCTTGAAGAAGCTAAAACCCGTGTAAACGGATATGAAGCCAACTTGATGCAGTGCGCTGCAGACTATATTCGTCAACTCGAAAAACGTCTTGAATTCTCTGATCGAGCATTCTGATTAAATACGTTCATCTTATATGAGGTGAACGTATGTTATTGACTGGTAAACTATACAAAGAACAAAAACAAAAATTTTATGATGCACAGCATGGTAAATGTCTGCTCTGTAAGCGAGAGCTTTCTACTGATGTTCAAGCGAATCACCTTGACCACGACCATGAATTAAGCGGGCCAAAAGCTGGTAAGGTTCGTGGGTTACTATGTAATCTGTGCAACGCTGCAGAAGGTCAAATGAAGCATAAGTTCAACCGCTCTGGTTTAAAAGGTCAAAACATCGACTACCTCGAATGGCTTGAGAGTTTGCTGACCTATCTGAAAGATGATTATAGTGAAAATAATATCCACCCGAGTTTTGTAACTGATAAAGCAAAAGAGTTCGCTCGTGGTAATAAAGATGATATGATAGCGATGTTCAAACAACATGGCTTCACTTATATCGAAAGCGATACTAAACCTAAGATGGTAGCATCGTTTAAAAAACAACTGAGGAAATCGTTAAAATGAATGACTTCATCGTAGAAGCAAATGCTTTCACTGAAAAACTTGGTCCTGAATTCTGGCCACAATGGTTCATGGGTATCGTTGCTCCTGTTCTGTCTATTATCGCAAATATGTAAGGAATAAAATGATTCAGTTTCGTAAATACCTGGTTGTAGTTCTGTTCGTTATTCTGATGGCTTATGCTCTGACTGCCATGATTCCGGTTGTTATCTTTGCCGCACTGATTCATTATATTGACCCTAAAGTCGATGGTCAGAAATTTGATTTTAAAGCTTCAATTGACAAGGCTATTGCCAAAGTTGAAGCTAAAGCTGAAGAACTTAAAAAGGCTTCAAAATGAAACGTTTCGAAGAATTTGTAGTCGTTGACTGGAAAGAATGGGACGACCTTGGTGACGGCTACCAGTTTGGTGGCTGTACGCTGAACCCTGATTTCTTTGTCGGTGAAGAAGAAACTTTGGCCAGAATCAATGAAATGAGTTCTACATTTGGTGTACAGCCATCCGTCTATTTCCAGTTTGCTGATACAGGTTTCCTGATTGAAATTAGTCTCTGGAAAGAATCCGAAGATGGCGAATATCAAGAACTTGGTTCATGGTCCTATGAAGGTGGTATCACACGTGGAAAACCAATCATTAAAGATTGAAGTCTACGGAATTCCTGATACAGTCAGCCATTGTGCTGGCTGTATTTTTGTTCGTAAACTTCTGGAAAACCTGTCACTTCCGTATGAATTCAAAGAAGTGCTCTCGCCATCTCCTGACGGTGTAGGGTTCACTTATGACAGACCTCTTATAGTTTCATTAGCCAAGCGTGCAGGTTTCCCTAGCCTCTCTATACGCTATCCTGTTATCTTTATCGATGACAAACTCATCCATAACATCCGCTTCCTCAAGCAGTTCCTCCTCGACAAGGGCTTTGACCCTGACATCATAGAAGATTAGGTGTTTACAACTCCATTTGTTCGTGATAGTATGTTCCTACACAAACAAATGGAGGTTCACATGATTACTCTCGAAGTTCAACGTCACATTATTGCCGAAGTACGTGTATCAACTAGTTCTTACCCGACCAACATGACCATTGAAGTTCGTGGTTCTGAAATTATCTTTCGTGCTCGTGGTTGCCGAACTGAAGCGAATTGTCTGATGGCTAAACAAAAGACCTCTCTTATCAATAATGCTGTTCGTGCTTTAATCAGTGATATCTACGATTATGAAGCAGATAATGTTTCTGCACTTGTACTGGGGCTCATCTGATGACACTTGAACTTAAATCAGCTAAAACTATTTTGCGTCTTATCCATAATGGCACTCGTGTTGTGTTTATTACACTATGGCCTCTTGATGAGACCGAAACAAGTTATATTGCAGAGTTTGCAAATGGTCCTCGTATATCGCTGATTCGTCGTAGCGAATCTCTTACAAATCGTATGGATATCCGTAATCGCTTTAACGATATTGGTATTAAAATAGGTTTAGATGACGCTGACGGTGTTATCTGTTTGATTCGTGATGCATTAAGAATCGTATAGAAACCTGTGAGGACCTAGTGTCCTCCTTGGATAACAAAATACTAAATTTACTGAGGAAATTGCTATGTCTCAAGCTATTAAAAACGTTCTGAATTCTTTCGCTTATGACAAAGTTGTTAGCATCATGAAATCTGGTGGCTATGTTACTCCGGAAATCCTCGACAAGTGGGAACAAGACCTGCACGGTACCATGAAAGAAAACGATCAGAAGATCGGTAAGGCACGTATTCGTGAATTGGTTGTCGGTTATATTCTGTCAGAGTTCAGTACTCCTGCATTTGGTGTGGGCACCTATGACCCAGACAAGAATCAGATTTCTGATAAGACCATTCGTAAGATGAAGAACCAACGTAAGAAAGGTTTCCGTGACCTCAAGATTGTTAAGGCTGCATCATGAGTCTAAACATTGCTGGATGTCCTAAAGGAGTACGATTCGTCGTACTCAAAATGGAACGACTTGATTTCTGGCATGCCAGAGTGACCGTGGTTCATTCTTATATAGGCGCTATAGAGCTTCAACATTTTTACAGTATCGGTGCTCTTGAGAACTGCAGAATATTCCCACGTCCTTTAGGTGGCTCTGAAAACAAATATACTTGGAGCGAACCTTTAAAAGGCGAAATGTGGAATGAAGCATTAACCGTGTCTGAACTTGAGGAATATCTCGATGCTTAATTTGCCTGAAGGTGTTTCAGTTATAATGACTTATGTTGAGTACAACAATAAGTTGTGTCGAACTCGTAAAATGACTCAAGGTTATGCTATTGCCAAGGCGTGCATTGCGTTCAGAGAAACTAATCGTAAATTTAGAATTTATCCTATTAGTTCTAAAACAAAATACACTAAGGTTAACACTTCTACGGCCTGGAACGAAGGCATGACTTTAAAAGAATTTGAGGAATACCTGAATGACTAAATTATTTCCAGACGATATCGCTAACCTTCGCCTATTAGGTTATCTGGTCTCTAATAAAGAAGGCCAGACATATGTAGAAAATGACAAATACGTCATTGAAGAAGACTTCGAACAATGGCATCTGTATATCATTCATGAGAATTCATACGAATTCTTAGACGCCTTTACTTCAGTGTATAATGCTGTAGATTATATTAAGGATGTTCTAGAATGAATCGTAATCAATTAGCTCTTGACGTAGGAACCGTTCAGTTTGTTGTTGACAGCTATATGGGCATTTATTTTATCCCATACGAAGAAGCTGATGACAGCTATCAGTGGCATGTGTCTGAACTGAATCATAGCCATTATGAACGTCTTTATCGTGAACTCACCGAATATGTTAAAGAAATTGGCTTCACTGAAGCACCATTCAATTATAAAGAGTTCCTGAACATTTGTGAACGACTGTTCGAAATGTATCAGATTCTGAGAAAACTGCCATGATTAATTTGAAACTGCCTTATCGTTTTATTTGCCTTGATGGTACATTGATTCTAGGTCCTCAAAATACTATCCAATATGCTTCAAATAAAGCTGGTGTTATTTTTGAGAGCCATCTTCGTAGCTTAGTGATTAATCAGTCTATGTTCCTTGTTGCTATTAATCATGCGGCAAAGACAAATACCGTCCCAGAATTAAATCTTTACGAATTCAATAATTTTGCTGATATTGTTCGACAGCACTGGAACGAGACATGCCCTAACGCTCTTTGATGCTTTAAATTCAGGTCCCTCAACATATGATATAATGGACCTATGAATTGAGTAAAGAGGCTGCTATGGAAGTCAAACGTACCAAAAACAATTATGTAAATAATAAGGAGCTTTTGAAAGCCATTTCAAAATGGAAACAAGAGCTCAATGCAAATACAGACCCAAATAAAATCGTTCGTCAGAATGATGTGATTGGTCTTGCTATTATGCTAATCGCCGAAGGTCTGTCAAAACGTTTTAACTTCTCAGGATATACCCAGTCCTGGAAAGATGAAATGATCGCAGACGGTATTGAAGCCGCAATTAAAGGCCTTCATAACTTTGACGAAACGAAGTATGATAATCCTCATGCGTATATAACTACAGCTTGCTTTAATGCCTTCGTTCAGCGTATCAAAAAAGAACGTAAAGAAATGGCTAAAAAGTACAGTTATTTCGTTCACAACGTCTATGACAGTCGTGACGATGATATCGTAGCATTGGCTGATGAAACATTCATCCAAGACATCTACGATAAAATGACACAGTATGAAACTTCTTTAATTAAGCCGCCAGGGTCTGATAAGAGCGACGAACCTAAAGAAGGTGGATTGGATTTTTTATATGAGGCTAACAATTAACCTCGCTGGGTTCCTTGAAGAAGTCGGCGACATCACTGCAGTACCGTATTTGCTTAAGATGTATTTACGGGATGTTGAGAAGTTGCCGATAAAAATAGACCCTATGAATCCTGGTGAAGTTCACTTGACCAGCGATGATAATGATATAGAATATCGCTATCATGTAACCGATGATAATTTCTATATCACACTTGAACTAACTCCAAAGGATTAAAATGAAAGATATTGACAGCCTGTCTGAACTAACTGATGAACAGATCGAAGAAGCTCAGAAACGTTTAGAAGAAGCCAATGCCAAAACTGCGACAGAACAGGCTAATGCTATTCTTAAAAAGCACAAACGTGAAATCAAACGTTTGAATGAACACGCCCAAGGTGCTGTTCTAGAAAATAACTACGACGCATATAAGTATGCTATTGAAAAACTGCGTACAATTTATCGTCAGCCTTATAACGACGTACTCATTGCTTCTATGTGGGCTTCGACACGTCAACAAATTTGGAATATTATCAATGCTGGTACAAAAACCGTTTAAGCGTCTCAAGGTTAACGCAGGGTTCACTTTATCTGTTGCTAATGGTGTTATGGCTGTCAAGTTATCCGAAACCCACTATCGTGTTCTAGGCAACACAGGTAAGGCTATTGAAGCCAATCCTAAAGAAGTCGTATGGGCTGATACAATTATGGTTAAAAGGTGGTATCAATGGTAAGATTTGCCGAAGATGTGGACGTCTTTGATGAAAGACCAGACCTCTAAGCCTGATTACGAAAAGGTTCGTGCCGGTAAGGTTGAAGCAATGAGACGATTCAAAGAGTCGTATGAAAAGGCTAAAGCCGAAGGCACTATCACGTACAAGAAAATTTAAGGGACTTCGGTCCCTTTTCTGCTATTAAATCGGGAGAATATAATGTCCTTAGAGGTGAACAAATGAAAATTATCCATTCTGGCGACTGGCACTTAGGTGTTAAGGCCGATGACCCGTGGGTCCAAGAAATCCAATTAAAGGGTATCAGAGACCACATAGCTTATGCTAAAAAGCATAACATCAAAACCATTATTCAATATGGCGATATCTTCGACGTACGTAAAGCAATTACCCATAAGTGTATGGAATTTGCTCGTCAGATTGCTAATGAGCTTGAAGAAGCTGGTATTCATCTGATTACGATTGTTGGCAACCATGATATGCATTACAAGAACACGTTGACTCCTAATGCGGCAACAGAAGTTCTTGGTAAATATGCTCATATCACTGTGATTGAAAAGCCTGTATCATTTGATTTTGACGGTACTTTGATTGACCTGATTCCATGGATGTGTGATGAGAACACGACCGAAATAATGGAACACATCAAGACAAGCTCTGCTCAATATTGTATTGGTCACTGGGAGCTGAATGGCTTCTACTTCTATAAAGGAATGAAATCTCATGGGCTCGAACCAGACTTCCTCAAAAAATACAAACAAGTGTGGTCAGGCCATTTCCACACAATCTCTAGCGCAGCTAATGTCAAATACATTGGCACACCGTGGACGCTTACAGCGGGCGACGAAAATGACCCTCGAGGATTCTGGGTTCAGGACACTCAAAAAGAAACATTTGACTTCGTCCCAAATCCTACAACATGGCACCGTAAGATTAGTTATCCCAACGAAACAATCAAATACGACGAGTTTAAAAATCTGGCAGTGCGTGTTATTGTTGAGTCAATCGATAAAGGATTACCTAAGTTCGAAAGTGAACTTGAAAAAGTAGTTCATTCACTCAGAATTGTTTCGAAGGTCGATGACAGCGTAGATAATGATAGCGATGAAGAAGTCGACATTAAGTCATTGCTTGATTTGATGGAAGATTATATTGATGCTCTTCCTGACGGACATTCTGATGACGACCGTAAATCATTGAAGTCTTTAGCTAAACAACTTTATATTGAGGTGAGTAAATGAAATATGATGTATTCATGGGCTCTTATATGCACGAAGAGCACGTCTGTTATGTAGAACATCTTGATTGTACTTTTTACATCAAATACAACATCAGTGCTAAATTCGATGATGAATTGAATGCCGAAGGTTATCATGTTACCACAGACATGGGTATAGAGTTTAGTTTTAATGCATACCCGGATGATACTCCTACTTACGTATTAGAATTAGCCGAAACTCTTATTAAGGACGAATGGTATAGTGAAAACGTTTAAGCTAAAGAAAGTCATCTATAAAAATATTATGTCGGTGGGCGCCACGCCCATCACTATTGAACTTGATAAGGTCCAAAAGACTCTTGTAACCGGTAAGAACGGTGCAGGCAAATCGACATTCCTTGAAGCAATTACATTTGCTTTATTCGGTAAACCATTTCGTGATGTTAAGAAAGGCCAGCTCGTAAACAGTTCTAACAAGAAAGACCTTTTGGTCGAACTCTGGATGGAATTTGATGGAAAAGAATATTACATCAAACGTGGACAAAAACCAAATGTCTTCGAAATCAGTGTTAATGGTAAACCTCTCGACGAATCTGCCTCCGCCAAAGACTTTCAAGAACAGTTTGAACAGCTCATTGGAATGTCTTATTCAAGCTTCAAACAGGTTGTCGTACTCGGAACGGCTGGATATACTCCTTTCATGGGATTATCAACTCCCGCTCGAAGAAAACTTGTCGAGGATTTGCTCGAAGTAAGTATTCTGGCTGAAATGGATAAGTTGAACAAATCTTTGATTCGTGAAACTAATAGCCAAATCCAAGTTATCGATGTCAAGCAGGATGGCATCACTCAACAGATTAAAATCTATAATGACAACGAAGAACGTCAGAAGAAATTATCCGGTGAGAACGCTGCTCGTCTGCAGACAATGTACGATGACTTAGTAAGTGAAGCCAGGGCGGCCAAGGCGAACATTGAAAAGCTAACTGATGATTTACTTGCCGTTATCATCGATGATGACCCTAGCGCTCGCCTGAGCGACCTGAGCAATGAAGGATTCGCAATCAAGAATGATATCGCAACCTTCACAAAGGTAATCAAGCTTTATGAGACCGGTGGACATTGTCCTACTTGCATGCAGGGGCTTGAAGAACATGGTAATGTCTTGACTAAAATTAAAGACAAAAACTTTGAGCTTCAAAAATCTTTAGATAAAATAAACGAACAATATCGTGAGCTGAAATTAATTCAAGATGAAGTTCATGCTCAACAAGGTAAAGCTCGTGAAATCAAGAACCAAATTCAGGCTCATAAATCTACTGCAATCACTGCTGTAGAAAAGGCTAAGAAAGTTAAAGTTCTTATTGACCAAGCTGCTGCAGAATTCATTAGCCATGCTGATGAGATTGCTAAGCTTCAAGTAGAACTTGATAAATTAGTTAAAGAAAAGACAACGCTCGTAATGGAAAAATATCATCGCGGTATTTTGACAGAGATGTTGAAAGATTCTGGCATCAAAGGTGCAATCATTAAGAAGTACATTCCAATGTTTAACAAGAAGATTAATCACTACTTGAAAATCATGGAAGCTGATTATGTATTCACTTTAGATGAAGAATTTAACGAAACGATTAAATCTCGTGGTCGTGAAGACTTTAGCTATTTCAGCTTTAGCCAAGGTGAAAAGGCTCGTATCGATATCGCTCTGTTGTTTACATGGCGTGATATTGCTTCTCAAGTAAGTGGTGTTAATATATCCACGTTGATTCTTGATGAGGTATTCGATTCAGCTACTGATACTGACGGTGTTAAAACTATTGGTATGATTCTTAATAGCCTTAAAGATACGAACATTTTCATTATTAGTCACAGAGATCATGACCCACAGGCATACGGCCAGCATCTTCAAATGAAGAAAGTAGGTCGTTTCACGGTGATGGAATAATGGCAATTGAATTTACAACAGGTCAGCATCTGCTGGCCTTTCCTGAAGTTAAACGTTATGTGTTGACTAATACACATAACGAGACGAATCACTTAGTGACTAAAGAAATGCTTAAAAATGCTTTTCTTTCTGAGTGTGATAAAATAATGTCGAACCGTCATCCTGCTTGGTTCGTTTATGAATATTTTGATTAGAGAGAAATAATATGTCATATGTATCTGCACTTGGTTTTACTGCTCGTGATATCCAGCCTAAAAATGTTCGTACTGATTCCAATCCGAACAACCAAAATAAAATTCGTCGTTCATGGGTTCTTCATTGTGATGAAACATCTGCGACTCGTCTGAAATCTCTGCCACAAGAAACTAAGTTCATGCTTTACGAAGCAATTGATGATGAAGTTTCTGAAAAGTGGTTAGATATTATGCGCCAACACATTTCTGATAGTGTAGATTCTGGTGCTAAATTCGTAATGGACCCAGTCGGTGCCGATCGTCTTGAAGATGCTTATTGTGTTGATGCCGATGACCAACTGCTCGAAGCTGGTGAAATCATTGCTGCAAGCATCCCAGAGTTCATTGAATCTCTGCCTGCTGCAATCAAGAAACAAATGGCTGTTATCGAAGCTGTAGTATAATTAAATCTGATTTGAATAAAAGGTAATTAAATGAAATTCTCTAAAGACACCATTGCAGTACTGAAAAACTTCTCCGGCATCTATTCTGGTATTATGCTTCGTCCTGGTAATACAATTCTGACTCGTTCTGTAACAGGTGCAAGTTATGGTGAAGCCGAAGTTAATGATGAAATTGATATCGAAGCGGCAATCTATGACCTGAATGGTTTCCTGTCTATTCTGAGTCTGGTTTCTGATTCTGCCGAAGTATCAGTAAGTGAAGACGAAACAACTCTGGTAATTCGTGACCAGCGTTCAACAATTCATTGGCCGGTAGCCGATCCGAGTACTATCGTGTTCCCAGCCAAGAAAATTCCATTCCCAGTAGCGAATGTTATTTTCGACCTTAAAGGTGAAGACCTGCAACAGCTGATGCGTGTAGCACGTGGTATGCAGATTGATACTTTGGTCTTCCGTTCTAAAGATGGTAAAATCGTTATCGATGGTCATAACCAGCTGGAAGATAAAGACCTGGTTCGCACAATTTATTCTCTAGTTGTAGGCGATTATGATGCGCCTGAACAATTCAAGTTTATTATCAACATGTCTAACATGCGAATGATTCCAGCTGACTATCGTGTTATGCTGTGGGCAAAAGATAAGAAATTTGCAACCAAGTTCGAAGGTTCTCAAGCTTCCTATGTTATTGCAATGGAAGAAGGCAGTACTCACGAATTTGCATAATAATTGGGAGCTTCGGCTCCCATGGAGTATTAAGTGAAACCAACTGAGGAAAATGTAATGTTAAGCGTTAATAATAATGAATTCATGTGGGAACAAAAATTCCGTCCTACTACTCTAGCCGAATGTATTCTTCCGGCTCAAGATAAAGCCACTCTTCAAGCAATCGTTGATAAGGGTCTTATCCCAAACATTATCCTCGTTTCTGCTTCACCGGGTACAGGCAAAACAACTGTAGCCAAAGCATTGTGTCATGATACAAATTCTGATATGATGTTTGTGAATGGTTCAGACTGTCGTATTGATTTCGTTCGTAATGAACTCACTCGTTTCGCATCTTCAAAATCAATTGAAGGTCGTCGTAAAGTAATCGTTATCGATGAATTTGATCGTGCAGGTGTTGCTGAAGCTCAACGTCACCTTCGTTCATTCTTAGAAGCTTATTCTTCGAACTGTTCTGTTATTATTACAGCAAACAACATCGACGGTATTATTACTCCATTGCAGTCACGTTGTCGTGTTATTAAGTTTGGTGAAGCAACTCCTACAGACCAGACAAATATGATGAAAGAAATGATTCATCGTGCGGTAGCGATTTGTAAGAACGAAGAAGTTGTGGTAGAAGACCTGAAAGTTATTGCAGCCCTTGTTAAACAGAATTTCCCAGACTTCCGTAAGACCATTAATCAGCTAGACCGTTATGCAGCAAGTGGCAAGATTGATACCGGTATTCTCAGTGTTATCATGAATACGGCATCGCCAATTGATGAAGTTGTTGCAGCATTGAAAGATAAGAACTTCAAAGACCTTCGTGCACTGGCTCCACGTCATGTGAACGATTATGCAAACTTTGTTCAAGCTCTAGCCAATGACCTGTATGGTAAACTGCCATCAGCCAGTATTGTTAGAATGTATGAAATCGTCGGTGAAAATAATCAATATCATGGTATCGCTGCGAACCCTGAAATTCACATGACATATCTGTTCATTCAACTTGCTCTGGAGCTCCAATGGCTGTAAGTCTCTTTGATGATGACGTTGAACTGAATGAACATGAAGTCGCCTGGAAACAACGCGACTTTGATAAGGTTCAAGAATTGTCCGATTCGTTTAAAGAGAAGGCAGAGAACGAATTGTTTGCAATCTTGAATGATATCACATTCGGTAAGAAACAACGTAACCTGGCGCAATCTGAGAACTATAATCAGTTCTGGATTGATAATAGTCTGAGTCAACATGTCGACTGTATTATGCAATCGGCTTTAGTGAATTGTTTGAAATTAGATGACCAAAGTCATTTCAACTATTTGCTTCATGCAGTTCCAAAAGGTAAGAGATTCGGTAAATGGGCTAAGGCCCATGACGATGATGTGAACGTTGTGTTCATCACCCGGTTATTAATGAAGTTCCATACGATTAATAACGATGACGCTGTCCGATATCTCGAGACCTATAAAATGAAAGGCAATCTTCCTGCAGTATTGAAGAAGATGAAAGGGTTAGTGACTGACGAATTCCTGAAGTCCATCACTAAGAATGTGAAAGAACAAAAGCAATTTAAAAAGCAAGCATTGGAATGGTAATATGATTGAAATTAACCTGAAAAACCCTGAAGACTTTCTGAAGGTAAAAGAAACCCTGACTCGTATGGGTATTGCTAACAACAAAGATAAAGTATTATATCAGAGTTGCCATATCCTTCAAAAACAAGGTCGTTATTTCGTTGTTCACTTTAAAGAAATGTTGAAGATGGACGGTCGACCAGTTGTTATTGACGAAGAAGATGAAATTCGTCGTGACAGTATCACATGGCTACTTGAAGACTGGGGCCTGATTGAAATTGCTCCTGGTCAACGTACATTCATGAAAGAATTATCTAATAACTTCCGTGTTATTTCTTTCAAACAGAAACATGAATGGACTTTGAAAGCCAAATACACAATAGGTAATTGATATGACTCCTGAGCAAATTGTTAAGTTAAATGACCATTATGGTATTGGGCCATACGAAACAGTATTTGACCTGAGTGAAGTTGCTCAAGAACAATATCAGAGAGATGCTGCTCTACTTGATGGTCATAAACAAGGCGATGTCATTACTATCTTTATTCGTAAGCCAACCGATGAACCTGGTATGGATTTTATGATTGATAAGAAAACTATCGAGCTTTAAGCAATGGGACTTCGGTCCCATTTGGAGTATAATAAGTCCATCAAACAAAAGACAATTACTCGTCTAAGGAAAACCATGCAAGAATTTTATTTAACAGTCGAACAAGCCGGTGATAAAATCTTTGAACGATTCATTGATAAGAATGGTCGTGAACAAACTCGTGAAGTGATTTATGCCCCATGCATGTTCATGCACACGAACGAAGAAACCGAATATAAAGATATCTACGGAAAGTATTGTAAGAAGAAACCATTTGAAACTATGCGTGAAGCCAAAGATTGGATGAAACGTATGGATGATATGGGTCTTGAAGCTCTTGGTATGGATGACTACAAATTGTCCTATATCAGTGACACTTATCGTGGTGAAATTCATTATGACCAAACTAAAATTCGTGTGGCTAACTTTGACATCGAGGTAACATCTCCTGATGGATTCCCTGAACCTGCTGAAGCTAAACATCCGATTGACGCAATCACACATTATGATTCTATCGACGATCGTTTCTATGTGTTTGACCTTCTTGGTTCTCCATATGGTAATGTGAGACGTTGGTCACTAGAACTGGCTCGTAAGATTGAAGAACAAGGTGGTGATGCACTGCCTGAAGAAATCGCAGACAAAATTGTCTACATGCCGTTCGATGATGAAAAAGAGCTTCTGCTTGAATATTTGAACCTGTGGGAAGAAAAGACCCCAGTAGTTCTGACTGGTTGGAACGTTGAGGCATTTGATGTGCCGTACGTGTATAACCGTTTGAAGAACTTGTTCAGTGAAAGTACTGCTAAACGTCTGTCTCCACATCGTCGTGTTCGTATTAAAGAAGTTGAGAACATGTATGGTACTCGTCAGATTATTCAGTTGTACGGTATCAGTATGCTGGATTATATCGACCTTTATAAGAAATTCAGTTTCACCAACCAGCCATCTTATTCTTTGGACTATGTGTCTGAATATGAATTGAAGGTCGGTAAATTGCCTTATGATGGTCCTATTTCCAAATTACGTGAAACGAACCATCAACGTTATATTTCTTATAACATTATCGATGTGTATCGTGTTATTCAAATCGACATGAAACGCCAGTTCATTAACCTGAGTTTGTCGATGGGTTATTATGCGAAGATGCAGATTCAATCAGTGTTCAGTCCAATTAAGACTTGGGACGCTATTATCTTCAACTCGTTGAAAGACCAGAAGAAAGTTATTCCACAAATGCAGTCACACCCAGTTCTGCCTTATCCTGGTGCATTTGTTAAAGAACCGATTCCGAACAGCTACAAATATGTAATGAGCTTTGACTTGACATCTCTGTACCCGAGTATCATTCGTCAGGTTAATATTAGTCCAGAAACATTACGTGGTCAGTTCAAACTTCATCCATTGCATGAATATATCGCTGGGACAGCTCCACGTCCATCAGATGAATTCAGTTGTTCTCCGAATGGTATGATGTATGATAAGAGTTTCGCTGGTGTAGTTCCAGTTGAAATCACTAAAGTATTCAAACAGCGTAAAGAACATAAAAACTATATGCTGGCTGCACAACGTAACCAAGAACTGATTAAAGAAGCCAAGAAAACAACTAAAGGTGAGAATCCTGAGTTCGAAGTTGATTATCGTTTTGACTTTGATGATGAAGTGAAATCAAAACTTCACGAACTGTCTCAGAAGGCATTAGAAGCAATGCTGTTCAAGGCAGAACGTTGTGAAGTTGCAGGTAACACGGCTCAGATTAACCGTAAGTTGCTTATCAACTCACTTTATGGTGCACTTGGTAACGTATGGTTCCGTTATTATGACCTTCGAAATGCTACGGCTATCACAACCTTTGGTCAGATGGCATTGCAGTGGATTGAACGTAAGGTTAACGAATATCTGAACAAAACTCTTGGTACTGAAAATGAAGCATTCGTGCTGTACGGTGATACAGACTCGATTTATGTGAAGGCTGATAAGATTCTGGAAAAAGTAGGCATGGACAAGTTCCGTGATACAAACCATTATGTCGACTTCTTAGATAAGTTTGCACGTGAACGTATGGAACCGGCTATTGATGCAGGCTTCCGTGAAATGTGTGAATACATGAACAACAAAGAACACCTGATGTTCATGGACCGAGAAGCTATCGCTGGACCACCACTAGGTTCTAAAGGTATTGGTGGGTTCTGGACAGGTAAGAAACGATACGCCCTGAACGTATGGGACATGGAAGGTACTCGTTTCGTCGAACCTAAGTTGAAGATTATGGGTCTTGAAACTCAGAAATCTTCTACACCAAAAGCCGTACAGAAAGCATTGAAAGAATGTATTCGTCGTATGCTTCAAGAAGGTGAAGAAAGTCTGCAGTCTTATTTCAAAGAGTTCAACAAAGAATTCAATGAATTGAATTATATCAGCATCGCCGGTGTAAGTTCTGCGAACAACATCATGAAGTACAACGATAATGGATTCCCAGGTCCTAAGTGTCCAGCTCATATTCGTGGTGCATTGACTTACATGCGTGCGACCAAAGGTGACCTTACAGTCCCACAAATCGTTGATGGTGAGAAAGTTTATGTTCTGCCACTTCGTGAAGGTAACCCATTTGGTGATCGTGTTATGTCTTGGCCGAGTGGTATCGAACTGCCACCTCAAATCAAAGATCAGGTTCTGGCTTGGATGGACTACAACGTTCTGTTCCAGAAGTCATTTGTTAAACCTCTGACCGGTTTTACAGATGCAGCCAAGATTGATTATGAGAAGAAGGCAAGTCTGTTCGATATGTTCGACTTCTAATTTGCTGCCACAAGGATGTGGTAGTTTACTTGAAACATTGAGGAAAATAAAATGAAACGAATAGCTTTACTTGCAGTACTATTTTTATCCGGATGCGCCTTACAAGGACCAACCGTCTACGATCATGAAGTTGGACAAGTTCGTGAGACCGCTGATGCCAAAATTACTCAAGGCAAATTGCAGTGGCATAATGGGACCGGCATCGTTTACACACGTCAGAACAACCAGTGTGGAAAGAACTGTGCTAACCAGGCCGAACTTGCTTTAAAAATGGACCGTGAACGTGCTGCCCAAGAAGCTGCCGGTAATCCCGAATGGGAACGAATTGTTAAGCGTGAAAAAGATGCTTACAAACGTATGGCAGTGTATAATAAGTGCCAACGTGGTATGGATATCCATTTAGCCGGATATCAGGACCGATATGAAAAGGCTATTCTAGAACACGGGTTTAATTCAAAGAAAGCTCGTGCCGCAGCGACCGAATTTGTGAAGGTTCGTGATTCTTCAGGTCGTATCGTTAATGAATGTGTTGAATATGGTTTAAAAAATGAATCCAATTGATCGTGCTAAACATGCTCTAGTTCTTCAGGCTCAGGCTCTTGATATCTTGACTTCTGTTGTTCAGAATGATGAGAAAAACTATCTTCAAATCCTGAGTGTTCTAGGCATCCCTGGTTTATCTAACTACGAAGGTCGTGTAATTATCACCGGCGTAGGTAAAAACGCTAATATCGCCACTAAGGCTTCAGAAACAATGGCCTCGCTTGGTATTCCAAGTATGTATCTGAACACAGGCCATTATTCTCATGGTGATGCAGGCTTCATTGGTCCTGACGATGTTCTGGTTCATATCTCCCGTTCAGGCAAGACCGAAGAAATGTTAGGCGTCGTTGCGCACCTGCGTGGCATTCGTCCTGGTGTGAATCAGATTCTTCTTCATTGCAATCCAGACCTGTCCAAAGATATTCTGAAGATGTTTGATTATACCTTCTGTACAGGCAAGGCTATCGAGATTGACGATAACAAATTAGCGCCTACGATGTCTACGACATTGCTCTTGGCTCTGATTGATACATTCGCAATTAATCTTTCAGCCGCACGTAATTTTACGCCTGAAGACTTCCTACGCTTCCATCCTGGTGGTGCACTTGGTGCTCAACTCCGTGGTGACAAATGAAGTACACTGCAGGTATTTTATTGCTTGTTTTCTTTGGAATGACTATTTACTGGGCTATTAACGCCCCAGTAATGATTCCAACTCTTATTGTAGCTTGGGTTATGATGTGGCTCCAGGCCAAGTACAATTGCTTCAATTAACTGATGGTACAATGGACGTACCATTTAATGAGGAACACACAATGAAAAAGGCTGTTATTCTCGGAGCTGGATTGGCAACTCGTTTATACCCAATCACTCATCATATCCCGAAAGTGCTTGTAAACTATAAGCAAGACACCATTCTAAAAAATCTGTACATGATTTATTCAGACCTTGGTGCTGAAGAAATTATTGTCGTTGTTGCATCTCGTTTCGTAGAAACGGTTAAAGCATATGCAGCCCAAGAAGGTCTGGACATTACGATTCATGTCGTAGATGAAGCATTTGGTTCGGCTTATGCAATGGCAACAATGGATAAAATGCTGCATGGCCATAACGTAGTCGTAAACTGGTGTGACATTATTCCTGACTTTGGTTCATGGTCATGGGGACGAAACACCATTTATACGAAAGGTGATGAATGCCGTTATAACTTTGATGGTACTCATATCAGCAATGTCGGTGCGACAGGTGGTAACGTTGTAGGCATTTACCAGTTAGCTGACTGGGAATTTTATATGGGTGATACACCAGAAGAAATGAATGAATGGTGCGCTGGACAAGACTTTGTAGATTTCCTGTATGGCGAAAGCTTCGTTCAATCCGAACTGATGAATCTCATCGACCTTGGTGATAAGCCTAAACTGGCAAAAGCCCATGAAGTTCGTGAACTGAATCGTAGTTTCAATGCAGTAGAAATCAACACTGATTATGTTGAGAAGTTTGCTCTGACCGAACAAGGTAAAGACCTTCAGAAAGATGAACTTGCTTGGTATGATGCAGTTCAATCTGATTCAGTGCCTAAGATTTATTCTCGTGATGGTACAAGTTTCACGATGGAACGTATCAAAGGCCCATCAATGTTTGAACATATTAAAACTTTGAAATCAAATGCTCGTATCAGCATGATTGATAAAGTTCTTGATGCCTTACGATTTAATGATAAGAGCTTCTATCAAATCCATCCTGAAATGGAAGAAGACTTTAAGAAAGAATTTCATGATAAAGTTCTTGATCGTTGTGCAAGTATTCAACCAGTGATTGATTCATTTGGTAAGATTACTCATGTGAATGGTGTTAAGATTGGTCGTCTGAAGCCTATGCTGAAGCAGGCATTAAATCATCTTATTAACTATCAATATTCTCGGCCGTATCACGTTATTCACGGGGACCCAAACTTCAGCAACACTATGATTACTGAATGTGATGCTGATATTAAATTCATTGACCCACGTGGTTATTTCGGCAACACAAAAGTATATGGTCCTCGTCTTTATGATGAAGCTAAAGTACTTTATGCTGTAAGTGGCTATGATGATTTTAATGCCGATTCATTATGGGGTGGTTTAACCATTGAAGGCGAACAAGCAATGGTTAATATCGAACCGCTGGTCTACAAATATGAGAAGATGGATACGTTCAATGAACACCATCATCTGGCTGTAGCAATTATTTGGATTGCACTCGGTGGTTATTTCAAGAACAACCCGTTGAAAGCAGTTTCAGCTTATTACTATGGAATGTATTTGCTGACGAAACAGTTGCGTAAAATGGGACGTATGTTGAAAGATGGTACGGTTGCTAAAGACCTGCCTCAAGCTATTACAGCGACACTTATTACGAAGAACTCTGATAAGTGGGAACTCATCGATAAAGAAACTGGCGAAGTCTATAAGCCAATCGGTGGAGATATCACTCACCAATGGGAACGAATCAGATAATGCATCGCGTAGAAAACATGCTCAGACTGTGCTTTGATGTAGATGACTGCATCACTGAATGGAATCATGACCGTGATTATGCGAACTTTAAGCCGGACATCGAAATGGTGTCCGCCATTAATGCTTTGTATGACCAAGGGCATCATATAACGATTTATACTGCACGCGGTATGAAATCTGTAGGACCGGGGCGTATTGCTGTTGATATTCTTCCAGGCCTGCTTCAGAACCTGGCTAATATCGGATTGAAGTTCCATGAATTGCTGACACATAAACCAGTGTATGATTGGATTATCGACGACAAAGCTATGCGTCCTGATGAATTCAAAAGCCTTATGCATAAAGGCGAACTCGAAACATTTAAATCGTACAAACCAAATTTATGATTCATTGCGTGTACAAAATAACGTGCACGTCTGAAGAAGATGTTAGATTCTATATTGGTAAGCATAGTACTTCTAATATAGAAGATGATTATATGGGTTCTGGAGTAAAACTTAAAGATTATATTAAGTCTAAGAACCCTAAAATCATAAAAGAGATTTTGGCTACATTCAACACTGAACAAGAAGCTTACGACTATGAAGCTGAATTAGTTAATGAAGAATGGTTAAAAAGGCCTGATGTATTAAACTTGAAATTAGGTGGAAATACAGCATTTGTGTATAGCAAAGAATCTCGTGATAAGATGTCAAAGTCCCGTAAAGGACGATTCACTGGAAAAGATAATCATAGGTATGGCGTAAGTTTGTCTCCTGAAACAAGAGCTAAATTATCTAAAGCCATTACAGGAAAGCCAGGACCAAATATCGGAAAGGTATGGTCAGACACGTCGCGAATTAAAATGTCTGAAAGTCGAAAGACTTGTACTGGCGAAAAAGCTTCGAGAAAATCACCTGTTGAAGTAAATGGTGTGGAATATTCCACGATGAAATTAGCTTATGAGGCTATAGGATTAAGTCGAAGTGCTTTTTATACTCGACTTAATTCGCCAAAATGGCCCAATTACGTAAGGTTATAAAATGCATAAATCTACTTTTAAGGTAGGAACGAATTTTGATTTGGCCCTGCTGGATAAAATTGTCGAGCTGAATGCTAAAAACCCTGATTCACTTATCAACGAAGTCTATGGTTCTACACGAGCCATGGCCTTTGTTGCCGCTCGTCCAGACTTCCGTCTGCCTGACGTAAAAGATGAAGAGCTCGAAAAATATGTAGCTCGTTGTAATGAACTGGGTATTTGCTTCAACTATACATTCAACAGTATTAACCCGGGCACCAAACGTGAACTCGATTCTTGGAAAAAGAAAGCTATCCAAGAATATGTCCAATATCTCTGGTCAATTGGCGTATATCGTATTACTGTTGCTAACCCAATCGTAATGCAAATTGTTCGTGAAGTTAATACTGAAATTGAATTCGAAATCTCGACTATCCTGCACGTAGATGCAGTAACTCAGATTAAGTATCTTCATGACCAATACAATATCAAGAAAGTATGCTGTGGTATTCATAAGAACCGTAGTGTGTCATTCTTAAAACAAGCCGCTAAATTCTGTAATGACAATGGAATCATCTTCGAAATTCTGGTCAATGAGTTTTGTTCTAACGCTGGCAAAGGTTATACCACTCACTGTAGTTATCGTGACTCTTGCTACATTTTCCACAGTACCGACGCTACACCAGAAGATGCACAGTCATTGGATGGTTACCCGATGCAACACTGCATCAAAGCTCGTGACACCGACCCATTCAACTGGCTGCGTACACGTTTCGTTCGTCCACAGGACCTGAAGTTATATCGTGACATCGGTATCACTCAATTTAAAGTGTCAGGACGTACAGGGTCAACAGAGTACATCATGAAAGTTTTAGAGGCATATTCCTCTGAGAAATTCGAAGGTAACCTCCTTGAGCTCTGGAAGCCACTAGAAACCATCTACAACAATGAGTCGGATGCTAACTATTCTCATACGGTTAATATCGAAACCTCATTACTTGATGGCTTCTTAATGAAACGTTGGTTCAAACATCCTGATTTCGATTGTGCTAATGAAGTCTGTGGTTCTACTTGCACCTATTGTGAACGTTATTATAAACGTCAGTTGTCTAAGAATGATATGCCTCTGAATTCTATTCAGATTGTGTCAATCACCGATAATAGCGATGATGCTATGAGGTACCCAGAATGACAGAACTTGACGACCTCCGTGAGGAGGTCCAAGCCATAGATAACGAAATTGAAGTTCTTTTATTAAATCGATTTGTTTTTACAGACGAAATAGGCCGAATCAAAAAGAGTTTAGGCCTGCCTATTGAAAACTTAGAAGTCGAAGCTGAGAAATTAGCTTCAATGGTTCCTGAGTTAAAATCGATATATCAAGAAATTTTTAAAGTGAGTAAACAATGTCAGAGCATAATCGAATGAAATATTTTAACTTCCCTCAGTTTCAAGATGTATTCAAAGCAGTGAATCGTGAAATTCTGGATAATCCAGAGTTCGTGACAGATTCTCGCATCGGACGTTGTAATGAAATCGGTTCTATGACCGTTGTTGTCCAAAATCCATCAACATTTAAAATGAGTGATTCTCGCATCTCTCGCATCGATTATGATTATGCTGAAGCTTTCTGGCAATTCATGATTTCTGGTGGTACAGATGCGACTGAAGCATTTAAGGAATATCCTAATGTTGCTAAGTTCATTGCCAAACCAAAAAGCGATGTCCTACCGGCGAACTTTAACACTTTCTACGGACCACGAATTGTTGCGCAACTCCCAGCTCTTCTTAAAGAGCTCAAAGAGAAGCCTAATTCCCGTCGAGTTGTATTCCAGATTCTTCAAGAGCAAGACCAAGCTCTCTTAGATTCTGACGAAAGTCTTGAATATCCATGTACTGATTCGGTGATGTATTATATCCGTGATGGTAAGCTTCATGCTCATTGTCATATGCGTTCACAGAACTGTGCCATTGTTATGCAACTGGACTTCTATCTTCAAGGCAAGCTGATGGCCTTTATTGCTGAACAATGTGGTGTTAAAATTGGTACATACACTCACACTATGGTCTCAGCTCATGTGTTTGAACGTGACTTTGACTACGTTAAAGGATTCTTAAGCTAATGCCTCATTTCCGCGTACCAATCTATAGTATGCGGTCTCATGAAACTGGTGAATATGCCGTTCTTAAGGACGGCAATTTGCAACTTCATTTGAACCGTGCTCGTCCTGGTGACATCATTGCCGTTCCTAAGAATGCAACCGATGTTGATGAACTTCGTGAATTGTTCCCTGAATTTGAATTCACTCCATTGTGGTATAAAGAAAATGCATTCGAAACTCGTAAGCATTTCTGGGAAGAAAACCAATGGGTCGTTGATTCGTTAATCGAATATTATGATGTTGTTGGATTGGTAACGGATATCACAGGTTATACTGGCCGTTATCCGGTATTCTTCAATTTCAACATCACAATGAATCCAGAGAAGCCTCTGTTCTACATTGACCAATTCATTGAGACCGACGTCAAGTCTGTAAACCGTAGTAAGTACACGACAGTATTGAATCAGTGTCAGAAAGACGTCCTGGTTGCACATGGTGCATTAGACTATAAGATTATTGTAGACCAGAAAGTAATACGTCCTAGCGTCATCGAGCGCTATGCTCGTGACTTAGCTCCAATCTTTGTTGAAGGTATCTTCCATCCATTCCGTATTTCAGACCCATGTTATCGGTTTGGACAGGTTGTAGAATGTGCTATCGTTTCAGGTCAACCGGTTTATATCACAGACCCGAATGATTCATTTGATCGTTCTCATTATCCTGAAGAAGCATTGATTCGTGTGTTCAAGCCAAGTAAGACTGAATATTATCAGATTCTGAAAGGGCGACCACACATTCAATATTTTGAAAATCCTGAAAAGGTATTTCATCCTGGTCTGGCAGAGTTCATTTACTTCAATGTTTTCATCTCTTCGCCATATAATATACCTTCATATGACGATGTGGTAATTAAAGAATGAAAACAAAAATTATTTTAGTAGATGGCGGTGATAATGCAGGCAAAACGACATTCATTCGTGATGTCTGTGAAATCTCCGACCGTTATGTTAAGATTGAATTTCCAAAACGTACGGTAGACGGTCGTTTCGACATCAAGAGTCGTAATGAAGTAGGTTGTTTCGAAACCATGTTGAAATATCTGGACCCATCCAAGATTTATCTATTAGATCGTGGTTATATTTCAAACTGGGTTTATGGTTCATTGCGTAAAGCTCCGGCAAAAGAACTTGACATGTATGAAGCAGACTTCCAACGTCTGTGTGACGAACATAAAGTTCTGCCAATCATTCTGACTCGTAATGAAATGACTCAAGATTTCGAAGATGATTTGATTTCTTTAAGCCCAGAAGGTTTCAATAAGGTTATCGCATTGTTTGAAGAATTTGCTTTGAATAATGACGTTGAAATCTATCAACTGTTGAATCATTATGGTGATAACAGGATTAAAGGATTCAATGCAGGCGAACGTGATGCATTAATCTCAATGATTATCAAATGGGCTCGATAAGAGCCCTGTGAGGAAAATATGTCGATAATTAATGATAAAAGTAATGTAGCCTATAAAATCTATCAGGCTACACAATTCCGTTGCTATAATTGTAACCATATGCGCTTTGTTCATGAAGGGACTTGTGGTGGCGACGGAATGAATTGTTGGTGGCATGGTTTCTGTGAGAAATGTCATAAACAATACGAGATATGTGAATCCACTCCGGTTAAACCGACTGGCGAAACTTATACGTTGAGTTAGTTTAAATTTTGTGTGCTGTTGAACCTAGGGTATATAATTACTCTACCTTTTAAACGTGAGAAGAATATAATGGTGACTAATGGAAAAATATAATGTCCGATTTGAAATCTCGCCTGATTAAAGCTTCTACTACTAAACTGACTGCCGATCTGACTAAGTCTAAACTGTTTAACGGTCGTGACGAAGTTCCTACTCGTATTCCTATGCTGAATATCGCATTAGGTGGTGGGTTGAACACCGGCTTACAATCCGGTCTGACTATTTTCGCTGCGCCATCCAAACACTTTAAAACTCTGTTTGGTCTTACGATGGTTGCCGCATATATGAAAAAATATCCAGATGCAATTTGTCTGTTCTATGACTCGGAATTCGGTGCTTCTGAATCTTACTTCCGTTCAATGGGTGTAGACCTAGAACGTGTTGTGCATACTCCGATTCAGTCGGTAGAGAAACTGAAAATCGATATGACCAACCAACTGGAAGAAATCCAGCGTGGCGAAAAGGTTATTATCTTTATCGACTCCATTGGTAACACCGCATCTAAGAAAGAAACGCAGGATGCCTTGGACGAGAAAGAAGTTGGTGATATGTCTCGTGCTAAGTCACTGAAATCTCTGTTCCGTATCGTAACGCCATATCTGACTATTAAAGATATTCCATGCGTAGCGATTAACCATACGGCGATGGAAATTGGTGGCATGTACCCTAAAGAAATCATGGGTGGTGGTACTGGTATTCTTTATTCTGCTTCGACGGTATTCTATATCTCTAAGCGTCAGATTAAAGATGGTACTGAACTCACTGGTTATGACTTCACACTGAAAGCTGAAAAGTCTCGTACTGTTCAAGAGAAATCTACGTTCCCGATTACGGTGAACTTCAAAGGTGGTATTGACCCATTCTCTGGTCTCTTGGAAATGGCTACAGACCTTGGCTTTGTAGTGAAACCAAAAGCTGGTTGGTATGCTCGTTCTTATCTAGACGAAGAAACAGGTGAAATGCTTCAAGAAGAAAAATCATGGCGTGCTAAGGCAACCGATGATGTTGAATTCTGGGGTCCTCTGTTCAAGCATAAACCATTCCGTGATGCAATCGAAACCAAGTACAAACTGGGTGCAATTTCTTCGATTAAAGAAGTCGATGACGCTGTTGCCGATCTGTTGAATGCTAAACCATCCAATAAGATTCCAGACTTGGGTAAACCTGGCAAACCATCTGCGGCTGATAACGAAAATGCATTAGACCAGATGGAAGACAACATGATGGAACACTTTAATGAGTGATGACTTAGATTTGTCCGACCTGGACAACTTTGTCAAAGACAGTGCTGAGGGTCCTAGTGACCCTCGGTATTTTGAAAAGTCTTTAGACATTATTAAACAGTCCATGGGCGCTGTTATGCAGGAGATATTATTAACACTTCCAGACGGCTCCAATCATATGGTGTATGTCACGAAGATTGATATTTCTCCAAAAGGTCAAGTGACCGTTGATTTTGGTACTCCTTCCGAAGAACGTAAGAGCGAACTCGCAGAACATGTTGAGAAATGTGTTACAATGCAGATTAATGAACAGCTCAAACAAATTAATATGAAGAAAAGGTGGTGGAAGTGGTAGAAACAATTCTAGCTCAGTTGCTAGGCAATAAGGATTATTTCGTTCAAGTTTGGCCATATATGAATGCGGACTATTTCGACCAAGGTCCGGCCAAGAACGTATTCAAATTGCTGAAAGCACATGTTAGTGAATATCAATCAGTGCCTTCTAAAAATGCACTTCAAATTGCATTGGATAACGCTAACGTCGGTGAAATCGCATATCAAGAAACTAAACAGCTTCTGTCCGATTTAACTGCAGCTCCTGAAGACCTTGATTGGCTGGTAAAAGAAACTGAAAAATATGTTCAGAAAGCAGCAATGTATAATGCAACGTCAAAGATTATCGAAATCCAGACGAATGCCGATTTGCCATTGAATGAACAGAACCGTAAGCTCCCAGGTATCGGTGCAATTCCTGATATCATGCGCGAAGCACTGTCTATTTGTTTCGACTCTGCACTTGGACATGACTGGATGGATGATAGTGAAGCTCGATTCCAATCATACATGAACAAGGCAAATAAAGTTCCATTCCGTATTAATATTCTGAACAAAATCACTAAAGGTGGCGTTGAGTTCGGTACAGAGAATATTCTGTTGGCAGGAACAAACGTGGGTAAGTCTCTGGGTCTTTGCTCATTGGCTGCCGATTATCTTCAGCTTGGTTATAATGTCCTTTATATCTCCATGGAGATGGCAGAAGAAGTATGTGGTAAACGTATTGATGCCAACCTTCTAGATGTAACATTAGATGACCTTGATGAAGGGCATGTTTCTTGGCCTGAATATAAAGCCAAGATGGATAAATGGCGTGCATCAAAAACTCTCGGTAAACTGAAGATTAAACAGTACCCGACCGGTGGTGCTAATGCCGATACATTCCGTGCATTATTGAACGAATATAAACTGAAACAAGGTTTTGTTCCTGATATCGTTATTGTCGACTACTTAGCTATTTGTGCTTCAAGTCGTGTTAAGACGTTCTCTGAAAACAGCTATGGTCTTATTAAGATGGTTGCAGAAGAACTTCGTGGTCTTGCAGTAGAAAAGAAAATTGTTCTTTGGACTGCGGCCCAGACAACACGTGGTGCTAACGTTGCAGCCGAAATCGACATGGCTGATATCGCAGAATCATTTGGTATTGCGCACACCGCTGACTTTATGTTGGGTGTAGTAGAAACAGAAGAGTTCGCTCAGATGGGTCTACAAATGATTAAGCAGTTGAAGTCTCGTTATGGTGATAAGAACTACTATAACAAGTTCAAGATCGGTGTTAAGAAAGGTAACCAGAAGTGGTACGAAGTTGAAGATGATGCCAACGGTTATAAAGCTCCTATCTCTACTGTACGTGAAGCCACAGGCGAGATGAATAAAGTAGCAGAAGCCAATCGTCAATCTCGTGTTGGACGTGGTGACCTTGACGAACTTGCAAGTCAGTTAAAATTCTAAGAGGAGGCTTCGGCCTCCTTTCGGGGTTTACATCCTCTTGGGACGTGTTATTATAGACTCATACCAACTGGAGGACTTATGAAAACTTACTACCACGGTTCAAGCAGCAACGCAAACATCGATTTTATGCTTTGTCCACCTGATGTGACCGGGGTTCTGTCCGAAGTTGGTCGTAAGAAAAATCTTGGTCGAGTATTCTTCACTGAAGATATTGGTCTTGCCAAAATCTACGCTGGAAGAGCTGCTCGTTCATATGGAGGAGAACCTCGTCTTTATCGTGTAATTGCACCGGTAGATGTGGTTTGCTTAAGTGATGTTAAAGGTGCCACAGTGTATCATGCTGAGTGGGCATTCTGTGAGGAAATAAAATGAAACTTAAATCTTTGATTATCGCCATTGGTATGTTCGCTTCTACATGTGCGTTTGCTAATTCAATGGCTATTGCTAATATGATGGCAGCCGCTCAGCAACAAGAACGTCAAGAGCAAGAAGATTCCTTGATGGAAAAAGGATATAATTCTCCTGACTGCATCTATTCTGCAGAAGTTGATGAGCCTGAACTGCGTGCATTTGCTAAAGGTATTTTCCGTGGCAAAATTGATAAAAACCGCGCTATGACTTTTGAAGATTATAGCTTCAAAGATACTTTGATTGCAGTTCAAATGGTTGTCTGTGAAGGCAAAACTCCTCAAGAAGCTGTTAACTTTGTGGACCCTGACTAATGTACATGTTCAAACTACAGTATGACCGCGTAGAACGCAAACTTAAAGTATATGATGAGCACAATATCTGGCTTGGTACTGTATTGCTTCATAGCGATTCAAATAGTATCTGTACTTATATTGACCATGATAATATGGATGACAGAACAATATTACCAAGTGATGGACGCCGCTTGACATTAGATGTCCTTAAAAGCCTGGCTATTGAGCTTGCGGCAACTTCAGGTATTGATGAAGATATTATCGATGAGCTTCAAGAAGGCTGGATGCAATCTGATTTTGAATGTATCGACTTCCAATTAGGCGATATCATTTATTCTGAAACAAAAGTTCAGAATGATATCGATTCACAAATCTTTAATTGCTGGATGAAGAAATGAAAACAATCGTAATGTATTATTCTCCTGAAGTAGTAAATAAAGGAACTAAAGCAGAAATTGACACCGTAGCTCAATGGGAAGTATTTCTGGACACCGGCGGTACAAATACCCTTCCATTTGGTTACGTAACCATGCAATATTATGTGGCTCGTCCTACTAAACGTCAGATTCGTGCTCTTAAAAAGCAGCATCGTCGTTCTGTTATTGAAGCCATTGATCGTCGTAATTTCGATGAATCATGGGAAGGCATTCACTGTGATATTATAGGTTTATAATGGCTACATTTATTTTAATTTTGTCTTTAGTTTCCGGAAATGGTGGTACCCATACAACCACCGTTGAATTCACTGGCGAAAATGCCGAAGTTAAATGCGAAAAAGCAGCAGAGAAATGGGAAAAGCGTGTAGATTCTTTTTCTATTGAAGGGCGAGCTATTTGTGTGCTTAAATAAGACAGGAGCTCATGAAAACATTTAAAGAGTTCGTAAACGAAGAAATGGTTGCCGGTGATTCTGGTGGCTCTACTTCAAACATCGCCTCCGGTACCACAACCGGAGCAGTGACCAATAAAGGTCCAGAAGAAATTCCTAAAAAGCGTAAGAAAGAAGATTCCGAAAAATAATATATAATGGCTCTCATATCGAGAGCCTTTTTTGTTTGAGGAGACCTATGAACTACAAGAAAATCCACGACGATATAATTGAACGAGCCAAAGCCCGTGAATTGTTGGAGGGGGAGCTTCACCACATCATTCCAAAATGTATGGGTGGTTCCGATAATGCTTCAAATATTGTAAAGCTTACATATTCTGAACATTATGTTGTTCATCAACTTTTATGCAAACTCTATCCAAAGAACCCTAAATTGTATCTTGCCGCACACATAATGTCTACTGCACCAGGCCAATACACTAGAAACAACAAGTCATATTCTTGGATTAAAGCGAAAATGTCCTCAGCCTTATCTGAATTAAGAAAGGGCGAATTAAATCCATTTTATGGTAAAACTCATTCAGAAGAATATAAGAAGTCTGTTTCTGAACGTTTACTCAAACATAATTGGATTAAAGGTGTAGGCCATTCTGATGAGTGCAAGGCGAAGATGTCTAAGATTCAAAGAAGCGCTCCTCATTGGGAGAAGTATAATGAGTTGTATGAACTTTGGATTTTAAACAACAAGCCTAAAGAAGTATCTTTCAGAAAGATAGCAGTTTTAAATGGTTATCCTGATGTAAGGTATCAAAAAATGGTAGACAAATTTAGAGGTGGAAATGGCTAGTTGGCTAGACCGAGAATTTGCAATACGCGCTCTATCGCATCAGCCTAAATTCAGGCAAGTAACAAACGGTGATTTTAAATTAAACTGTCGTTGTCCTATCTGTGGAGACTCCCAAAAAGACGTGCATAAAGCACGTTTCTGGGCATATCCAACTAAAGATGGCACTTCAATGAGGATGCACTGCTTCAACTGTGAGTATTCGGATTTCTTAAGCAAATATCTGAAGGAATATGAAGAAGACCTTTATCGGGAATATCTTGTCGAATGGCGTAAAGAACAGGCGATGGGTAAGACTCGTAAAGTCGAAGTATCTGAAAAGATTCAGGCAAAGATGCCTGTTATTGAAAAGCTTGATTTCTGTGAGCGTATTGATCGTTTAGACCCTTCGCATCCAATTGTGAAATATGTTACTTCACGCTGTATTCCGAAAAGTGCCTGGCATCGTCTGTGGTTTACAATGCAATGGCCCGCTCTGTGTAACTCAATTAAACCCGGGACGTACAAGAATGAAACGAATGAACCGCGCTTGGTTATTCCTATCCGAAACGAGCAAAAAGAAATCGAATCATTCCAAGGACGAGCGCTTAGAAAAGATGCTCCTCAAAAGTACATTACAATCAAAGCCCATGATGACGCAACTAAAATCTACGGACTAGATACTGTAGACGAACGTAAACGTGTCTGGGTGATGGAAGGTCCTATTGATAGTTTATTCATACCGAATAGCATCGCGATAACAGGCGGCTCCCTGGACTTAAATATGGTACCTTTTAAAGAGACTCGTGTGTGGGTTATGGATAGCGAACAACGACATCCTGATACGATAAAGCGCATGACTCGTCTGATTGAAGCAGGTGAACGTATTGTGTTCTGGGATAAGGTCAAATGGCCTTCGAAGGATATAAATGATATGGTTAAGGATGATGGGGCTACCCCTGAACAAATATTAGCCTATATGAATGCTAATACCGAACAGGGGTTAATGGCTAAAATGCGTCTATCACGTTATGCACGTGCTTAGAATCCAAGCATCAAAGTTGCAGCAGTTCTAAGGTGTTCAATGGTTACTGGTGGAAGAACCAGGCCATTGGATGCTGCTACTGGGATTATGATAAAATTCCACAATACAACAAGTACCCCTACAGAAACTATTACCACTTTCTTCTTGTGGTTATTCAATCTGAATAATGGTTTCTTAGTCATGTTATCCTCCAAACTTATTTATGGTGAAATATGAACCAAGAACAACATGCTTTCTTGAAACTGGGTGAAGAGTGTAACGAAGTAGCAATGCTTTGTTCTAAAATCATGCAGTTCGGGTTAGACTCTGAATATGAAGGCAAGACTAATCGACAACGCCTTACTGAAGAATTGAATGATATCATGGGTTGTCTTTTGAATCTTCGTGTTGAAACTGATTTTGATTTTGTCGAAGATCGTGAAGCTGTCTGGAAGAAATTCGAAAAGATGGAACGATTCCGCAAGATTTCTGAACAGTTAGGATTTGTTGCTCCATCCACAAAATGATATAATTATTCTACGTTTGAATTGAAAGGAAATAAAATGGCTCATTTTAATGAATGTTCTCAATTAGTAAAAGATAAAGATGCTCTTGACCATGCTACTGGCCGTTATTACGGTATGCTGCGTGGCAATGAAGACCCACTGCAGGCAATGCTTGATATGCAGAAATCTCTGCAGATTCGTCTGGCTAAAGATAAGCCTGAGCATAATCGTCATCCTGATTCACTGGAAACAGCTGGTGAAGTATTGGCTTGGCTGCGTGCTAACGACGATTATATTGGCGATGAAACTCGTGAACTTTATACTGCTCTTGGCGGTATGAGCAACGGTGAAAAAGCTGCATCGGCTGTCTGGAAACCTTGGAAAGCTCAGCATGCTGAAATGCAGGCCAAGAAAATTAAAGACCTGTCTCCTGAAGACCAGCTTGAAATTAAATTCGAACTCATCGATCAGCTGCACTTCTTCTTGAATAAGTTCATGGCTCTTGGCATGGACGCAGAAGAAATCTACAAGCTGTATCATCTGAAAAATGCTGAGAACTTCGCTCGTCAAGACCGAGGCTACTGATATAAATACACCTGTAATCAACAATAAAGGAGTTTATTATGGGTGGTTTCGTTAATATCAAAACCTTTACTCATCCTGCGGGTGAAGGTTTCGAAGTTAAAGGCGTAGAAGTTTCAGTTCCATTTGGAATCTATGCAGATGCGCATCGTATTTCTGGTGCTCACTATCAGACTTTCCCATCAGCAGTAGCTGCTTATGCAACGGTTGTGACTGATGCCGCAGATTGGGCGACCAAGAATGCTGCTATGTTCACCCCGACTGCAGTTTCAGGTGGTGGCGGTGGTTGATTATAAGGACTCCTTCGGGAGTCCTTTTTTGCTTTCTAGACTGATGATATTATGTCCTCACACAAAGAGGAAATTAATATGAAATTGAACCCTTTACCTTGGATTGAAAAATGGCTTTCTCAGCCTTCTGATTTCTGGAAAGCAATGAACGATTTCAACGAGAAGACCGAAGACCATCTTCAGAATCAGCTTAAAGAAAAGAAAGATGACCTGGATTTCCAGGCGGCAGTGAAATTGGCAGATGACTTATTTGGGATTAAATCATGAAGACGACTCCATGGCGTAAACCGGTAGCAGAATGTGGTGGTATCAATGATTTGATTGCTACAGCATATAGGCAGCAACGAGATTGTGTCACATTTAGTGTTGAAGTTGTTGTTCATGCCTATCGTGAAGTAGGTACTTCACTAGAAGCTTCGCTTGAAGTGCGGTATTGGACTTTAGGTTATGATACTAAAAAGATGAAACATATTCGTATTAATCATGGTATCGAATTCACTACTTTTATTTGCTAAGGAATATTATGTTCAAGTTCATCAAAAATATGTTTGCTTCAAAACCTCTGCCTGAGAAAATGGTCTTCGTCGAAGAAGAGAAGGAATATGTCTACATGGGTGATGGTATGATTGAAGAAGTTGTGAAGCCTAAAGAAACTGAATATCAACGCCAGATGCGCCTGATTCAGGAAGCACGTAAAGTAAGTAATGATAATAAAAAGAAACAAGACCCATTTGGGCTGAATATCGCTCGTACCTCACAACGTACGCCGGCTCGTTCTGTTTCGTCTCAACGTTCTACAACGAGCAATACCAACACTTATGTTGACGATACTCCGGCTTATGTAGCTGCAGCAGTTTACTCAAGCCCTAGTTATAGTTCAAGTGATTCGTATTCGTCCTGTGATTCATCAAGCAGTTTCTCTGGTTCTTGCGATTAATTTTAAACTGAGGAAAATATTATGGCAGCAGTTGTACACAATTATGCAGCACGCATTACCCGTAAGCTTAAGAAGCCTGACGAACGTGGTAATGAATGGATTGAAGATGAAATTGTTAATGAAATCGCCTTTGTTGAAGGCGATCGGTATAATTGCAAAATAGAAGACCTTGTTCAAGAATTTAAAAAGATTCCTTTGCCTAAAGATATCATGGTTGAACTAGTCCATAATTTCACAGGTGTTTTACCGCCAGGATGCCCTTGGGGTATTATGACATCTTTATCCAAAAATGGATATATCTATCCTGGTAATGCTGTTGGGTGGTTCGCTTATGACCCTGAAGAAAAAGCAATGAGTCAGAAATTTGTCGTACAATGTAGCGACGACTTATCATATTTTTCTTATAAGCTTTGGGCAGAATCTTCGTTATCTTACGTAGATTGGAAGCAATCAGAACAGTTACGTAAGGCTATTGAATCTGGTCAACCATATGGTGATTCGCGTCCTTTCATTCGTGAGTGGTGGATGTAATGGACTTGTTTGATATGCTTGTCATTCCAGACCCTGAGCCTGAACCACCTAAGGCGCCGCCTGTTGATATCATGAATGAACTTGATATAATCATTAAGAAACATGGTGGCAGTCTCCCTGTCGCCGCCCTGCAAGAGATTGCCAGCATCTATTCAGACCCTCCACCTTGGGCTCCTTGGAAGTAGTTTACAAGGCCCTTTCCTCATGATATGATGACCTTCAACAACCAATGGAGGTCATCATGCTTGTCAAAGCTACCAATGTCGAAACAAATCATCCTATTATGATTACTATCCCTGAAACCGCGTATCAGGCTGTTCTTAAAGCACATACTGACTCTGTAGCTGAAGAAGAAAAAGAGCGTCTTTATATTCAAGAACGTGTTGATGCAAAGTTCACTGACCAAGAGCAAAGCACTTTGTGGTTGTGTATGAATGATAAGAATGAAGATTTCATTCATGACCGTCTGAACCCTATTGTCAGAAAGCATATGAACTCTACAGTGCCTGTAGAACTGTATCGTGGTGTGTCAAGAATCGAACGTATGAAACTTGAAGACTTGGCCGAAGGTGATGAGTTTACTTTAGATCGCGTCACAAGCTTCAGTTCAGATTTTGCTACTGCAAAACAGTTCGCTGGGCGATGGCATTATGATTCGAACATCATTCTGAGTATGCGCAACTGTCCTTGGGCTTATAACTATCAAGAAGATATCATTAACATTGTTCTGGGTGCCCCGGATGAAGAGTATATGGGACTAGCGAAAGTTGATGAACAACGTGCTGATAAGTTAGATATGGTGACAGGTGAGTGCGAGTTCATGCTTCCTTCGGAAGCGCGTTACCGCATTATTCATATTGAAGACCAGTTCCAGACCGATCCGAATGCCATGGCTTATACTATCATCCATTTGGAACTGATTGAATGGTAGGAACTTAGATTCATTATACCGCTCAGAAATAAAAGCAAGAAAGTGTTTACAAAGGTGTAGAGGCATGTTAGTATGATTCTACACCAACATGGAGAAACGAAATGTCAACTGTACCTTTAACGCCATTCCAAAAGAAAGCTAAGCGTCGTCTTCAACATACTCGTGAATCTGCATCATCGCGCAATAAGGCCTTCAATCTTGACCGTCCTTATATGGAGAATATCCTTCTTCAAACTCATTGCGCTTATTCAGGTGAACGCTTCGGGTCTGGCGATGATAAAATGTCATTAGAACGTTGGGACAACGACAAAGGCTATGTTAAAGGTAATGTTGTTCCTGTCAAGTTGAAGTACAACTTACGTCGTGGTGATTTATCACTAAAACAACTCATGGCCGCCGGTAAAATTGCAGATTCTCGTGTTAAAGAGCTTGATAGGCCAGGGGCTGTTCAGCCTTCTAAAAAGGCTCGTGAATTCCACAACGTTCGACTGCGTGTTCTTAAGAACGTTGAAGGACGTAAAGAATCACTTAGAAATCTTGAGGCTTCTAAAGTTATCGATGAGCCTATGATGATTCGTATTGAGACCATGAAGAAACGTATCGAATCTGGTACTGCAGAAGCGGCTCGTCTTTTAGATTTGTTCGAAAAAGAAATGAACAAGGCCAAAGAGGACCCTAAATCAAAAGTCAAGACGGCGAACAACGCTGCACAGGAATATGGTATTATAGCTACAGCCCTGTTACGTTTTGAGTATATGAATGCTCATAACTATGTACGTCTGAAGCGTGGCTTACCTATGATTCAGAAATAAGTGAGGAAATATGTATTACGGATATGCTTTGTATTATAAAGACAAAGACGGCTTCGAGCTGCCATTGTTCTATCGCCATTCTCCTAATGAGATGGTTTGGGTAACTCCTTATAAAGAAATTGCTCAACGTTGGTTTGATGAGGAGCATGAAGCATTGAATAGTGAATTGAACCCTAAAGTGACTGTCGTTACTTCTGGTTTTTGGTTCTGGAAAAAGACTATGACTTTCCCAGGTCGTGCACTTCGTCATGAAGAGTTTATGTTTAAAGCTCGTGTGTTCAACACCATGTTCATTAAGAAGGTGAAGTTGGTATGAGTCAAGAAGTAACTTTTGAAAGTTTGAATAAAGGCCAAAGAGAAGCCTTTGATATTATTACGTCTGCAATTCAACGAAGGAATGGCGAACGACTGACCCTGAATGGTCCAGCCGGCACGGGTAAAACAACACTGACTAAGTTCATCATCCAACATATTGTACGTAATGGCGTGTTAGGAGTTGTTCTGGCCGCACCTACTCACCAGGCTAAAAAGGTCCTGGCAAAGATGTCCGGTATGGAAGCAAATACCATTCATCGTGTTCTGAAGATTAACCCGATGACATATGAAGACCAAGACGTCTTTGAACAGCGCGAAATGCCTGATATGTCCAAGTGTAATGTTCTCGTTTGTGACGAAGCGAGTATGCTTGATGGTAAGATTTTCAAAATCATTCTGAACTCTATTCCACCTTGGTGTGTATTAATCGGGATTGGTGACCGCGAACAGATTCAGCCGGTAGAACCAGGAAGTGATGGGACTCCTCAGATTTCTCCATTCTTCACTCATCCAAGTTTTAAACAGGTTCATCTAACTGAAGTAATGCGTTCTAATGCCCCGATCATTGATGTCGCTACTGATATCCGTACTGGTGGTTGGTTGCGTCATCATATTATTGATGGGCATGGTGTACATGAATTTGCAAGCACGACTGCACTAAAAGATTTCATGATGCAGTATTTTGATGTTGTTAAAACACCAGAAGACCTGTTCGAAACTCGTATGCTTGCTTTTACGAATAAGTCGGTCGAAAAGCTGAACAACATTATTCGTCGTAAGTTGTATGAAACCGAAGTGCCATTCATTAATGAAGAAGTTATCGTTATGCAAGAGCCATTTATTAAAGAGCTCGAGTTTGACGGTAAGAAATTCAGTGAAATCGTCTTCAATAATGGCGAAATGGTTCGTATTAAAGATTGTATGCTTACGAGTATGCCTTTAATTGCTCGTAATGTTTCGACTAAGCAGCATATTAACTATTGGGCATTGGAAGTTGAAACAATCGACCCTGATGAAGAATATAAAATCGAAGTGATTAAAGTTCTCCCATTAGACCAATATCAGAAGATGGATATGTTCCTGGCCAAGGTTGCTACGACTTATCGTGAAATGAAGGCTGCAGGCAAACGTCCGCCTTGGGACGACTTCTGGAAAATCAAACGTACATTCCTTAAAGTGCGTGCACTTCCTGTGAGTACAATACATAAAAGCCAGGGTATCAGTGTGAACAATAGTTTCATTTATACCCCGTGTATTCACGTCGCCGAAGTCCAATTGGCACGTCAGCTGGCTTACGTAGGGCTCACACGAGCTCGTCATGATGCTTATTATGTTTAGGTGAAATATGTTACGAATTAATGAATATACGGCAAACAAAATTATTGCCGCTCAGCGAGAAATGTCTCGTAAGAACAAAATTAACCCGGGTACGTATGCTTCTGATGATTTAGATGCAATTTATGAAGCTATGTGCATTTGTGATAACGGGCTTGAATTGGCTAATGCTTTAGGCTGTGAGCCTGATATTATTCTGCCAACACAATTAGTGGAACGTCTGGTTGTTCTGGCCCAAGAAGGTAAACTATGAAAGATATAATTATTGACTTTGAAACGTTTGGTAACGTGAGCAAAGCAGCAGTCATAGACTTGGCTGTTATTGCATTCGACCCGGACCCGACTAAAGTTGAAAGCTTTAATACAATTGCTTCTCGTGGCAAACGTATTAAGTTCAAACTGGCTCCTCAGAAAGGACAACGTCTGTTTGGTAAGAGCACTATTAAATGGTGGAAAGACCAATCGGAAGAAGCTAAAAAGAACTTGGCTCCTACTGACGAAGATGTGACCACTCTCGAAGGTATTCAGCAGTTCCTAGATTATTGCCGTGAGAACGATGTTGATGCATGGAAATCTCAGGCCTGGTGTCGTGGTATGTCATTTGACTTCCCGATCTTGGTTGACCTGATTCGTGATATCGAACGTTATAATGGTGTTGCAGAAGACGAGATTGATACGTTTGCTTTAGAACCGGTTAAGTTCTGGAACCAGCGTGACATCCGTACTGCTATTGAAGCATACTCGATGGTTCGCGGTCTGAGCACCACCCCATTACGTAATGGTGATTTAGATGGCTTTGTAGCACACGATTCAATTCATGACTGTGCTAAAGACATTCTGATGTTAAAATATGCTCAACGTTATGCTTTAGGTCTTGAAGATTGTCCTGAAGGTGATGAAGTTGACCCACGTTCTCTGCCAGTTGGTCGCGGGTAGTTTACAACAACTTTAGAACATGGTATGATGACCTCCTAATCTACAGGAGGTCATATGCGTATCTATCGTGTTGAAAGAAAATTCGTTACTCGTCGTGAAGATGTTCGTCAACTCAAATTTGAACGTTGTCCGTCCGGTGGATGGACAACAATACAAGATAAGTTTGATTATAAAACATCGTGGAACAAAGAACCGCGTTCTCCATATGGTTGGGTAGGTTGTGATAACTCTGAAGACACAATTCTTTGGATGGACCTTCACGGTATTGAACAAGGCAACTTCCGTCATGTCCAGGATTCTAAAGGCGTATACAATCGTCCACCTCCTGGTGCAGATAAAAAGTTATGTGCTTCAATGTTAACACATTTTAATGTCGAAGACCAATTAGAACTGCCTAAACGTTGGCATAAAGAGTTCTACTTTGGCTTTGAAACTGAAGGCCATTTCTATAAGTGGTTTGATGACGAAGATTTTGACTCACTTCGTAACAAAGGCTACTATCTTGCTATATACGAAGTGTGTGATAATAGTGTTCTACTCGGTGACAGCCAAGTGATGTTCAAGCGTGCTGATGCCGTTCAAGTTGATTTTATTTTATTCTAAGGTGTGATTATGAAAATTGGTTCTCGCGTATACGTATCTCTTCTGTCTCGCTCTAAAATCGCAGGCGAAGCAGGTACCCTGATCGGTTCTTCTGCTCGTGATGGTTATAAAGTCCGTACGGACTTTGGCGTGATTGGTTATGCTCAGGTTCGTCATGTATCTGAAATCGTTGGCTCTGATGCTCCTGCTGTAGGTATTGATGGTTCTAAAGTTAAGGTTGGCAGTTATGTAGTCGATACTGATGTTGCTCATATGTATCTGACTCAGATTCGTCCTCTGGTTATCGACCCGACCGATCTGTTGACTAAAGCGGTTCGTGTTGAAACTCCATTCCTGCGTGTATGTGGTTGGGTTTCTGACCAGTGGATTGAAGATGGCGTAGAATTGCTGAACATCGTCTATGACGGTAAGTTTGCAGTGGTTCCACGCAGCACTGTGACACATGTTCTGAAATTCGCAAAATAAGTGTTTACTTTGGTGTAGGGCCATGATACTATGTTCCTACACTAACAAATGAGAGGAAAATAAAATGAAAACTATCGAAACTACTACTTCAAATCGTGATGCATTCGAAGATGTTCTGTTCAGCAATGAATTAGTAGTTGTTCAGAAAGATTGGTCTGACCATCTGAGCCATACTCAAGTGGTATATGTTTATGAAAAAGTTGGTGATACTCTGCCGATCTATGGCATCTTCCGTGAAATCACTGAAGATGGTACTTCTTACTGGAAGGAAGTTTACAATGCATAAGTTCACAGAAGGTTATTTCTACCATTTCAAGAGCATGCATGACCATGCTCTGTTCACTCAACGTTGCAGCGATAATCGTGTTTTCGCCAACTTTGTAGGCACTCGCCCATTCAAGGTTGTTGAAGTCGACGATTATGGTAACGCTCAGCGAGTGATAAACCATGCTGATGAATCTACGTTTATACATTTAGATGCGGTGAACGAACTCACATATTTTGCTATTGATTATGATAAAGCCTGGTGTGTGAATGCTGGCTATCAGTTGAAGAATGCTGAAGCTCTGATGAAAGGTTCTTCAATCAATAAAAGTTTCTTGCGCACTATTGGTTACAATCCGTTTATTGTCGAAAACGTTGTATTGAATGTAGGTGCCGAACTTAAGACAATGCGCCTGAAATATACAGACCCTGACGATCGTTCAAATCATCTTTATCTGAACTTCACTTTGACTGAAGATGAAATTATTCATTTTGAAGAGTGGAAACGCCCAATTTGCTCAGGCTTCATCCGTGGCGAATCTATTTTTCGTGAATTGCCTCAACGCGATGTCCGATTCAAGCCGTATAGTGATGATGTGCCTGAAGAAACCGACCGTGGTAAAACAGATGCAGAAATCATGGCTGAAATTGAACGTGATGCTTCTGAATTGGTCACTGCAGGTCCCAAAATTGAAGTAATTGGTAAGATTCGTTTTGTTGTTGAAGACGAATTCACTCGACTGAAAGCTATTGACATGCTGAATAATATGGTGTTCAAATGATTGAAACAAATAAATTCTATTTCTTGTACGACCGTGAAGGATTCGTTCGTACAACAGGTGTGAACCAACATATGGTTCGTATCCTCGATAAACTTGGCCCTATTAAAATGCAGATGCAACGTGGGGACTGTGTTTATAATTTGTTTGAAACAAGTGATGGTCGTATTATGACCGGTGACCATATCGCTAAAGAATATGACTTCAAGTGGAGCTTCCATATCACAGAACGTGAAGCTCAATTCTTTAAAGAACTGCCAATGCCTGTTGCAGAAGTTCCTGTGATGCCTCTGGCTATTCCAGAGATTCGTCTGACCATCACTACAATGGAAGAAGTACACTCGGCAATTATTATGTTACAAGGATTAAAAGATGCCTCTGTATGATTATAAATGTGAAGCATGTGGTGAACAAGCGGAAAAGAATGTTAAGATTTCTGAACGTGACAATCCACAGCCATGTAAGTTCCTGAACTGTGAAGGGCAAATGATTCGTAATAAAGTCGTTGCTCCTGCTGTTCATTATAATGGCTTCAAAAACGGTGACTACTAATGGGTACTAAACCACGTATTCGCTTCATGAAATCCGGTGAAAGCCGGATTATTAAACTTCACTGTGGTAAAATTCTTAAGGTAACTAAGAAATGAAAAAGATTCTAATCGCTCTCGGTATGGTATTTGCTCTGGCAGGTTGTACTGATGTCGAAAATGCAAATCGTATCTTAGAAGCAAATGGCTTCACTGATATTCATTTCACAGGCTATGCGTGGATGAGTTGTTCTGAGAAAGATACTTTCTCTACAGGCTTTGAAGCTAAAGGCCCTACAGGTATTCCTGTTAAAGGCGCTGTTTGTTCCGGTATGTGGTTCAAGAACTCTACTATCAGGTTTGAATAATGAAAACATCCGAATCGTACGGTAAACATCCACGTCGTGATGCAATGGTCTTTAAGTTTGTTATCTCTGTGAGTGGCAAAGCTACAGCATATTATCGTCCGGTACGGATGACTAAACGCCAGAAACGTGCAGCCATTAAAGAGTTTCGTGCTTATATTAAATCTGGGTTGGCGGCTCATCAATGGCATGACCTGTCATGCAAAAAATGTAAGTCATAAATATCCTTAGACAATAAGGAGGCATTTATGGCCGATCAAAAGTGGACTACGGTACATCCTATTCCGTGGCGAAATACAAGTTTTCTCTATCTTCCTTACTGGATTCATGATATCCTTATTCGCTCTAAGAATGAGGGTAAGAAATGGCAGGATTACGCTGACCCTAAATATGCTCTTCAAATTGAAACTTTGAAAGATGCATATGCAGATTACGGTGAAGTTTCGTTCATTGAATCTAGAAATGGATATCTTTATAATATCAGCACATATGATGTCGGCTCGGTTCAGCCACCATTAGGACCTATGCTTCAGCCTGTTGCTGTTATGGCTTCACCGCCTACTACTAAGCTAACTAAAGGCGTAGGTATTTCAGGTACAGCAACTCTTGTTTCTGGTGGCACTGGATATGTGTTTGGGGACATTATTGATGTTCCTGGAGCCGCAGGCGATGTCCCTGGACAATTACGTGTTACGGCAGTAGGAACTGGTGGTGCAATCACAACTACCCAGGTTCGTACACCAGGTGTTTATGCGACTGCTCCTACTGGGACTCGTGCAACCACTGGTGGTACCGGTACCGGTGCTACGTTTACTGTGACTACTAATGCCGGTGTTGCATCTGGGATTTATGCTGGTGTAACTATTGCTCGTTCTGATGCGAAACTTACTTGGTGGGGCTCTGATATTAAAGATGCTGTAGCAGGTTATCGTGGGAACGGAGTAGGTAATGGTACTCAATGTCGAGTAACATTTAAAACCGATTCGAGTAAAGTCGAATTCCGACTGGCCGGTAATAACTCAAAATACGATCTTTATGTTAATGGTGCTCGTGTTTCTGGGACTTCGGTTTCTACTGATTCTTCAGGCGGCACATACATCTATAATATCGATTGGGCTGGTTCTGAAGTAGAACGTGAATACTCGTTAGTAGGTGTGAACACTGCTGTAGGTGCAATAATTGTTGATACAGGTAAAACTATTACAGCAATTACTCGACCAGCCAAAATGATTTGGCAGCTTGGTGATTCTTATACGTTTGGTACAATGGCAACTCAGGCATCATTTAATGATTTCAGATTCTATTGTGATAAGCTTGGATTAGTTGGTCTTGCAGATGGTATTGGTGGGTCTGGTTGGACTTCTACGGCATCTACTCAACCACAGGCTCGAATAACTTCTAAGCTACAGACTCTTTCATTCCAACCTGATATCATTACTTTGGCTCTTGGCTATAATGATGCTCCGGCAGGAAGAATCGAAGAATTGAAAACTAACTTCCGTGAATCAATAACACTTATTAACCAATATCAGCCACAGGCTAAAATTATTGTGTTTGGTCCGGCAACTCCACTCGGTATGACCGATCAGATTGCTGCTGTACGAGATGCTTTAATAGAGCTTACAACTGAGCTTGGTCTTGATTTTGTTGATGTCATGGGTTGGGTTACCGAAGAAAACTCGAACCTGTATACGTCTAATGATAATGTGCATCCTAATGACCAGGGCTATTTCTGGCGTGGTTCTCAGTTCACAAATGTTTTACCTTCACTAATTTGATAGGAGCCTACGGGCTCCTTTTTTGCTTTTTAATGAGAAGGTTAATATGTCTTCACTACATGAGGAAATGAAATGATTAAGAATGAAATTAAAGTACTAAGTGACGTTGAACATATCAAAAAACGTAGTGGGATGTATATTGGCTCAAGTGCTAATGAAGCGCACGATCGTTTTCTGTTTGGTAAATTCCAATCAGTGACTTATGTTCCTGGCCTTGTTAAATTAATCGATGAAATCATTGATAACTCTGTCGATGAAGCTATTCGTACGAACTTTAAATTTGCCAACAAAATTGACGTAGACTTTAAAGGTAATAAAGTTATTGTCGAAGACAATGGCCGTGGTATTCCACAAGCAATGGTCGTAGACCAGACTGGAACCGAATTACCAGGTCCTGTAGCTGCATGGACCATTCCAAAGGCCGGTGGTAACTTTGGCGACGACGCTGAGCGTAAGACAGGTGGCATGAATGGTGTCGGCAGTAGTTTAACCAACATCTTCTCTGTAACGTTTGCAGGCGCCACCTGCGATGGCCAGAATGAGATCGTCGTACGTTGTTCTAATGGCATGGAAAACAAGAGTTGGGAAACACGTCCAGCCTCTAAGAAAGAGCATGTTAAAGCCAAGACAGGTACAATCGTATCTTTCATCCCGGACTTTAGCCATTTTGAAACGAATGATTTCGGTGAGATTTATCGTGATATTACTTTAGACCGTCTCCAAACTCTGGCAGTTGTATTCCCGGACATTCAATTCACTTTTTGTGGTAAAAAAGTGGATGGCAACTTTAAGAAGTTCGCTAAACAGTTCGGTGAAAACGTTGTAATTCAAGAGACCGATAAAGTATCAATGTCATTTGCTACAAGTCCTGATGGATTCCGTCATCTGACTTATGTGAACAACATTCACACCAAGAATGGTGGACATCACGTAGAATGTGTGTTTGATGATATCTGTGAACACCTCTTGCCAGGCATTAAAAAGAAATATAAAGGCATCGAAGTAACTAAGGCTCGGGTCAAAGAATGTCTGACCATGATTATGTTCATTCGTGATATGAGCAACATGCGTTTCGATTCTCAGACTAAAGAACGTTTGACATCCCCATTCGGCGAAATTCGTTCTCATATCCAAATCGATGCCAAGAAAATTGCAATGGCTATTCTTAAAGACGAAGGGCTTATTATGCCTATCGTTGAAGCTGCATTAGCTCGTAAATTAGCTGCCGAGAAAGCTGCCGAAACAAAAGCTCAAAAGAAAGCTCAGAAAGCTAAAGTCCAAAAGCATATTAAGGCAAACCAATACGGTAAAGATGCTGATACAACTCTGTTCTTGACAGAAGGTGACTCAGCAATCGGTTATCTTATTGAAGTTCGTGACCGTGAACTACATGGTGGTTATCCATTACGTGGTAAGTTCATGAATACATGGGGTATGCAGGCCGGTGATATTTTGAAGAACAAAGAAGCCTTTGATATCTGTGCCATTACTGGATTGACTATCGGCGAAAGTTCTGAAGGTATGCAGTACAAAAATATTGCAATCATGACCGATGCTGACGTGGATGGAACAGGTTCGATTTATCCATCACTTTTAGCCTTCTTTACTCAATGGCCTGAACTGTTCGAACAAGGTCGTATTCGATTCGTTAAGACTCCGGTAATTATTGCTCAAGTCGGTAAGAATCAAGAATGGTTCTATGACCTGCCTGAATATGAAGCGGCTAAAAATAAACTTCCAAAACATTCAATTCGTTATATCAAAGGATTAGGTTCTCTTGAGAAACACGAATATAAGAAAATGATTATGGAACCTCAGTATGACGTTGTAGAACTGCCTGAGAACTGGAAAGAACTGTTTGAAATGTTATTAGGTGAAGACCCTGAACTTCGTAAGGCCTGGATGTCGTAATAAATATGTATGATATCAAAATGGTATCATACAATAAGGAAGGCCTTTATGAAGAAGTATTGGGTCACGCTCGCCACTGGCGAATTTGGATATCTTTGGGCAACCGAGAAGCCATTGTTTTCTACTTTTGTAACAATTACTGTAGAGCGCCCGGATGGTTCCATCTATAAAGCGTATGGACAGGTTTACCGAGTAGAGTAATGCTGTTATTTGGGTATGGTATATTAGCCATACCCATTTTTGTATCTGAATAGATACTTTTTGGACCGGGACTGTACAGGGTACAGAACTGAATAACTTTGTGAATAGATACGTGAATAGGTAAATTATGGTTATGTCTGACAATAGTATAGTGAACTTGGATAATCTTGCATTGACAGTGATGGAGGCCGGAATAAGAAAGGCAATGAATTCTACGCTAGATAGCGCCAGGAAACGTTCTTATGCCTTGGCTGTAAAAACTATTGCGGTGCAAATTAAAAACAATCAGGCGCTCACTCCTGAACAACAGGAATCAGTTCTGAACCTGATTTATCACGACCAAAGTCACAAAGCTTCCATGGGAAATATGCGGAAGATACTTCGTGAAGTTGGTTCTACTCTTGAGTATAAGCAACATGAGGTATTACCAAATGCGAAGTTATAATGTCAACATCGAATTATTTGATGACGCTGTTTTCCGTGAATATCGCATCATCCAACGTTTCTTTGATATGGCTGAAGCCGAAGTGTTTAAAGAACGCTTCAAAGAAATGCGTATTAAAATTCAAAACAATACCGCTACTAAAGAAGAACTTCTTGAAGTGGCAGAACTTATTAAACGACATGAGTGAAAAATAATGATTATCCAAGGCGATGATGAAGTAGTATTAGGCAGTAAGGGTGCAAACACCAAGTTTAAAATCACCACAAGTGCAAAGGCATTTAAAATCCTTTCTTCTGGTCTTTACAAAAACAAGATTCGTGCAATCGTTCGTGAACTGTCATGTAACTGTTTGGATGCCCATAAGCTGAATGGCTTTGAAGGTGCATTCCAAATTAACGTGCCTGGTCAAATGGACCCACGTTTCATTATTCGTGACTTTGGTCCTGGTCTATCTAAAGATGGCCTGGAAAACCTGTACACGACTTACTTTGCTTCTACCAAGAACAACTCTAATGACTTCATTGGTGCATTAGGCCTTGGTTCTAAATCTCCGTTCAGTTATACTGATACGTTTACTGTGGTTTCTTATCATGAAGGTAAGGTTTATGGTTATACGGCAATGCTGGATAATGGTGAGCCTGTTATTCGTCTTCTGTTCGAAGAAGATATGAAAGAAGATGATAAGACTGGTCTGGAAATTACAGTCCCAGTTAAAACGGCAGATATTCAGCGCTGGAAAGACGAAATCAAATATGTTGTTCGTCCATTTGGTGAAGCTAAGGTCAATCTGGTTGGTTCTAAACTTGAGCCACGTTTCTTCCCTGAATTTGATGAATATTATGTCATTCCAACAACAGATTATTCTTATGAAGAACGTTCGGGTCTGTTTGCGGTATATGGCAGCATTGTTTATCCATTGAATGATGTTCCGGGCCTGGGTGATACCTGGATTGGTTCTCGTAATGATGTCACATTCATTAAGTTCCCATTAGGCGAACTCGATATCGCTGCATCACGTGAAGAATTGTCTCTTGACGAACAGACTATTGCAAACATCAAATCACGTATTATTCATCTTGATAAACGTGTGATGGATGCCGATCTGAAAGAATGGCGTGAAACCACTAACGAACGTAAAGTTGTTCGTGAACTTGGTGGTCTGAATTATCGTGCTAACCAAATGCTTCAGAATAAAGCTGCTGTTGTTTGTGGCAATAAAACTTACAAACAACTTTATGCAAAATATGATGTTAAATCTCGTTTTGTTGAAGCAGGTATCGTATACGAAGTCTGTGTAGACCCTAAGATGAAACGTCTGAAGTCTAATGGGACTCGTGGTGGTGTCGGTGTTACGTATATGTTCGGTACCCAACGTAAGAAACTGACCATTATTATTGATGACTGTAAGAAACAACGTCTGCCGGCTGTTCGTGCTCTGAATGAAATTCGGTATTCTAAAGATGATAAAGCCAAGAAGATTCTGAAAGAAAATCCATGGTTGCCTGAACGTGGTGAAGAAATCCTGTTCGTGAATCCAGAATCAGAACTGGAAATGAACACTCTTCCTGATGTTCTTCGTCAGATGGGTGAAGATGAAGTCGTAATGAAATACACTTCAGAGTTCTTTGCTGCCGTAGAAGATTATGTGGTTGTCGTTCAACGTGAATATCAGCCTAAGCCTAAAGCTCCAAGTGCTGTTCGTTGGTACAAAACTAAAGAAGGTTCATGGGCCGAAGAAGAATTGTTCTATAATGCTGCTGATGCCGAAGATATCGATGGTTGGGTAGTGTTTAAGAATGGGTACAACTATGTAACAATGGAATCTGAATACGGTGTCTGGAACAACTTTGGTGGAATTTGTCAGTGTGCCGATGTATTAGGCATCACAGAGTTTCATATTGTTCGTCCTCAGCTTCAGAAGAAAATTATCAAGCTGGACCAGTGTCAAGATATGCTTGTCGCTATCAGTGATAAATTTGTAGAGCTGGTTGATGAAGTTGATTATGACTACTATACTGCTACAAGCGGCCGAGCTTATAATTATACCAGACATATCGAGAAATATCCAGAGCTGAATTTCCTGATGAAATATCTGAATGAATCTGGTAAAAGCTCTAAAGAAGCTAAAGACTTGTTTGCACTGCGGTCATGGTTGAATCCAGTGAACATTATTTCTTATACGAATCCACTCCATAAAGACCAAGTTTATAATGGTCTGCATATCGTACGTAAACTTAACGAATATGCCGATTCCAGAGCTGCAGAACGTATTAAGAAGTTTGAAGGTGAAAATATCGTTGTAACGGAATACATGCGCAACCGGTATAATATGGAAGGCAATGCTGTTGCTGAAATTGTAAAACTGTTGGGCGAGTAATCGCCCTTAATAACTGTAAAGAGAACTGTAA